AGTAGAGCAGCGTATTATAGGTCGAGCCCAGCGACATTGTCTGATACTTCATATAGATGATCTTGAATTTGATCCAGACAATACAGCTGAAGCAGCAGCTGCTATATATCGTGCGGAATTTCCCGAGAATGAAGTGGGCTCGAAGCGTGCGTATAATGCTGGTCGTACCTTTAGCAACTACAAAGCAGAGATTCATCGAAGGGCTAGTGAGGTAGATGAGTTCTAAGCTAGAGCTAAAAGCAAGCGCTATACTTTATATGACTAGCGCTATCTTCTTGTTCTGTGGTATTATGCTACCACTATTAGAAGTCGTAGGTCGTACGCAGGGTCATACGCCTGATACATTTGTTGAATTATTGGAGTGGAATCCTTGTAGTCAACTAGGGTTGATATGCACAGCTCAAGCTCTATTTTTATTCTGGTTAGGTTTGTTAGTAGATCGTAGGAGTATGTAATGAAGCGCAAAACATTAGAAGAAAAGTTTGTAGAGAAAGTAGAGTTTGGAGACGCCGATGAATGTTGGTTGTGGACAGGGGCAAAAATCCCCTATGGCCCTACGGGAGTCATTTCTCATAAGGGTAAGCTACTAAATGCTCATCGCGTTGCTTACAAGCTCTTGTCGGGGCAGCGCTTGTCTACTAGTCGTGGTCAATGCGTTCTGCATACTTGTTTGAATAAGCTATGCTGCAACCCTAATCATTTGTTTATTGGATCACTTTCTGATGCACATAGATTGATCGGAGTCACTAAAAAGCGTACGGACATGCGACGTGGCAAACATTTTCTAACAACTAGGCAGAAGCGAAGGATATATCAGCGCGCACTTCGAGGCGACACGGCAGCCACAATTCAGAGGGATTATCCTAGTATCCATTACGCTACAGTGTTAAGGCATGTACATAAGATTTTGCAAGACAGCGGTGTCAATAGTAAGTAAAAATAATAGTTGACACATAATAAAGATTGAAGTACCCATATTTTATAAATGATTTAGGAGATTGTAATGAGTAAAAATGAAGTAACACAAAAAACCACCGTTAAGAAGAAGCCAGCTCGGCGCCCTCTTGTAAACTTTTTGATTCCTGAGGGGGTCGATCCAGATTCGCTGACCATCAAGAATTACCATGAGGTAACCAACAAGCGATATCGTATGACCAATGATCAGGCTAAGATTCGTCGATTGACTCGCGAAGAAGCGTTTAACGAGTCACGCGCGCTTGCGGTCGGACAACTAGAGGATAAGTAATGAACGACGAAGAAGAGACTGAGTTTATCCTTGAGCTAGAGCTGGAGCTAGAAGCTTTGCGGGTTGAACATAATGGTTTGCAGGAAGCCTACCGAAAGACCCTGGATCGTATCGAAGAGCTAGAAGGTGTCAAGATGGCTCCTGCAGGGAACGCTGAGCTACAAGCCCAGGCGGCCACGTTTTGTACAGCACAACGTAATGGACATCCTGATGCACCAAAGCATCTAGAGAAGCTGTTGGGTATGTTGGGAGCAGCCTGAGATGATGAGGGAAAACGTTGGCAAGATTAAGAAGATCATTCAACGTATTCGTAATAAAGAAGGTGGGATTGGATCAGACGAAGACGAGCTAGCGCTCCATCGTTTGGTCCAAGACCTCAATTCTTTAACGGACACCATTAACACATTGACGGAACAATATGGTGAGATGTTAGAGACACGAGACAATCGTATCAAAGAGCTGGAGACTCAGCTGAACATTCCACCTCAATAGGTTTATGGACAAGCGAGGATTTAGCTTAACGCAATTACTGCATGAATTGGTTAGTTCTAATCAACGCATCAAGCGATGGCAAGATCTGGAACAGCTAGTGATAGAATGTTGTAGACAACAAGATCCAAAAGCTAAGCATAATACAGAGGTGGACCCCGATGTCCTACTTAGCAATGGTATAGGCATTGAAGCCAAGAGCACGACAAGCCTGACGAGAGGTATCAATCTTAACTCGGCGGCGCCTGATCCTAATACGTTTTATGTCATCGCCTACTATCAAAGGGAAAAGATTAAAAACATCGCCATCATTAGTGGCAAATTTCTTTATTGTCACGAAATCGCTGAATACAAAAAGATTGACACCAGATTAAAAACTTTGTCCAACCCCTACTTAAAGGTCAGGACGCGCGTTATGTGGCAGGTCACGTCTCCTTTCGCAATTTGGGGCAAGGGAAACTTTATTGTGGACAAGCTGGGCGTGGTCAAAAGATATTAAGGGTTAGTGTATAATACCACGATGAGTATATTACTAGTGATACTATTTGTTCTAGGCATGGGCGTGGCGCTGTTGGTCAGGGGACATTACCCTACGCCGCCCCCACAGCCTCGTCGTCCCGCTAAAAAGAATCACCTCGATGATGTAGATCATATGTTTCTTTATGGCGAAGTTACTCATGATCCATTTTATGATTGGTAAAAGGTAGCAGTATCTATGAGCATAAAAATCAATTGGGTTGAGGTTGAGGCCACTAAAACAAGATTATTTCACAACGGAGCGACTAATTCATTTGAAATGATGATTATAGTACTATATTACACTAAGTCTACATGTGATAGGATACGGATTAAATTAGGTCAACTAGAAGCGTCTTTATATGACCTAGGAAATGATCAAAGCGTCAAAGGAATCTTTCTATATGACGTTGAGATGAAACAGCCCTACCTTAAGTGTGAAGAGCCGAACCGTGTCAATATATTAGAGAGTGTGCCAAACTCTGGGCACCCAAATATTTTATTGGAATTTAATAAGATGACAGCAGAGGCGCGCGATGTATGGACGGAAATTGCGTTCGCGGAATTGCAGCATTACGTTTGCCAAGAAGCCTAATATGAATGATGATACCACTACCTTACCTCCTCTAGATGCCCTGCTTGATCAAAACTTACATGATCTAATCAACTGCACGGCGACACGATTCAACAAAGCTTATAATAGATACACCTACAGCGCAATGATTTCACAAGAAGATCTCGCGCTTGAGGGTTATATGGGTGCTACCATCGCCTATCAATCATTTGATCTTACGCTTTGTCATACGAATAATGTTGTAAAATCATTTAGAACACATGCCTTCCCCTATATAAAGAATGCGATCCTGACTTACTGTCAGAGGTTTAGCCATCAATTAAGTATCTCTCAAAAATGTGCACGAGACGATTGGGAGACGCTCATTAATATTGGAGTCATTCATATCGACCATCAATATAAATTGAATAGTGATTCAGGGCATGATGCACAATTCGACATACCAATGGGGTCGGGCGTAGACTTCATACAGCAAGACATAGAAGACTATTTTCTAAGTGGATTCTCAGAACTTGAACGTAATCTAGTAAAAGATTATATAATAGATGGGTATTCATTCCAAGAATTATCAAATAGACATGGCATTTGTAAGACCAAGGCGCGCAAAATGATTATAAGGTTAACTGAAAGGATGAAAGAGAGGGCTACGGATTATGAGAACGATTAGTGTAAAGTGTACCAATACCCAGTATTGTGGCTACGTCAATACCTTCCCAGAAGAAGAATTGGTGAGTGGTATGTCTATTAAAGATAGTGAGGGAAAAATTGTTGAAGAACATCCACCAGTGACGGTAGATGATAATACTTTTATCAAATGTGAAAGTTGTGGGTATCCAATTCGCTGTATTGATGCAGAAATCACTTAGGAACGAGTCAATTATTCACACCAGAGCTACTTGAGTGTTCCAAGTTTTTAAAAACATAACGAAAAAAAATTAAGATACAAATGGACTGGCCAATTAGAACAATTTCATTTCGTGAATGTAGACGTTGCAAGACTAAGTGGTGTAGTGAGCGCGAAGAGTTAAGACCCGGGGACCAGATCAATGTCATTATCGTGACCATTGCATACTGCCCTGCGTGCGCTGAAGATTTTGGTAGTGAACTTGATCGACCTACCTATCGTCGTGCAGAGAAAAGAAACAAGTAATGGCGCCAGCTAAAAATATCATAGGTCAAAAATTCATTTCTATATGTCAATTGATTGCTAGGCAACAAAATGTTACCGTATAAACCAATCCAAGCTTTCAAAATAGGCGATGTAATAAGTCAATTATTTTTAATAGCTAATACTAATACTCGTGTTGCTAAAAACAATAAAGTATATTCTGTTCTAACATTAAAAGATAAGTCTGGTTCATTAGATGTAAAAATTTGGGACTTTGATGTTAATCAATATGTAGATATTGCTTCAGGGTCGTTCATTCGTTTAGAAATTGAAATTCAAGACTACAAGGGTCAAAGAAGCGCAGTTGCTAAGGGCGCGCCAATGTCAATGCCTTCACCAACAGACCTGAATCCTTACGAGTCAGACTTACGGCTCACTGCAAAGCAAGCTGATGAATGCTTCGCGTCTCTAATGATTTTTAAGAACCAAGTAGAAAACATCTTTATCAAAACTTATCTAGATGTTATTTTTGATGATCCAGCAACACAAGAGTTATTCAAAACAGCACCAGCATCGGTGAGTAATCGAGGTGCGTATTTTGGCGGACTTTCAGAGCATACTCTCAAAGTTATGCTAAACGCTCAAGGAATTATACAAGCACAACTATCAGCAAAAGACCCAGTAAAAATTGATCGCGACATTATAATAGCCGGTGTTTTATGTCACGATCTTGGAAAGATGTATGCTTATAAGGTAAGCCCTACGGGCGTACACCATACACGTAGCGGTCTATTATTAGCGCACCTACCAATGAGTTATGGTTTGTCCGTACAAGCATTCATTCGAGCAGAAGGCGTACTTCGTCGTGAGATCCCTGAGGCAATCAAAGATCATATAAATCACTGTATCCTAGCTCATCATGGCACCTTAGAGTGGGGCTCGCCAGTCAAACCTCAGTCTGTCGAAGCTCGCATTGTGCATGTGGCAGACATGGCAGACGGCACTACTAGTTGTTTCGCAGAGCTAGCTAGAGATAATATAGACCAGGTAGATGAGAACGGTTTTGTTCCAGGCTCGTTCTTTGCAACTAAAACAGTCTACGTTGGTAACAAAGGCAAGGATGAGTAACAAGAACAATATTCTTGAAACCTTTAGGTGGCGCATGGGAATTTATTGCCCCGGTCAGCACATCCAGATAGGTATTGGTAATGCTAATGCAAACGTGGTGGTGGTCCAGCCTCGCTCAAAGATGCCAACGCGTGATGCGATTACGGGCGCACTTAGAAATAATAACATGTTGAGTGATGCGTATCGTGCCACTTCAAACATGGTAGAAGGCGGTAGCGATGCGCAGAATCGTTACTACCTAAAAGAATTGATTGAAATCATTCAACCCCTTATAGTTGTTGCTTGTGGACCGGAGGCCACATCACTATTACGACAGCGTAAGATTCGTACGTTTGCTAGTCATGTAGGAAAAACTTTTCGTATTCCTGACTTGACGAACTGCGTGTGCTATGCTGTTATAGATCCTGCAGAATATGGATTCGCTCGTGCGTCACAAGCTTTGAAGACGCAAGGGCAAGATGAGTGGGCAAACCTTGCCAAGCTCTACAATAAACTAAAAATAAAAAAAGAAAAGGAACGTTGGACATGCTAAGAAACGTTGTAGGACAAAACAAAGCGAAGAAAATGTTAGAGCTACTATCACATGGTTACAAGCGGCGGGGTATCATTCCTCCCGTTGGTATTTTTGGTGGAAGCGGATTGGGTAAAACGAAGTTAGTGACGGAGTGGGCAGATGAACTAGGAGCTAAAGAAATATATATTAATGGTACAGCTATCAAGGACGCCCTGGCGTTCCGCAAGTTCTTCGAAGCCGCCCAGAAGAATCCAAGCAACTACTATATTATATTCATCGATGAGTGCCACGAGCTGCCTAATAAGGTGCAGCGCAATCTATTGTCTGTGCTAGAAGATCCGGCAACCCTGTGCACCATCGCCCCGAAAGACATGGGCTTGATTCAGTGTGTAGATGGCATGCATTTTATTGAGAAGGGAGACATTATGAGAGAGTCTCTTCCTAAGAATATGTCCTTTGCGCTTGCAACTACAGATCCAGCACAGCTTGAAGAAGCTATTCTCAATCGTTTGCGTAAGATTAATCTTGAGCCGTATACTATTGAAGATAAGATTCAGATAGCTATCAAGCACCTTAGTCAGCATGGACAGGGTCATAATGAAATAGTATGTAACGCGCTAGCACGACGTTCACGTAGCATCCGCCATCTAAAAGATGAACTCTGTGAAACATTCATTGATATCCACAACCTCTATGGTGGTAATAAACATGATGTCATTCGCACTCTAGATGATATTTTGGGTATCGATGAGGATGGTGTGAACGATCAAGATCAAGACTATCTATCATACCTAGCTGATAATAGTACGGTCGGATTAGAAACCATGGCTGGTAAATTAAGGGTAGATAAAAAAGAAGTGTTAAAAAAGATAGAGCCATTCCTGCTTGAAAAAGGATGGGTAAAAATCACCGGTAAAGGTCGTAGACTCACTAAGGCTGGATATAAAAAAGTCACGGGGGAGGATTGCATTGATTGAACCTCCCGAAGAACAGGTCATGGCAGGAAAAATAGCCGCGGGGGCTATTAGATTAGGCATGGAATTGTGTCGTAATTATATTGATGGAGAGCAACTAGATGCAAATCTAGAGGAGTACATCCTAGACGAAGGCGGCACGCCAGGACTCAAGGGTTATCATCCTGTGTTTGCCCTCAAGCCCTATCAACACACTATCTGCTTAGGGATTAATAATGATGTGGTGCATTGCGTGCCCAACAAGCTGCTTGATCCTAATTATATGATTACAATAGATCTTGTAGTACAATATCAAGGATGGTATGCGGACACCGCTAGAACATTTACGTATAGTAACGACGTTAAGAAGAAGCAATTCATTCAGAATTCTAATCATATCTTTCAATCAGCCAAAGATTGTATTATGCCCAATCAACCTATTAGTGCCTTCGGCTCTTTAGTGGGAATGGGTGCTTATATGCTAGGCTATAAAGTGATCAAAGAATACTGCGGGCATGGTATAGGGCGCGCCATTCATATTGATCCACAGATACCTAACTATGAAACGTCATCAACAGAGGTGTTTCAGGTAGGGCGCGCATACGCTGTCGAGCCTGTGTTATCAATGGATAGTTATAAATTAAAGCACAATAGTTACGATGGATTTTCTGTGACCTCTAATGGTTGGGCGTCACATTTTGAGGATACTATTTTTATTGGTCTAAACGGAGCAATTAATCTTACCGGTAATGAAACATGAGTGAAGAAAAAACGACTACTACAGAAGAAAAGAAATTCAAATTATTGACTATTGCTAACGAACAAGACGTAGCAACCTTGCGCAAAGTTAGTGACACTGTAGCATTTGTTCTAGGTGATAATAGTGGTCAATTATATATAGATAAGAACACTAAGGAGCTTGTGCAGGCTCTAAAAGATTACGTGATGGAAAATGATGGCTTGGGCATGGCGGCTATACAGCTTGGTGTCGCTAAACGAGTCTTTGTGATGCGCAAACCGTTCAGTAGTGATCAGATCATTACAGTTATTAACCCTAAGCTTATTCGCGGCGAAGGAAAGTCGGTCGGTGTCGAGAATTGTTTCTCAGTGCCTAACCTGCCAGAGAATGTCAAAGGCGCTAAAGTCCAACGTCAAAGTCGTATCTTTGTTGACTATACAGATGAAGACGGCGTAGCTTATAAGGAAGAAATGTTTGTAGGTTTAGATGCTAGAATTTTTCTTCATGAACTAGATCATCTCGACGGCAAGCTACTACTAGACGACCCCAAATTTAAAGGATGGGCGTCTGCATATTAATTTATATAACTTACTTATTTAATAAGGAGCAAATTATTGTCTAGAAAATCAAGAGGAAATCAATCAACAGAAATTCATCTTAAATCTAAAGCTCAACCAAGATCCCAAAATCAATCAGCATACCTAGAGAGCATGCAACGTAACACGTTTACGTTTGGTATTGGTTATGCGGGATCGGGTAAAACTTTCCTCGCCACGTGGCAAGCTATATTAGAGTTATTACATCCAGACAATAAAGTTCATAGAATTATAGTTGTCCGACCAGTGATTGGCAATAAGTTTGGGGAATCTATTGGCGCGCTGCCTGGCAATATTGTAGAAAAAATGTTACCTTTTGGATCGTCAGTTCTTGATAATCTAAATGCCTTTTTAGATCGAGATATTATAAATAAAATGATCTATGATGGCACTATAGAGTTTGCACCTTTGACATTGTTGCGCGGTCGTAGTTTAAATAACGCTTTTATCATTGTTGAAGAAGCTCAAAACATTAGACTATCAGGAAAAGGGGTCTATATGATTATGAGTCGTCTAGGTGCTCATTCTAAAATGGTTTTCAATGGTGATCTAGCCCAGTCTGATTTAGGCTCTGAGGACTCAGCGCTTTCTGATGCAATAGAGCGCTTAGATGGTATGACTGGCGTAGGTATCGTGGAATTATGCCACAAAGATGATATTCAGCGGCATCATCTTTTATTTGAATTGATGGAGCGGTTCAATGAAACGTTATTTTAGTGTACCATATAATACAAGAGGAAAATAATGGCTAGAATAATTATATGTGACTATCTCAAACAACCGCTCAAAAAGGACGATCCTACCTTTGTTGTCGATATAGATGGCAAAGAGTTTGAGGTCGGGGAAGAAGGCAAGAGGTTGCTTTTAGAACAACTAGAAGGTGAAACAGCACCCCAGGATAATAAAACGACAGTGAGGGTGATAGAAACGCCGACGCATCGTGACCCAGTTCCCCCGGGATTGGTCCCTGCTTTGCCCGGAATCGATATCGAAGTTCAGGGCGACCCATTTGATGCGGGGCCTGGGAGTATGCCACAGCCCGTTATGAACGTCATGCCGGATGACGACGTACCTCCTTTAGAGTTCCCAGAAAATCCAACTAATAGATTAAAAATGCCAACCCCTGTACAAGCAGATAAGGTTGTACTTGAGTCTACTAAATTCGACGAGGGGTCCTTACCTTCACTTACTATGGGCGCAAGGGCTCAGAAAGAAGCCATGCGCAAACTTCGAGCTTTAGAAACTAAACAGGAAGATAAGTTAAAACGTAAAGCACCTCCAGGTGTCAACGTTAATGCTGAGCCTGGTAGTCAGCCAGGATACTACGATTAGGATATAAATATGAAAACGTTATGGATGTCTCCGTCACGACTAGCTCTCTTTACAATGGGCGGTATTATTACTGTTCTCGCTAGTTGTTCTACTATCTCTAATAAGCGACATGATATTGCAGGCTTATCACAACCTGAGTATAATCAATTAAAGACTAAGATTATTTCCGTAGCGGAAATCACCAGTAGTAGGATTTCCCAAAATTGGAATGATGAACGTAAAAATAAAGCTTTGGAAGTCATTAACAATGGGAAAGGCCTATTGAATGATCCAGCTAAACTCCAAGCATTGAATACTACAAATCTTATTCGCACACTAGTTGATCAATACAGTGAGAAGATGGGGTTAAACTCAGAATCTAGGGCAGACATTAAAGATGCCGCACTCCTCATGGACGTTCTAGTTGGTCCTATCATGATAGATATTGACGCCAAACTAACTGAAAGAGAACTAGGGCTACTACGAGCGTTGCTGGACGGACTAGAGAACGGTTTGTCCAGATGATTCAAGCTTACTTTAATGAAAGAGGTTATTACATCACAGCATCCAAGAGCGGTTCGCGATTTATTTATGAATTACCTGACTACGTTGTAAATGATGCTGGTTGTTTATATAACCATCGATGGCAAGTCTTTAATGATATGATGGATGCCGTCGAGGATTTAAGTGAAACGGTTGAGGATAAGGATTTAGAGCTGAATACAGATAGCAGGTTGATTGAGGAACTGGGGGGTGAGCTTACACCAAATGATCTCTATGCTAAAAATTCCTTGCAATACTTTATCGAATATGATTACGTCAACTTTAGACGAATTATTTTTCAAAAATGTGGAGCGCCTACTGTCAACGGTAAGCTTAGTGAATCCATCGATACAAAAAGACTTGAAACAACTTGAGGGGATGCTTGCCAATTATAACAAACTGGCTACTAAATTAGAATCCTCTGAATTATCTCACCCAGAGTGTCAAATTTTACAAGTATCATTATTTATGTTAAAAGACTTTATGAGTATGAAAACACAAGAGATTAAGCGACGTTTGCGTGAGTCTGGAAAGTAATATGAAAATGCTTCTTATAGGTTGCTACGCCTTGCTTCTAACAAGCTGTAGTTGGTTTACGGACACACCACAAACAATAGTAAATGGCCAGCGTGCAGTGTATCAAAGCGTTTTAATCGGTGAAGAAAATGCAATGAAATTAATTGACAAATATATAATAGATTGTCGAAAGGCAGTAACGTATCATTTAAATTATGTGTTCCAATCAAAATTAAATGAGAACAATAGTAATCCTGACTGGGACCAAGAGGTAAAGCTATTGTGGAACGCTCAGGCAGAAGACGAACGAGATACAAAGTTAGAAAAATCGTATGCTTTGATTGATAAGCGCGCAGACGACATGCGCAGACAGGTTCTTAAGCATTATAATGTTAGTTTACGTCTAGTTGCTGCTGTATATAATTATCTATCTACAACCCCCCTTCAAGCAGACAATGTAGAATTTTGGATTAAGAGATTAAATAAAATGATGGAGGGTACTAAATAGTTATGGACTCAGAAGCTATTAAGCATGCTCTCAAAGATATATTAGAACAGGTAGCCGAAAAAGCTAGGGCTGATGCTCAGCAGGGCGAATCAGATATTAGTTCTATCTTTGAAGATGAACAAGGACCATTACCAAGTTTGAATGTAGATGAGGTAGAAGAGGCAATTAGAAACATAGATAAAGCAACGGCGACCAAGAGAGGTGCGGCGCGACTTATCAATAGTATTATGGTAGCTGCACGGTTTGCAGCACGAGTCAGCTTTCCAACATGACACAGAACGACAAGACCGAAAAGGAAGATCGGGAAGATCGGTATCAACGCAGGCGTAATAGCGTCGCTCAGCCTAGCGCACCAAGCGATACATCTCTTCGCAGACGCAACCCCTATAAGAGGGAGCATATTAATTATGATGACTATTTAGAAGACGAATGGTTTGAAGAGGACTACCAATGAAAGGCGCTCTCATTTTATTTATTATTAGTGCTCTAGGTTTGTGCAGCATTTACTTAATGTCAGAACCTGCCGTCGAACCATACATTATTCCCCAAGGCGTAGAGGTTACTTCGCTAGACATAGCGCAGCGCGCAACATTCCTTATCTCATTGATAGGCTATAATGTTAGTGGGTCAGCAACCTTGATAGGACGTCAAAATATAGACGGTGACAAGTATCGTTACAGGGCATTAACGGCACATCATATTGTTCGGACGATGTCGGAAGCATTTATAAAAGACAAGGCTAAGGCAGATCATGTCATGCAAATGATGTTTCAGCCTAGCTTTCATGGTAAGCCATTAAAGATACAGGTGCTCGTTAATGATATTGAATGGGCGATCCCCAGTAATGACTGGGCGGCTTTTAGCTTTGATATGCCAGACAAGATGAATTGTGTGCAGCTAGCAACTCAAGAAGAATTCGAAGCCATCAAACCATTTGAAACAATTTACGCAGTAGGTTGTGGCGGTCAACCTTACGGACAGCATTGTCGTGATGGCATCATTGGATCAACTCATAATGAACAAGGAAATCCTTATCGTCAAAAAAATGCAAAGCAGGCGCCTCCTTGGGATCGACATCCGAATAGATTCTTCCGTCCATATATTAGCGTATGGTATGGCGATTCAGGCGGGGGCATTTACAATAAACAAGGTAAGCTAATCGGTATTATTAATGGGTATAGTATAATGAATAAATGGGAACCTGTTACCCACAGCACTGTCGCTTTTAAAACATACATCATGTTAGAAGTAGTGCCCAAAAATTTTTTCCTAGTGGAGAGTAAAGATGAGATTAAATGAAGAATTGTGGTACGAAATTGATGCCACTCCCAAACTGCCTGAAGAGATAAAGAAGAGTTTGCATATTAGAATCATGCAGGTAATTGAAAAAGCCGAAGCTACCCCCGTGGGGAAGAAGCTAGGGTGTACGGTTTACACAGAAGAATGTAGTATGGCTGGCAATAAAACATCTGCCAACCGTGGCAACAAACCCCTCCCGGGCGATCCTAAGCCTAAAAGTTTGTAAGTGTTTAAGTGGATCGGCAAGCTTAAGAGATGGAGACAAAAGGAGGTCGGCGCTCCTATTGTTCACGAATATGGACGGTATGTTTTTAAACCTATCGTTCTCCGTGCTCTATCCGTTGTGCTTGGGCAAGACCAAACTGTGATTATAACATGGGTGGCCAGCCCAGATATTGATATTTACCTTAATAATCGACTTATCCAGGGAGAAGACTGGGCCAAGGTCAGGTTAGAATCTGGTGGTTATAAGGTCGAGATCCCCTCGCAGAACAAGGTTTGGTCTTTTTTCATAATGTGAGCCAATCTCGTTAGTGTATTATTAGAGTGGGATAACGTCTTGTTTAGACGTGTTATACTCTTTTAATAGTAATAGTAACGGGAGCAAATTATGGCTTACGAAAGTTCAGTGATGGAGGGGTCTGGTATTTCTGTCTTGCGTGCAGGGCTTCGACCAGGATTTCCTGGCGCAGTACCAGGCGTGCGTGGAACCAATTCAGTTATAGTCAACTACGAAGACCTCAACTCTAAACTCGGCGTGGTGCAATCATCTGGTTTGCACGTGGCTGGTTTCCCCATCCATGTAACAGGTCCAGCCGAGCGTCTACGTAGCCGTAGAGAGCTTAGGATACAAAACATGGGTCCTGGTCTAGCGTACGTAGGCGCCTCTGATGTTACAACTACAGGTGGATTGTGCATTACATCAGGGACTATCATTACTCTAGATGTATTAGATCTAGGGGACATATACGCAATCAGCGCGAGCACCTCAGACCTCCGTGTGCTAGAGATTCGATAATCTAGCTTGGTTTTTAACCCCACTGAAGTGGGCAGGAGGAGCTAAATGGCCCACGAGGCGAGCGTCATCATTGGCTCAGGCATAGGACCCCTGAAAAATAAAGTCCCTTATAATACTACCTCGAAAGAGCGGCATTTAAGAGGCACGGCGACCGTAATTCTAAACCCAGAGGATGCATCCGCAGGATATAGTGGTTTAGTTACGGCAATCACGCTAGGAGGGACAGCGGTACAACTACCGTCAACCCCATTAAAGTATAGACGCGCAATTTCTATTTGTAATAATAGCGCTACGGATAATATATACTTTGGATTTGATAGCAGTGTAACTACGGGGCTGGGTTGGCCAATCCCCGCTAAAGGTACTGTTTCTCTTGATATTAATGGTGATGTTCATGTCTGGGGAATATCAGATGCAGCGTCAACTGACGTGCGCATTTTAGAGCTTAGCTAAATGAATACTGGTGTCTATCAAATCAAAAACCTTGTAAGTGGCAAGCTGTCTATTGGGAGTGCTGCGGGTAAAGAAGGGCTTGATGGGCGTTGGCGCCAACACAAAAGTCAACTAAGGCGACTAATACACCACTCTTTTCATCTCCAAAATGCATGGAATAAATATAAAGCTGATGCTTTCGTCTTTGAAATTCTTGAAGAATGCGAACCCCAACTTTGTATTGAACGAGAACAATATTACTTAAATACAATACTATTTGCTAATTGTAAAGACAATCGTTTTGATAAACTTGGATATAATATATGTAGATTAGCCAAAAGTGCACTAGGAGTAAAACGTTCAGCTACAGCTAAAGCTAAAATTAGTGCATCTAAGATGGGGCATAAACATGGTGTGGGTAGAAGACTGTCTGATGAGTCCAAAGCTAAAATGCGTCAGGCTAAATTAGGAAAATATTTAGGAGAAAATCATCCTCGCGCGAAGCTGACGGGAGCGGATGTTAAAATAATCAAGACTTTATTACGACAAGACATAGCTCAGCAAGAAATTGCGCGTAGATTTAATATTCAACCAGCATGTATTAGTAAAATTAAAACTGGTAGAAACTGGAGTCATATTTAAATGGGGTTAGTGCAAGGAGGGATGATTCATATAGGGTCTCATAGCACGACCGCTGCCAGTAATAGCTTAGCACTTTCGGACGGGCTCGCGTGTTATACAGGCTCATTTTCGGGAGTCACCTCTACGTCGATTACTCATAGCCTTGGTTCTACAGATTTGTTGATCGAATTCAAGGACTCTGCTGGTAATCTCCTAGTCCCCGACAACTGGCAGATCACCAACCCCAATGTGATTTCAGCCGACTTCTCCCCGGCAGCGACTGGCGATGTAACGATCGTAGCGTGCATCGAGAGCGGTCTGGCGCCCATCCGCGCTGGTGTATTGATTCTAGAAGGTCTGTCTGGTGTTATTGATCTTGATTCACCGAACGGTAGTATAGATATATCAACTAGTGGGCAGGTTATCAATCTAAATGCCATCTTTACCCCAGCCAGTGGTGCTGTCTTAGAGCAGAAGTGTCGCGATATTGATATACTAAGTGGTCTTATAGGCGCTGGTGGTGCTGGAGGCGGTACGTCAATCAATGGTATTTCTGGTACTGTCACACTAGATTCACCTGATGAAAGTATTAGTATTGTTACTAATGGCCAAAGTATTGAATTAACCACTCCAGGTTCAGGCGCCCCGTCTGGTGCTAGCTATATCCTAGTTGACTATAATGACAACGCTCATTTAACTGACGCAAGAAAACTAAGCGCAACTAGTGGAGTAATTATAGACGATAAGGGCGCGCGATCTGGATCAGGCATAGTGCTTAAGTTAGACTTTGATAATGAACCAACTGCCGATCAGATTCTATCTTGGAATGGCCAAAAATTAGCCTGGGTGGATGATCAAAATAGCGGTGTTGGTTCAGGAAATGTAAATACAGGTGTTTCTCTGGATTTCACTTCGCTTAGCGGAACAGATTTTGTGATACAGCATGATCTAAGTACAACAAAATTTGTCTGGGATATGTGGACCACGGATACTATTCCAGATTGTATAGTCTATCCAGAGAATGTAGTAGCATCAGGCATCAACCATGTCGTTGTAAGCTTAGACACCCCAATGAATGGTTTTGTCAACTTAATTGGTATAGTCATTTAGTGTATTATAAATTAAATTGACAAACTTTTATTGCCATAAAACTTAACCCAAAGGAAACCTATCAATGGCCCTAATCAATGGAAAACTCGAATTTATTGGCAGTGGCAAAATTAAAGCCAATGTCGATACTATTCTCTTCGAAGATACTTATATTACGAACACTTTGTCTATTGCTGAAACAGGACATGCCGGTTTGGACGCAAGATTCGTTAGCGCATCTATTCTAGGTGCCCTCAATGAACTAATGGATGGCTTAACTGCTACGTCTGGTAATAATAGCGTTACGTGTTATACTGAAAATGTCGACACCGCAACTTTTGTTCATACTTTAACGCATAGTTTGAATAGTTTTGATTTAATTGTGCAAATGTATGATGTGGATCCAGCTAGCGGTCCAGTTGCCAATAACGTTATTACTTGTTGGACGCCGGTTGATTTAAACAGTGTACGTGTCGAGCTAGACACTGCTGCCAGTGGGCGCTTTGTTGTTGTTGCCTGTGGAGCATAATTTAAAGACATTATTCTAGGAGTTATATTATCGCTCGTTTTAATACTGATGTTGTATTTATAGACGCATCAGGTCAGATCCGTGCCGTTCATGGTGATTTGACCTTACGTGCAAATGAAGCCGGTGGCGGTCATATCGTCATCGGCAGTGGCGTATCTCTACGTCCAGAAGTTGACTGCACAGCGTTAGATGCGATAGATTTAGGGCAAGAAGAGTTACGCTGGAAAACTTTATATTCTTGTAGCGGTAATTTCTTAGATAGACCCAGCGTAAATGGTAGTGGCGTACTACTTCAAGGCGAGGCGGCTGGAGGCGGCGGTGGCGTAACCAGCATTGAAGGTCTTGCTGGTGTAGTTGATCTAGATTCGCCCGATGATAGTATAACTATCAATGTAAGCAGTCAAATTATTGAACTTACAACCACAGCCGCGTGTGCGTCTGGTTTTTTCACCCCCGCAAGCGGTACGCAATTTGTTGTACAACATGGTCTAAATACAGAATTATTCTCATGGCATATTTGGCGCAATGATGTTGATCCTTTACGAGCTGTCATTCCAGTAAATGTCGCTCCGTCTGGCAACAGGCACGCTATTATTGAGCTTCAGTCGCCGATGTCAGGAGTAGCAATATTTAATTGTGGGGGAGGCCCACAGGGTCCAACAGGTGCTTCGGGTCTGACTGGAGATGCTGGGACGCCTGGCGCGGTCGTTGGAGTGGAATCAATTGAAGGTATTTCTGGTGTGATTGATTTAGATTCACCGGATGATAGCATCAACATTCAGGTTAATAGCCAAATTATCGAGTTAACGACCCCAACTTCGGGCGCACCCTCGGGCGCGTCTTATATCTTGACAGACTATAATGACAATAATCATTTAGTTGATGCAAGAAAATTATCAGCTACCAGCGGCATTACTTTAGATGACCAGGGTGCCCGTTCTGCGTCTGGGATAGTGCTTAAATTAGACTTTGATAACGAACCAGCCGTCGGAGAAGTATTATCATGGACTGGTTCCAAACTGGGATGGATTACTGCTGGTGGTGATTTCTTACCATCAGCCTCTGGTGCGGTTCTAAGTTTAAGTCAAGGTATTGCTGAATATTATCTTGCTTCAGACACGGGGTCGTTTACGACAACCCTTACTCCGGTTCCTTTTGATACAACGATTGTAGAAGATTCGACCTACTATAGTCGAAGTACTGGCACAATAACCATTAATGCCGCAGGCTGGTATAGAGTCAGTTATAACGTTAATACTAATCAAATTGTTAGTAGTAGTCGTAGCACAGCAAGGACTCAAGTCACACTTAATGGTTCAACAGTTGTTCCTCAGGGTACTTCATGGTCGTATCATCGTAACACTACGGATGGAGAAGGCACTGCTAGTAAAAGTTTTATAATGGAACTAGCTGCGGGAGACACACTTGAAGTAGAAACCCAAAGAAATTCTGGCGCTAGCACTTATGAACATTTAGCTGGTTCCAATTTTTCAATTGAACTTGTGAGATACTTGTAATGGAATTTAATAGCCCAATTGATTTTTTCTCACCTAGTGGCCAATTAATAGCTCCACAAGGAGATCTTATATTCGCACCTAGCAATGAAGTGATAGTATCAGGTGTAGGATTACGTCCATCACTTGATCTTATACAAGGTTTGGGCGATGCGGCACGGCGATGGAATACTTTATTTGCAGGAAGTGGCAACTTCTTAGATAGACCTACGGTTAACAATAGTGGGATATTATTGCAGGGTGAAGCAACCGCATCTACATCACGTTTTGCAATGAATTTTTATGGTGAAGATTTTGGTACAGTAAGCGGTATTACATTAATGAATAGTAATCCTAGCGGTGTGGGCATTCCTGCCCCCAGGGCGTATACTACAGCAAAAGTGGCTGTGAAATTTCAACACACCAGTTCTTCATCCTTGTCGGGAGTTTGGACCTTAAGATTATATAAAAACGGAGTTCAGGCTACAACTTTTGATGTTATAACAAGTGGTAATCAATAATGTGTAGAGTATTTTTATCAGTTTTTAACAATCATCAATTTGAAACAGCATCACCATCTGGGCAATTACTATTAAAACAAAGAGGTGATTGTATAGAAGTCTTAGAAGATGGTGTGTCTGGTGGGACAATAGGCGAATTAGCTTATTATATTATAGAGCTACCTGGGGTACGTGCATCAGTTATGGAATACTTAAAAGAGCCTGTTACAGAAACCGTTCCTGGCCCTAGCTCTGGCATCCTATTAAACCGAATAGTAGAAAAACGTCTCTATACAACTAGCATATCTGGACTAAGAGACCCAATGGGTCCTCAGGACCAAAGAAGGTTTGACCGACATCCTACTTATCCAGTTAATCCACGAACCGGACTGAGAGAAAGTCCACGAGTATCTAAAACAATTTTTGAAAGGCAGGTTTTTGTACGTAATCCAGCATCTGGCATGCAGCCTAGGGGTCAAGGTCGGAGAAGGGGGATAAATAATGGCAACTAACGTATCAACGATTGGCGCCGGTCAAGATTACGCCACGGTAGCTCTTTGGGAAGCAGCTACTGACAACGATCTAGTTACTGCTGGAGATATTGAAGAAGGACACCTAGTAGATAATTTAACAATAACAGCAACCCAAACTCTCTCGGGCGCAACTACTGACGCCTCCAACTACCGGGTTCTTCGACCAGATGCTGGCAATGAATATGATCCTGTCGCGGCGACCGGTCGAACACTTACTATGACGTCCGACATTGCTACTGATGGATTCGTATTCTCTGAGGGGTTTTTCAGATTTCAAGATTTTTTAATCATTAGTGCTGTCGGAGCGGGTCCTATTTATGTTACAGCGGGATCTGATAATTCACTAGTGCAGCGAATGTTTATTCGCGCAACAGAAGGCAGCGGAGCGATCTGGAGCGACGCTGCCGGTGAGCTTATCATTATTTGGAACTGCATCTGCGACGGAACAGCATCAACAGCCAGTTTTGGGATAGGAATTACTGCTGGTGGCAGTTCAGATATTTACAATTGTACTGTCCGCGACTGGGAAGATACCGGGATCTGGCTCACTGACACAGGCGACAATAACATCCGAAATTGCGCTTCCGTTGATAGTACCTTCAACGACATGGACGACACTGGGAGTGGTGTGGGAACCAAGTCTCATAATCTCACAAGCGACGCTACTGCCCTAGGCAGTTCACCCCAAATAGACGAAACGACAGCAAATACGTTTACGGATGCAGATAACGAAGACTATACATTAAAAACAGGATCCAACGCTATTGATAATGGTACAGATCTTAGTGGTGATTTTACAGACGATATTCTTGGCATTACTAGAACTGGTACTTGGGATATCGGAGCTTATCAACATCCTCTAGGAGAACCAGAACAAACTCTTACGTCTTGCACAGAAGGTGAATGGGATGACACGGTCACATTTGATGCTTGTGATGACTTTTGGCTTACTATAGATGGTCCTGCTGGCGCTGTTATCAAAGTATCAGTGACGGTAGAGTTAGAAGAGATATAATAATGTTTGATGTCATATTACCTATTATTCAAACCGGCGCCGTTGGTGCTATGTTAATCCTAACTTGGCGGCTAATGGTGAAAAAGGACAAGAAAAGTTATGAAATGATTGACGCGATGAATAAAGAACGCCAACAACTTTATATTACCCATAGCGAAATGGTTGCAGAGGTCACAACAGCATTGACGGATAAAAATCATACAGACGAAGCTATGAGTAAGGCTCTAGAAAAACTTGTTGAGGAACTTAGACAATTAAGAGGAAGGTTATGAAATATCCCAAGCCACAATATGAACAATTAGAAATTCCTCGTTTGGATGATCAGGTCAAAAAAATGAATGGAAAATCTAGCAAACGACTTCAAAACTGTATTGATAAATTGTCAGAGCTACTAGAAGAAAGCGAGGGGCAGGATGGAGACGCAACAGATGGGACTGGCCTTGTGCGCGACCTTGGGGTTGAGTAGTTGCGGGGCGGTCAGCCGAGTGATCGATCGCGCTGGAGAGCGCACAGAGCAAATCATCAAAGAAGTGACACCTCAGGTGGTAGAGTCGGTTTTTAATACGGACGCTGTGGCGTTTTTAATTGTGTCCGTGGTGGGGTTGGGTATAATTGTTGTTCTAGTTGCTCTTTTGCTACTAATAGGAACGGCTAGAGCATGGTGGAAGCGTATACAACTAGAGAAGTGCTCCACAGTAGAATAAGTGTATAGTAATACGCAAGTCCATTCCACAGGTACCAGAAATAATTCTTGATATTCTGAGGAGAAAGACTGAGCCAGCATACTGATGCGCCGAGAGCAGCTGCGCCTACTTTAGTTCCAACTAGCCAGGTTAGTCCATTCTCTCCATTAATTACTTGAAGCAATGGGTTAATCTCTACACCTACCTTGGCATGGAATACTAGCCACCAAGTGGTAAATAGATCTAGTAGTTGCTGAACAACTAGAACTGAAATGAGCCTAGCGCGACTCTTTAGAATGAAAAACTTGTGCCACATCCGCATCCACCTGTGCTTGTTGGGAGGCTCCATTTGAAGCCTCGGTCAAGTAATCCACCACCAAAATCTAGCGTTGCGCCATGGACAAACAAAGCGCTCTTCTTATCTACTATAAACTCTATCGCGTCTTGAACATATACAAGATCAAACTCGTCTGGGTCTTGGTCTGTAAAATCCATATGAATTGTCTGGCCAGAACATCCTCCGCCTTTCATGGCAACACGAATACGAAGAAGGCTCGTCTCTGTAACTAGCCAATAAATCCGCTTCAATTCTTTAATTGCCATAGAGGTCACATCTATCGCCATCCCCTTTCTTGAATTTGTCATATGCTAGTTGTCCATGTCCCATCTTTATTCTGATACATTACCTGACCAATTGATAATGTTTGCTGAGCGACACCAGCAGACACTTGCGTATTGTTAGCACCAGAGGCTAATACGTATTTGTTAGTATTTATCATCATTCCCTGTGTAGGTGCTGGGGTGAGCACACGAAGACGAAGTTCATACTCTTCCCCAAAAGCAAACTCTCTAAATAGTCCATCTAGATAATCTAGCTTTTCTTTATCTTGCCCGGGATGCTTATACAATTCATTAATGATCCTGCCAATGCCGAGTGCTAAATCGCCTGCGGTAGACGCTCCGAGGTCGCGTACCGATTTTATAACTTTTTTACCAACCTCTCGTAAGTCTTCCATTAGTCACCTGCGTCTGGATGTCGTTGTGGTAATTCTGGCACGTCAGCAAATTTTGTAAATACGGGACGCTCTTTTTGCTTACGTTTTACCAGCCATAAATACTTCATTGATACTTTCCAACCCCCATAGTCTATCCAATCCTGCAGTGGTATGATGCGATAACCTAATTCAGCGTAGGCTACTTCACATTCATTCAAAAGATGATAAAGTTCGGGGTCGTCAACCTGAAACGGCAGTCCTTCAAGACCGATAGTAGTGTTTTCCTTATTAAAAGGCATGGCTAAAACACTACCTATCACCGAAGCGGTCAAACGATACCGCCCTACAATCTCATCATGTTTTTTCTTCTTACTCTTAATGAGATTTATTGCCCAAGAAATCATTAATCTTTTTCCTGTCTGACTGAGTATATACGTAGACGCCCTCCATCATTTGACGCTTAAAATTATATTCTTCGCCATCATGATCGACTGTGGATGGTGGACGTCCTACCAATCCATGCGCATCAAACTCGCCTTCTTGTGTGAGTATCGCAAGCACATGCTCTTCGTGCCCTGCGGTGAGGATAAACCGCATGTTTCTTATCAAATCATCACTCATTCAATTTCTTGCTCTTGAGTCAAGTTCTGCATGATGCTATCACTTTCTACTAGTAGCTCCTCTCCATCTGGTGTTACTACATAATGCAGGGTGTAATCACGATCAGGCGTAGGTAGATAAAAATTATCACATATGACTTGACCAGTATACACAACTTCGTCGTACTCAAACTTGATATGATCTAACCGTTCAACTTCAATTTTATCGCTCATAATTGGTGCATTGCTCATTCTTGAGCATTTTTCTGTACTGGATCCAGCCTTTAAAATTTCCACTATGGACAGACGGATCAACATTAGGGGTGGCGCAATGTTCGAAGGCAGACATATGTTTATCACTCAACAAGCGATCGTGCAATGCAACATCTACATCTATATCTGGTTCTTTCTTATCGTGTGTCAAGTAAGATACTCGTGCACATCGAGCAGTAGATGCTTTGATTAACCTACCTTCATTTTTTAACCCACCACGTTTATTATAATTACCAGGCGCAAATCTTTCTTCATCTTTTATATATGGTAGGTGCCACTGCCCTATATTAAGGCGACGTGGTGTATTACTAAAATATAGATCCGCCATTTGCTCCGCTAATTCCCTCATCTCGGGTTGAGCAGCTGGATGGCAGCGTAAAAAAAAGAAATTGTCAAATTCAGTAGCTGTGCAAACTACAGAAATATGCGCCCAGGGTTCCATCATACGGTTAACAACTTGTTTATGCAGCCCCATACTTTCTAAAGAGCGCGCTATTGCTAACGCATTATCTCTTGCCTCTAACCATAGCTCCTCGCAGGCACGAGCCTGGAAGGCGTCCATTTCTTCATTAGCCTGCATTCCTTTTTGATTCTTACCCCAATGGATAGGTAGTGCTGGCTCCTTCTCAATAATATCGAAAAGCTTCTTAGCGGGGATGGCGCGACTAGATGAAGCGTTCCTGCTCCAAGTTCTGTGCGTCATTACCTCACAATTACCCGAAATATAAGCAACGCCATTACGTCTGACTACTAAATAATTGGATGGTACCGTAAAACAATACACCGCCTGATCAGTTACTGAGGATATTTGAAATTTATCTTTATCTGGACGTAGACTAATGTATGGGTATTGTTGATATGTTTGTTTATACAACGAGATATAACCATTTTGACGATAAGATCTGATGTTCATCGCTATACCATTCAATAACGCCAGTGTTTGAATTTGTTCGGCGGCAACTACAGATGTTGTATTTATTTCAGAATTAGCCTCACAACCATCAGATTCTAAAGTGCCTAATTTAAATGCATCAAAGGCACGAGACGTCATACCATATAGTCTATCTGGATATTGTTTGATTCCATTATTATCATAACAATCAGATACCCATTCTGGAGTATCAAATCTAATCACGGTATCTTTGCCATAGTTAGCTTTAGTATAATTAATTCCTAAGGTATTCAAAAGTAAACACACCCTATTAATCTTACGTTGTTTACGAAAATGAAATTGTACCTGCGCACCCGCTTTGGGTCGATGCCCATCTGCTACATAAAATGCAATAAGTTGTGCTTCGTCTGGATTATCGTATTGTCTAGCTGTCTGGCATAAACTCCCAGCTTGAGGAATACGGCGATGAGCAATATAAGATTCAACAAAATTCTTAGCCAAATCAACATTTGGTAAATACACGTTGTTTGTAGTACGACGTAAGGTAAATATACGATGTTCATCTGTAGTGCTCATTGAGAATTTTTTCTTATCAAAAGTTATCATATCACCGCTATATGTTGATTCAATAGCGCGCATTGGATAAACAAATGATATTGTTCCACTCTCTTCATATTGGGCAATCTTACATTGAAGCTGTTTAATCGCAGTAAATGATCTAAACCGAGGAATCTCGTCATTAATTTGAGATAAAAATTCAGTTTGTTCATCAAAACAATGTATAAACCTAGGATACCTCAATTGAAAGGTTGTCAGGCGTGCTCTAGTTGGACTAATAGAATCTTCTATAATTTTAACTTCAATTGTCATTTATCTTCGGACCATGTAATAGGTGATCTTCTGGAATAGGCTTCGTTATATTCTCTACTTACGTTTTGTACCCTAGTCTGTAGCATTTTGATTTTTTCTGCTTGTGCAGCAATGGTCATCTTTTGATTATCAATGATGCTCCTTGCTTCTTTTAAGAAAGAGTCTACAGTTTTCTTTTTATATTCAGTTAATGCAATAACTTTTTCATTTAAGACATCAACCTCATTTTGACTAGCCAATAAATTTGCCAACGCATCTTGTAGCTCTTGTCGAGTCTCTATTAAGATTCGTTCTTGTATCTTATAAGATAACTCTAATTTACGATCCGACATCTAGTCATCCTCTAGAAGATAAATGTCGTCATTAGGGTCTTCATCCTCTGGCTCGTAGGTGTAATGTGGAATCACCTCAGTCACAATATGTTCACAAAGGAATTCACACCCTGCAGCTGCACGAATATCACCATAGTCCCCATCGTCACGCTCTGCTGCCTCTTTAAATTGGCACCCTAGCTCTAAGATTTGCTCTCTAAAATGATCGTTTTCCTCGATAAATATAGTCACGAAAGCCTCGAAGATCTCTTTGGCGGGATCGCCGTGTGGATTAGTGCCAAGGCTGATGGCGTACCATATTTTTTGAATTAGGTCTGGTGGTAATGAGTTCATATATCTATTATGTGTCAAATAAAAAGAATCGTGCTGATATTCCAGGAGCAACTAGAGAATAAATACACTAGCGCGACTTAAAGCTTCCGCCAGGCAGCGTTGTCTATGGCTCTATCTATAAAACCTGGGCCTTTTGTGCGCTCTCGATTATATTTATCTTCTTTGCGCTGAAAGTCTTCAAAGTCAAGCTCGCCGTAAGCCACCTCTAATAACACGGTGCACCCCTCCTGATCAGCCGGCGCCCCAAATCGGTGCCAGTCCCCCGCTAATATTCGGTAGCTAGATGCCCTCTGTGACCTATCTTTAGAGAATGTATGTTCTTTATGGGTGACTATTACGGTGCCATCTAGTAGCATTACCATCTCGTGACGTTTAGAGTGACGTTGAAGCGAGGTCTCTTCACCAGGGTTAATATAAAGCAGTTTAATCGAGTAATCTTTAACGTGGATTACAATGCTGTAATATCCCCACGGACGTTTCACAATAGAGCCTATTTTAACTGGTTTGTCTTCAGTTGTCATGCGCCCTCCCAGATGGCTCAGATCGTCCCCAGATCGAACCTGGCTTCGAGGGCCATTCCCCCTGATCAAACCCGTCTAATCGCCCCCAGCGAGCTTCTCGGCTGTCTAGCTGCATGCTCTCATCACAGCCCCATGTGCCTTCAATAATTCCTCACGTTCGACATCTACTGTATCATATGGTACTATATAAATGATCTCCTTGATGCCAAATTTAACTATTTGCTCTAAACATGGGTTGCAAGGGGCAAATTTAGTATAAAGAAAGTGAGCCTCTTTATGCCTACCACCTAGATGCATGACGGCGTTCAACTCGGCATGGATAGTGCGCCTACATGACGGACCATGACCCTCACGATCAACAATAAGACACGCGCCCACCTCCTCACACGACGGCACTCCAGCAGGAGGGTTGTTATAACCAGTGCTAATGATCCTATGGTCACGGCTGACGATCACCGCTCCTGTTTTTCCTCGTAGACACTGAGATCTAGTTGCAACTAGCTTAGCTATCTCCATAAAATACTGATCCCAATTTGGTCTATCTTGCATTTTTCATCTGATTGATAGTACGACCCTGTTCGTGTATATTCTCTAGTAGTTCACTTATATACATGTCATTAATCTCTAGATCACGGGCGATGTCACGCAGAATATTCGTTAGGTTTTTTAAACGTATCGCATCCCTGCCCCGTATGTTATCTGCAATTCCTACAATTTTATCTTTAGCTGCCTTTAGACGCTCACCGAGAGTCTGATGGGGGTCGTTTCAATGTTTCACTACTCACACCCTTTACCATTAATATCGCACATAGACGGCGAGGACTCTTCCGTGCCATATCCAACGGCTTCTTGCATCAATTTTTCTAATGCCGGCTTCTTCATTTTATTAATGGAGATGGCTTTAAGTGGCTCAAGCCCACGAGATCCAGATCTATAAATCGTAAACCCCTTAACGTCTGATGCATAATCTAAGATGATATCCTTCACGTCTTCGTATTTAGTCTTCTCGGGAAGATTGCAAGTCTTAGATAAAGATTGGTCTACATATTTCTGTATACTAGCCTGAATGCGAATATGTTCCTCAGGGGTGATATCAAACGCACCTAGACAATGTTCTACACGAGAATCTCCCTTCTCATATAGCTGACGAAACAGTGGATCAACAACTAGTTGCTTCTTCCACACATTATTGTCGCGATACGAACGTTCATATACTGGGGAAAAGATAGACTCAATTCCTGTAGACACCCCTAGAACCATAGAGTTGGTGCCACATGGTGCACATGTCAGCATAACCGCATTGCGTATACCATGTTTCTTGATTTCACGCCTGATACGCGGGGGCAAAGTCTTCGCGAACTCTTCTTCAAGATACTTATCGGTGTCAAAAGCAGTAAAGGCGCCCTTCTCTTTAGCTAGTTCAATAGAGGCTTTGTATGCTTCGTCCCTAATGGTTGCGAATAAACGTTCCACAAACTCACAACAGCTTTCATCACCATAATTATGACCTGCCTTGATTAGAAAGTAATGCAAGCCCGTCACGCCCATCCCAATCCTACGTGAATTATGACCAACCTCACGGCATTCTGACACGGCAAAATGATTGATCGTTAAGATATTATCTAAAAAACGAACCGCGGCGCGAATAGTACGAGCCATCTTTTTCCACTGCACCCGCCCATTCCAATCTACCATATTACTAAGATTAATATGACCTAAGCAACAATTGCCATAGGCTGGGATGGGGATCTCACCGCAAGGATTGGTTGATGGCAGATACTCAAAATAGCTAACGTTAGTATAGCGGTTAGCAAAATCGACATTATAAATACCTGGATCGCCACACTCCACCGCAGACTTGAATAGCCTATCCCAGATGCCGCGCGCCATGTTTTTTACTTTAGTTGCCTTCTTAAATGTCGTAGTATAGGTGGGCTTTAACTGAACGTTGGCACGACCCATAGCGTCCTCTTCTGAAAGAGCTGCAACTAGAACAGAAACTTGTGTTCCAGGACCACCATTAGGGGTATCTCGTCCTGTCACTTTATACATATCATAACGGCGACCATTGAATGTAAAGTGCCATTCTTTATCTTTATGTACCGCCTCAATAAATTCATCGGTGATACCGACTGAGATATTGAAATTATTCAAAGACTCTTTATCTAATTTAGCAACTAGAAACTCGAAGAGGTCGGGATGGTCTACTCTCAAGATACCCATCAATGCCGTTCTGCGATTTTTCCCTGAACGTACATGCTCTCCAATCTCATTAATCATTTTCATATTAGAAACAGCGCCCGGCGCGCTATTTTTAATAGTCTGGATGTCGTCACCACGTGGGCGAATGCGCGAGAAGTCATAGCCAATACCACCGCCACCACAACTAATCAAGTAGGAGTCTTTAACGACTTGACCGATAGACTCTACATGATCTTCAGGCCAGAGCACATAACAATTCAAGAGATTAAACTTAGGTCTTCCAGCCCCGAAAATAATGCGGCCACCTGGGATGAAGTCTCCAGGCTCTAAAGCATCCCAAAATTGCTGACGCCATTCTTCTTTTTTATCATCTCGTTCGGCAGAGGCGGCTACGTGTGCAATCGTATGAGCGCGGTCATTCCAATCTTTATCACCTGGATAGGCATATCGTTCCATAAAAAGATCATGCGAAAGTCCCTTTAATTCCATTATTCCCCTCGTGTTAATCTCTTTGGATCAAAAATCTTAAAGTCTGGGGTGCTCATCTTTACTCGCAGAACCTTCTCTGCAATATTTCTAGCGCCCGCAAAAGCCAAACCAAATTTATTACGCCCATGACCAATATTGACATAATGCCCCTCCATGCCAGGAATCTCACCCATTAAAGGCAGCCCATCCCGCATCTCTTTTTCAATATAAGTCCAGGTATGACTAATCTCCATATGGTTAGTAATGGGAAAGTGATGCATCATAGTCTTGTCTAGATTACCTAACACTCTTTCGTTATGCCCTGTATCATTCATTACACCTAGCTCAGGATCATTCTTTAATCCTGATTTTCCCCCAGTCATAATGATCGCTCGATCATGGACCCTAATAGAGTCGACACCACCATTCAATTCTACTGGCATAAGCGGTAGCGGCATGTTATCAAGGTCGGCGTTTAATGGCTCGGTGCGCACGACCTGCTCACGACGACAGATCATATTCTCTTGAATGCGATCCCATGGCGCTGTGTTTGCAGTGGTGTGGATAATCTTGCCAGCGCTGAGCATATGACCATTGTCTAGGTGTAGTCGTGGTCCAATACTTGATGACGTGTCAGCATATGATACCCTAGTTCCATAAACAATCCATAAGTTATCCCTACGGAGTCGACGTGCTAACTTGTTAGTAAAAGCGAATGGATCAAACATACCCTCGCCAGGCACAAACAATGATCCTTTGGTGTAGGGCACTACCATCACGTGTTGTGATTGCTCATGATCAAAGCGTGCAGGATAATAGCCCCAGCTTCGCAAAAGCTCTGCGCTATTGTCTGCCTCTACGGCTTCTGCAGCAGTGGAAATCATACGGAAGCCACCATTAAACTCTGAACTACAACTTATGCCTCTCTCAATAATCTTACCTAACAGAATATTGTTTCGACAACTATAGTTATAAAGCTTTTCAGCTACCTTTTGCCCTACCATCCCCGCAACCTGCTCGGCTGGACGATTACTACCTAGGTAAATACTACCATTCATACGCCCACTAGATTTAAATCCAGCATAGGGAGCCTCGTCTAAGATAACGACCCTTAAGCCCTTCTTTCGAGCCTTCTTAGCTATACTTAATAGCCAGAAAGCCGTACTGACACCCGTAAAGCCGGCGCCTACAATAACTATATCGGCATAATTTGGTAGCTGAGGTTGGAATGAAAAATCTGGTGGGGAGTTTTCCCACCAGAACGAATATTTTTTTGTCAGCATACTTATGTTAGTTAAGAGAGAAGTCCTTATGGTCAGACTCCTTATCGTCAGAACCGTCATTTTTAAACGACTTGGCTAGTTTGCGCATATTCTCTCTTACAAACTGTTCATCTTCTTTACGATATTTTGCCACGCAAAAAGTACACACCTCAAGGTAGCGATCTTCATCACGCACCTTAACGGTCTCTTCGCTTGCGGGGGTCACGCTACCATCCTCATTCTCATACTTTTTAAGTCTTTTCTTCTCACAATTAGGACAAGAGATAATACGAATAGTTGGAATAGATTTATTTTTCTTATGTTGTGATGCGCCGATCATTTTTATCCTTTATGATAATACACTAATTACTTCCCAGTAGACCCAAATCCTCTGGAACCCCTGAGGGTTTTATCGGGGTCTGGATACGTGTACGAAACACTCTCTTTAAGTTTATGAATTTTTACGACCCTTGCTTGTGCAATACGATCCCCAGCGTTGACAGTGTAGTCAACACCGCTATGATTAAACAACAATACTCTTAGCAACCCGAGATAATCTTGGTCTATCTCACCAGCTTCTACCGTCAATCCTTCTTTGTTGGCTAAGCCAGATCTCGATCTTAAAACTAATCCATATCCTAGGGGGAGAGTGGCAACTAGCATTAGATTGATTAACGCGCTGCCCACTCCCAGCTTAGGATCATATTTAGGTACGGTGATCGTCTCTGGAGAGACAAAATCATAGGCCATCGACCCCTTAGTTGCGCGCTGGGGCACGAGATCATCCCGCCCCTCAGGAACATGCCAGATAATCTCAGGCTGTTGTTTCTTAGACTTCCACCATCCCATGATTATTGGTCTTTTTTAACCTTGGGGTTGTCGTCAAAAGAAAAACCAAGCATGCGCGTAAGCGACTCGCGCATAAAGTGGGCCAGAATAGTGATTTCTTCTTCCGAAAGGAACATATTAACACGCTGCGTGCTGCCGTCTGCCGTACGATTCAGTTGGAATGAAAAGCTAGGCTTCCCATTATACACCTCGCCCTGCCCCAGCTCTAGAACGCTAGTGCTATCCTTGCCTGGTTGACGATGAAAGCATTTTACCGTCTTTGTTCGCCCTGAAAAGAACAGTAGTAGCTGACTGATGTCCGTCACGCCAATCTTAAAGATAATGTGACTCTTGCCCTTCCAGTCATATTGGTCCTTAGCGCCTTGTGGTAGTTTTGCGCCCTTTTGCCGCGCAGCCTGTAAAAAGACAGCGCGATTAAAGGAGTCGTAAGAAAACTGAAGGGCAGACCCCCCGTCACTCTTGGCTGATGGCTTGTATACGTTATAACCAGGCTTGCGTGCAGTGTATTCTTTTTTAGGTGTGCTTGTTGAGTCGTTCATTTCTTGTTACCTTTCTTTTTATTTTTCTTTTTACGATCGTTGAGTAAGCGCAAGGCTTTTTTCGCCTCGCTTGTAGTTAATTCTTCTATTGAGAATATTTCTCTAGTAGTAATGTCTTCTAGTAGTTCACCTAAACTAATATCAATTGACTGGAGGATCTTTTCAATAAGTTTCACCTGAACTTTATTAATGGGGCTGTCATCATTTGGCGCTAGCTCTTCACTAGCATCTTTATCTACTAGCTCTTCAGCAGCATGTTCGCGGATACCTAAAACTTTACGTAGACATCTTGCCTCAGCTCGTGCTGATGCTACTGCTGTAGGGAATAAGCCAATAGAGACTGCTTTATCACCACCAATACTGGGGAAGTATGCGTCTGCTGAATCAGAAAACACCCTACTATCAACTAGTTTGACAGTAAAAGTGACAGACACCATAGGAAAGTGATGCACGCCGACTACCTCACTTTGAGACATAACGTCACCCTCACCATTAGACGTAGTGAGCATGTGTACGTGTTCACGCGGCACAACAACAACAGAATTGACCTTACTTTCCTCTTCTTGCACGTAAGGTTTGGCTAAACGCCTCAACCCATGTAGTCTAGGTGCCGGTCCCTTATCTGTATTAAAAATTTCATCTTCCCGCAGTTTAGACATCCAATTTTCTGTATCTAAATCAGGCACGACGACCTCAGGATCCAATTCTTCATATTCGACCATATTGGGATCTCCCAAATGACTATTAGGTGATGTCGACATTTCCATTTCCTGTATAGTGACAATGTTAGATGACGAAGGCGTAGGCATTGGTATGGCAATATCAGTAATAATGGTTGGCTTCTTATTTTCCTCATCAATAAGAGGCGGAACATCTAGAGACGTATTACACACATCCTCTACTACCTCGCCGACTTCTTTTTTATTAATCTTGTTCAATATACCAAGTTGATAGTTCACCATCTGCTTGTATCTCCTTAATTGCCTGTTCTATTTTCGTAATTCTTAGTTGGCTGAGGGCTCCGTTATTATCACGCACCCTTAATACGTTATAGCCTATAGCGTTGATCATATCATCTTTGCGAGCATCGCGCTCTTGCTGCTTCTCTAGATGTTTTTCTCCAAATATAGAAAGAAAATGAGTAGGTCCATCAACTTCGATAGCTATCATTTCCTTCGGTAGGGCTAGGTCTACCTCGAAATCTTTACCAGCAGTATGGTTGGTCGAGCGTTCTACTACTAGATACCCACGTTGCCTTAGTTCTTCAGCGATAAAGCGTTCTAATCGGGATCCTTGACCCTGCACCGCCTTCGCCTTAGTGGAAAGATCCCTCATCAAAGCCTCGCGCTCTTGTTCTGACATAGCTTCCCACTTACGCTTCCAGCCTGAACCCATCCTACGCTTATATTCCCCTCTAGCTTCATCAGTAAGGCCATCCCAAAATCTACCTAAGCCTAAAGAAATACTTTGCTTAGTCTCTTCTGAATGTTTATGCCCACTCATTTGATGGTCATGCTCTTTTAAATAGTTCTTTTGAGCCTGTGCCTTATCACGAGTTATTATACCATGTCTTTTCATAAAACGAGAAAGCGTAGCGAGGGACACTCGAATATTTTGAGCTACCCCGCGCATACTTAAACCTTCATCTATATAAAGACGCCGAACATCCTGTTCATTTATATCTACCATGACTTAGGGGCGCAGCATATCAGTGTTAAAGTCGGGCGCTAGTCGTTGTATCTCATCGACAATATCCTTTCCTGAACCACCGAATCGGCGCTGTAGTTGACTTACTCCATAAGGGATCATCTTTTTAAATTGAGAAACCTGATTGAATGGAATGCGAAATGTTGACATATTAGTTTTAGGGTCGATCCCTTCGGCTATTAATTGTCGCAGTTGATCTTCTTTGTTGAGTCGCTGAGCCGTATCACGACGCTGAGCTAGGTCAATATCCTGCTCCTCTATCGTTTTCTCAGTAGTCTCTTGATCCTGTTCGTATTGATCGAGCCGTTTTGTTGCAGCGGTATGCTCGACGGCTCTTTCTATAGTCTGCTCTTCACGATTTTGCGTAACAGCCTCATCATATTCGGCGATGATACCATCGCTTACTGCAGCCTTGGCATCTTCAATTGAATTGACGCCAAAGACACTTAAAACCCTGCGCACTTCATCAGTATCAATATCAAAGCGTGTGGAAAGATAATGAACTTCACCTACCGCAGCATACATCTTAATCAATTCCATCGCCTTTTTGGGTGATAGTTTTTGAGTAGCTCGAAGTAGCTTATTCCTGACCGCGTCATCCTTTCCTCGATTCCAAACGTCGATATCGCCCTTAGTAATCTGCGGAACTTCTTCACCAATTAGTCGTTTTTTATTATCCATAATATTCTCCTATTAGCTGTCGATAAAAACATGCTTTTTAATTTTATCTACTACACCCTTCCTCAAACAGTCTCTATAGATCATACTATAAACTAAATACTGGAAAGAATAGTTGGGTTTCCAACCTAATTCTTGACGTGCTCTAGTTGAATCACCGATCAATACATCAATCTCAGATGGGCGTACAAACTCTGGATTAATCCTAACATACTCACTCCAATCATCAATATGGAGATAGCTAAATGCGAGATCTAAAAAGTCACGAATGCTATGTGTCTTCCCCATAGATATAACGTAGTCCTTTGGCTCATCCTGTTGAAGCATCATCCATGCAGCTCGCATATAATCTGAAGCCTCTCCCCAGTCACGATAGGCATCTAGATTGCCAAGTTCAATAAACTCTCGCTCACCAGCCATAATAGATGCTATGCCATCAGTAATTTTACGAGTAACGAACTCAATCCCACGATAAGGACTCTCATGATTAAAAAGTATACCAGCTACCGCGAACATACCATATGCCTCTCGGTAGTTTCTCGTCATGGTATAAGCGGTTAGCTTCGCACAGCCATAGGGTGAGCGGGGTAACATAGGTGAGTCTTCATTTAAAACACGTTCGAATACCACGCCCTCTTCTGGCTTATCTTTACCAAATATTGCGCTATTGCCAAATTGCTCTGAACTCCCAGCTTGATAAAACCTACAATCAGGAGCAAATTGTCGAACCGCCTCTAAACAAATAGCAGCACCATTACCAGTAATCTCCAATGTTGATAGTGGGCTTTTGAATGAGTGCCATACGTGAGACTGGGCAGCTAGGTTATAAAATTCAGCAGGCTTATAAGCTGCCACAATACGCGCGATAGAAGAGAGGTCAGTGATATCACCTGGTTCAACGATTAATTGACCTTTTGCGCACTTTTCCTCATAATTAGGAATATCCGTCAGACGCCAACCGGTTGATGAACTTGTACGACGCTGAATGCCAATTACTTTATAACCCTTTTCTAATAGTAATTTGGCTAGGTAGAATCCATCTTGGCCGAAAATTCCGGTAATGATTGCTGTGATCTGTTTCATTGCTTAACCTCTATTATTAGCCTGCTCTTTTGCTGTAGCCCATCGACAATTAGATGGTTCATAATGACCGTGATTATTAATACGATCGATCGAATGTTGAGAGGTCGGCGCCTCCCCCATGTCTGTTAGAAAATTCTCAAATGATGCTTTCCACCTATCACAAACTTGAATACCACGACCACCGTAATAATGATAATTCATATGATTTTCATTACCACACCTTTCTTTCATCTTACGCCATGTCTTGTATTCTTTGGTCATTTTCCCAACCCGCGAACACCCATGTGTTGATGATCGCTCAGATGTTGTTTCACTAGCTAAACATCCACAAGAGCGAGTGTGTTGAGAGCGCAAGTTGCATGAAGAAACCAATAAGGTATTACCACAATCACATTGGCAGCCCCACATAACTTGTTTATGTTTATTATTAGACGCCCTACATACAACAAGAAGTCGATCAAATTTATTATTTATTAGATCAATCAACTTACCCATCATAATACTCCATTCTCCTGCGCCCACGTATAACTACGATCTAGCATGTCATCCAAGGGGGTTTTAGCAGTAAAACCAAAGCCAACGCGAGCACGACTAGTGTCTAGGCAACGTCGAGGCTGCCCGTTAGGTTTACTAATATCCCACAGGATTACCCCCTCATATCCCACTACTTTTCTTACTTTTTCAGCAAGTTCCTTGATGGTGACTTCATTACCTGTGCCTATATTAACTGGCTCAGAGTCATCATATAGTAAAGTGGCTCTTAAAATAGCATCGGCGCAGTCCCCTGCGTATAAAAATTCTCTTGATGCTGAACCATCACCCCATAATGTGACACTAGATGCGTTCTCCATCTTAGCACGATGGAACTTCTTAAGCATAGCAGGGATAACATGGCTACTAGAGTCATCAAAATTATCCCACTCGCCACACATATTTACTGGTATTAAATAGATGCCATTAAACCCATATTGGGCGCGATATGCTTTTAACATCTCTAGTTGCACTCGTTTTGCTATCCCGTACGGTGCGTTTGTCTCCTCTGGATACCCATTATATAGGTTTTCTTCCCGAAAGGGAATAGGAGTGTGTTTAGGATAACTACAATTATGAACTACAACACCGTTAGCAGTATAGGTTTCGTCAACGGTTCCAAAATTATAAACACTCAGAGTAGATTGACTAGTAGTAATAGGGTAGATGGGTACATACGCTCTATTTTCACAAACAACAACGTCCCATCTACTTTTCCTAGCTGTTTGATCATCTAATTCTGGATATATCAATGTTGAAAGCTTCGTAAGATTTTGTCCGGTCCATTTAACTACCCACGATTCACGGGCATTAACGTAACGTCCACAAATTTTAGCTATTCCTGGAGCTGATCTATGATGAATATTACCAAATATGCCATAATGTAACATGATATCTCTTATCTGGTATGCTAAGCACCTAGATGTGGTAGTAATTTGTATTGATTTCAATTTTTGATTACGAGAATCATACTCAATATGGCCATCTCCATCTATAAAACTTCTCAGAAAGACTAACTGTAGCTGATCTGGTAAACTGAAAACAAAATCAGGAATTTTCTTAGTGTGGGAGCGATGAATTTCTTGACTTGTATAAAAATGTTGACGACAAAAATCTCTCAATTGGTAGCTATTAACATCTAAACGTGATCCCTTTTGGTTTGGAATATTTTTTGGTTGAGAACTAAAACCTAATTGATGAGTAATGTCGGCAATATCCCGAATTTGATCTGGCTCATCACCAAAATATAAGTTAATACCTTGTTTATTAGTACATCCTTCTGCTAGGAACCATCCAAATAGTCGAGCAATATTTTTATCAACAACTAACTCAGATGGTAAATGATACGGATGAGTATTTTTTAGATTAGCAACCGGATATTTACATTCGAATTGAGGAATCCGTACAACTGTCGATCTTTTAGTCGGTTTATAAATAGGTATGACTAATCTATCAGTATCCACTATATCTTGTGCTTCAACCCATATTTCATTTTGATTCCTAAGAACTAAAAATGGATGCTCGGAAGTAACCGTCAACGTTTCCGCCCCATATGGTCTAATATGATATAAATTACCTGAATATTGTCTTTCAAAAATGTCGACTACAGAACAATCGGCAAAATTTCTACTACTAACTTTATGATCTAAAGAAATGTTATCAATAGTAGTATAACTATTCCCAGTTTTGATAAATGCATCAGATGTAAAGCACACAGTACCAACACCAACAAACTTATGAATAGTAGGACCATCCTGATTACGAGTTAGACGGGCACACCATTCAATCAAGTTCGTAGTCATTATAAGGTTATTATACAAAAACTCTCCTGGTCTTTCCCTATTAGCTCCGATCCCACCACATATAGCAGCTAGATGAATAACGATATCAGGTTGATGTTCTGTCATATAACAAGAAATGTCATCTTCTTCTAAAAGATCTAATTCATTATGTGTTGGCATCAAAATTTTTATACCCTTACGAGCACCATTAGTCCCACCGTTTTTATACTCTTTAAACGCTTTAACTGTATGATGACCGAGGAACCCCCCAGCTCCAGTGATCAGAATAGTTGAATTATCATAAATCATCGTTTTTGTCCTATGGGTGTATTGATTGCCTCTTCAATTGACCAATTGAGTTTTTTAATTCTAGCATGAATAGAAGCATATGGTAAGTCTTTTTCTTTACAAATTTGAGCCAAAGTCTTATCCTCTATCACTAAATTATTTCTTTTATTATTAGCCTGTTCCGTTGGAGTGGCCCATCTACAATTACCAGGTTCATAATTACCATTGGTATTAATGCGGTCAATGGAATGCTTAGGAGTTGGCGCCTCGCCTACGTCTTTTAAAAAGGTGGAGTAAGAATTAAGCCATTCTGAGCACATAGTAATACCCCTATCTCCATAATGCTCGTAATGTTCATGATTTGGATTATAACACCTTTCTTTAATACGTCGCCAACATCTATATTCTTTAGTATGATATCCATTTTTACTAGCACCATGTGTTGTATGCATGTATGTAAATTTCACTCTTGCTTCTTTTTGTAAACATCCACAAGATTTGGTATTGCCAGAACGCAAGTTGCATCCAGTAACTACTACTTGTGTTTTAGCGAGACAGCTACATTCACATAAAAATTGAGCATTACCCCATGTATTATTACTGACATAACGCAAAACAGTTAACCTGCTAAATATCTCTCCTGTCAGATCTATGAATTTTCCCATTACGCTTCTACTCTATTAATTTCTCCCCTGAGAGCTTCAGAAACAGTACTACCCATATCTTGTATATCGTCCAACGATAACTCCGGATGAACACCAATATAAAACGATTGTCGATTAAGAAAATCTGCAACTGGGAATTCCTTTACTAGATCATTATTGCCAAAATATTCTCTAACCACTTTTTGATTTGTAATTGGCATAGCTCTTCTAACCTCAATACTATTGTCATTGAGATATCGAATAACATTATTTACATCTAATGGTTCTTGAAGAGTGATCATAAACATCATAAAAGTATGATCATCTAATAATGGAAGTATAATATAATCTTTCCAATCTTCCAGAATAGCAATTAATTCTTTAGCATTTCTACGACGAATCCCATATAACTCATTTTTTCTTTCTATTTGCGCCTTAGCAAGCGCGGCGGGTAGGTCAGACCACTTCATCGAATGACCAAATATATCGAAGCAAAACTTATCCGCAATCTGATGGATATCATTATTGCCAAAGCGAGCACTACGCCCGTGATTGATTAACTTCCAACAATACTCATCTAGTTGCGAATCGTTGGTCATTATAACCCCTCCGCCACCAGCAGAAATCAAGTGATTCGAAAAGAAGGAGGTTGTAAGAATATGACCTTTGCCAATACCTAGTGCGAAAGTCGACTCACAAGCATCCTCCACTACCCATACGCCAAACTCTTCACAAATGGTAAAAATCCGTGGGTTACACGCCCGACCATAAAGATGCACCGGGATCACAATATCGATAGGATCACCTTGTTTTTTATGACGCTCTAAGGTTTCCTTTAATTGATTAGGACACATATTGCCAGTGTCTTCTTCTACATCAACTAGAATAAGATCACAGCCAGCAAGAACAGCGGCAGCTAGAGTAGAGATATAGGTACAGGCGGGCACAGCCACCAATGGTTTTTCCTTACCAGACTTAAGTTTGGTCTCTACGATAGCCTGAATAGCCACATGAATAGCTGCCTGACCAGAGTTTAGCGCCAATCCATGCTTCATACCATGGAGCCTTGCGCATTCTTCTTCTACATGTTTAACTACAGGGCCTGGGCTTACGTAGTTTTCATCTAGAACTTCATTGACGTATTTCTTTTCTAGTTCACCAATACTAGTTGACCCTAACGAATATCGCTTACTCATATGACACCATTCCAACTTTTTCCAGATTTAATATCTCCAATAGTTACAGGAGATACGCCAAATTTTGATGCTATATCAATACGTCTCATGCCATCATTTATCATTTGTCTAATTTCTCTAACTTGCTTAATGGTAAGCTTGCTATTGCCAGCGCTTTCACCCTTCAAACCAGTTTTAGCTATAGCTATTTTCCTTCGAGATTCTTCTGAATGAGATTTGCCCCACATAGGATGTTTCTCTTTACCAAATCTGCCTTTTAAAGACGAGCTAATTTTTCTTTTTGTATCTTCTGATGGTTTTATACCTAAAGAATTTTTATTACCCTTTTTTGATTCACTGATTTTTCTTTTACATTCTTCAGATCTTTTTACGCCAAGACTACTACCGGCAATCTTGCAAATATTATACTTGGGTTGATAATGATCCATACTTAATTGTTCATACATTATACAATGCTCTGGATCACAATAAAGCAAAACTTCAAACATAAACGCATCTCTACCATACTTATTCCATGCTCGTTGAAATATTATTGAATGATGTTTTTGATTCTTAGCGTCTCGCACATGGTCGCCCCAACGACTTTTGAAGCCATGACCAGAGGCGCTACCAATATAGCAAGCATGAGGATCGTTGCTAATAATATTGCGTATTAAATAAACACCATGTTTATATTTGGGAAGTGGCATATTCATCTTGTCTGACAATCCTTAAACTTTCACGCTCTCCCTGACTTTTTGTTGAATTGAATCTCTTATTTTTTGGATCATATGCTCGGCAATATGTTCCTTAGATACGCCAGCGCCAACAGCATTAGCATTATTATTCATTGAATCTACTGCGCTGCCAAATTTAGGTAATTGATATTTTTGTAAACCTTCTGCCCATCCAATAAAACCAAAGGCATCTTCGGGTACTGTATAATCATAGAATATGTTGATTGTATAATCAAAAATTTTGTCATCAATTTCCAATTCTACTGGTCCACTATATTGACCGGCCAAAACATTCATTTTATCTTCAAAATTTTTCATCGTGCTTTATAGTCCTTCTTCAAACTCTTTACCATAATGTTTAAGATTGCCATCACTGATAATAGTCATATCCTGTTCAGCATATGCTTTGATTAAGCTATCTTCTATGGCGCATATTAACCTAGGACGAACCTTAGAATTTATATAATCTATTTGACGTTTAAGCTCACTACGCTCTCCATCATCATCAGTCAATCTGATTTTATCTTCTAAATGCCAGACACGAACATGAGATATTAATAAACGTTCCATCAAATAAACTGTTGATACGCCAAATTCAACATCCACACCCTGTTTAGCCTTAGCTTGAAATTCATCAGAACGGATCCATTCATATAAACCTTGTTGCAACCAATCTAAATGTTTCCAAATTTTATGATTAACTATATTTGAAACACAACCTTGCTTAATGCCATATTTTTCAGCAACCGCAGTTTGTGTGACGCCACTTTTAACTAATCGACGTATTTCCATAATATCATTTTCTGTCCATTTTGACATGCCATGATGAATACCTCTACCAATCATTTTAGTATCACTTAATCTTTGTAACTCAGATCGAAGTTCAATTAATTTATCTTGATCATATACATTGTCTAATTGGATATGGGACCAGATCTTACCCCTTATGATGTCATTAATATTAGTTTTTGAAACACCAAAATCTTGAGCAATTTGCACATTAGTTAAATCTGATTTTAAATATGTCAATAAAATATCTTTTATAATATTATCATTTAATCTAGCCATTGGATGATTTACGCCAACAATCTTGCCCTTTAGAGCCTCTGAAAGTTTTTTCTTTGATTCTTCACTCCATTTAAAACCTCGATTGCTTTCTGCTCTACGACGACAATTATATCCCAAATCTTGAAATCTTTGATCATTACAACTAGCAAATAAAACTGTATCAAGATAATATTGTTCTCGATCTACTAGACAATGAGCTGCAGGATGCTCTAATACTAAGAATTGAAAAACATCAGCATTATGCTTGTCCCAGGTTCTTTGCAATTTCACTGAATGATGTTGGCCGCGCCTTAATAAGGAAATATGTTCATTAAATCTTAAAGCTAATCTCTCAGTGCTGCCTATATAACATTTATTATTTGTTGTATTGATTATTTGATATATAGCATTTTGATTTAATTCACGTAAATTGCTAGCACTCTTCATTATTCTTCTTTCCACCCAGGTTCATTATGTAGTTTGGATTCATTCCATCGCCATTTATATACTGAAACTATTTTATTGATAGTAGTATCAACAATCTGAGCCCAGCTCATCTTAGCCCGATGACCATTGTCCTCAAACGTAGGATTATCAGCCACAAATTGTTTGGCTTCTTTTACGGAATCAAACTCTCCATGAAAATCTTTCCAACCACCATATGGATAATAATTTTCACCTAGAAATAAAAGATATTGTTTCATTGCATGTTCTCTATAATTAACTCAGCCATTCTTTCTACACTAGGTGCAGGATAAAGCTCTAATACATTCTCTTGACGTAACCCCATAGCTTTGATCCCTGTCTTGGCTAATGGAAAATCTTTACTGTGTAACTTAATAATAGGCACATCGCTAGCACAAGCTAAAGCGACCGCGCCGGAATCCAACCCCAACCACAGGTCACTCATTGAGATGAGTGACGCCCACTGACGATATGGCATGCCGCGCGCATCAATACAACCTTCGGGGATCGGCTCATTCGGAGCACCTGTGAATACTGACATTACATTATACTCATGATCCAGCATATCAACTAGATCACTATAGTTTTGAAATGACCATACAGGACTTGCTGCATAGCTAATATGATTCACAGTAATAAATCCTTCAGTTCCATCTAAATGATCTAGATAAAATCTAGTCGTCCGCGCCACATCCTCACAAGTGTGTTCAAGTACAACGCTACGATCATTAATCTCTGCCGGATCCAACCCTGCATTTCGTGCCCTTAAAGATATAAAATCTTCTGTTGGGCGTTCATAAAAATTACTAAATGTGGGCCAATATTGGAGGTCAAATACCCTGCTATATGTTCTAGATGCAAATTCTCGAATGGTTTTATCCATCACATACTCTGCATCCTGCCTATTAGCATGCCCCTTCGGTAAGGTAAAAGTTTTTACCTTATCAATATATGGATTGGTTTCAATCACCTCGGCGAACTTATCACGCACTAGCCAAGTAATGTGTGCATCTGGGAACTTATCCCTGATATGCCGCACAATAGGCGTGGCATATAACACATCAGCTTGCGCGCCCCAGGCTATAATTCCTATGGTTTTAGTCATTATTATGCGTATTCAACTCCCGATGACAATAGATGCATTCTTCCGGATGGCACCCAGCGAGGTCATTATTAACGTGGACATGGTCAACTATTGGCACATCAACTGCTGTGGAGACAAATTCTATAGGTAGGGTAAAAGGCTCGTCGTAAACCAACCCCTTAAGACCGCCACGTAACTGCTCCTGCTTCTTTTCTAATTGCTCAATTCTGACGCGTAGCACGTCATTTTGAGTCTCAAGGTCTCTAATTCGATCCCTTATCGCGTTGCCATTGTTGTCCAAACGATCAATCCGTTTGATCATGCTAGCAAATAATCCATGCAGTTCTTCTGTCTTCTTTGATCCAAACATCAGGCACCTCCTACCCTATTATGTGGTGATATAACGAATTCGTGCGTGGTTTTTGTAAATATTAGCTTACAACCTGATCGAGGAGCTGTCCAGCCTCCAGAGCGCACAAAGCTCTGGTAACCTATGAAACGTGAAGCCTGCCATAATAGCCTTTTTCCAGGTTTCGAAGTCTGGCGACTTACCGTCTAGCTTAACGTCTGATCGCGAGAAGCCCCCGAGGGCTTGCAAGTCTCTAGGACGATACACAAGAGTCGTATGACCCAAACAATTCTGATTCTTATTTAAAAGACAATGCCTTATTTGATCGTGCTCTGTCGCATCTAGATTAGGTTCATTAGGCTCAATATAGTCTAGCTCGAACATTTCAGGAACAGGTTCGCCAGTGAATCCAACCATTCTGGTGCCTAAGAAGTCGACATTAGGATTAGCATCTAGAAATTGAGATTGTAGTAGGAGACGCTTAGGATGAATAATGTCATCGATGTCCCAATGAGCGAAGTATTCCGTCTCAACCAATCTACAACCCTCATCGATTACTTCACCAATAACTGGCGCGCTCCAATAAGATTCGAATCGAACTAAGTGAGGTAGATCGAAAATAGCACAACCATTAACTACTTCGGTAAAGTATTCAAGATTACTCATAGCCTGATCTTTTGATTCTTGGCCCCAATTATGAGCAATAAATAGAATTTCAAAATCTTGAAACTCTTGTTGACCAATTTGCTCAGCCCAAAATGGGATCCATTTTTTGTGCGCTTCATGCACATACGTTACAACCGTAATTTTAGTCATTGTAAATCACCCTACATGTTATTTTTATTTTATTCATACTCCACCTTCTCTGTCGAGACAAAAACTCGCATCTTGCTTAAGTCCACTTGTTCAGGCGTGTCCTCTCTACATTCAGGGATATGAAACAACGAAATGCAACCTTCTTCATCAATGTCAATAATATAAGATAAAGGAAAATTAATGGTAAATTGTCCATGTGTTCCATTAGGAAGTTTTAAGGCATTAGCTATAAGTTCAACTAGAGTATGCCCGTCTAAGGTATACTCTTCGGTTGTTTTAATTTTCCTCATTCTTCCTCCTCAAACTCTACTTCGGACCATGCTAAAAATGTCTCCATCCACCGCTCTATATAGTGAGAAGTATTAGCGAAATAAGCAGGGTTGTCACACCTTAGGTGCTCCATATTCTCCTCAAAGCCATCCAAGCCATCCTTCATTTCTCCGATGAATTCCTTAAGAGAAAGCGTCTCTCGATTATATTCCAAGCTAATAGCGCGAAGGGGTTTTCCAAAAAATGTTCTTTCAGTCATAAATCACCTCACAATCTTGACACAAGGCTGTTATTTGATCAACCCTCTCCCAAGGTCCAATAATTTCTACGTCTCGATACATTGGGCGCGGCTTAGTTGGCTCGCTGACCGTAATGCCTAAAGGCTCACATATCTTTGTGAGCATATCAATCACAATATAAAGTTCATTCTCTGTAAGTTCACCAACACGAATCTTAGCTGTCGCTATAGCATGTTCTACCATGTTTTTCTCCTTAAATCATTCATTCTATATAAGTCCACGTCCTGCCCGCTTTGATATCGCAAATGCTAGATGGTGAAATCTTATACTTGCGCGCAATCATAGAGGTCCCTTTGCCATCTGCAATCATCTTTTTAATCTCTTTCACTGATCTCTCCGTTAATTTACTATGAAAGCTTCCTTCTCCACGATTAGCATTAGAGAGCGCCTTCCTACATTTAATGGAGGTAATCCTTCCTCGACCAGCCTCACTAATTTTTTGCTTGGCTTCATCAGTATGAGTTTTGCCATACATTGGATGATCCTCAGAATTTTGAAACCGTCTTTTCATTTTTTGCTTTGTTTGCTCTGACAATTTCTTACCCTTGTGAGCCTTAGACATTTTCATCTTAGATATTTGAGAATGTTTACGACCACCCATAACGTTATCCGCCTGACGACAAATATTATAACCTAATTCATAGAATCTTTTATCATCATGACTAGCAAATAATAAAGTATTTAAATAGTACTGTTCACGCACCAAACACTGTTTCGGATCACATTCTTCAAGGATCTCAAATATAAAAGTATCTACTCCATACTTATTCCAAGCACGTTGTAAATGAATTGAGTGATGACACTGATTAACTAGTTGAGATTTATGAATAGTCCAACGTATTTGAACATCAATAGCGCTACCAATATAGCACTTATTATTTATTTGATTTTTTATTTTATAAACACCAGCTTGCATTACCAAGTACCCCAATCGGCAAGGAAGCCCCGTAGTCTAGTTTGCCAAAGATTATCCTTGCGCTTATGATAAGCATTCATAGCTACAGCATTGCGCGAAACGTCATTATCTAACCAATATTTGATTCCCTCGACCATTTCATCTACAAAATGATACTCAGCGAATTCCTTATCTGGTGTATATAGCTCGTGAAAGTCATCACACTCAGCATGTTGAGACGCCAACATAAAAGCACCGCACCCCATTAATTCCATATCCCTCCCCTTAATTTGACCATAATTAGCGTCTCGGGAGCACCAGCGGAGATTGAGATTGATCTTCGACTGGTTAAAGATGCGCACCATCTCAGACGTCTCAGGACGCCCATGGTGGTCCTTGTGATCTGGCCAGAAGTGACCCCAGGTATGCACTTGAATGCCAGCTCCGCGCAACTGGGAGACAACCTGCTCACGTAGACCATGCTTCTGCCCCACGAAGGAGACGTCGTATATTTGCTCTACATCTAGCGCCCTGTCGCACGACGATGGAATCCCGAATGGTATGCAGCATGCCTTTACTCCATCATCTTCTAGTTGCTGCATCATGTGTTTAGCGGGAGTGATCGTATGGGTGTCGTATCCTTCTGTTACCCTAGAATGCACGAATCGATCCCCGGAAGGATGTTTATAACGCAAGTGAAGGTCTGGGTGAAAACTCACAATGGGCGTCCCACCCTCAATAATTTTTTGAGCTTGAGGAAGATGGATGCCTAGGGCGTGGGTAACTGGCGCCTGATAGATAAAATCTACCTCTTTAGCAAGACTGACTAATCGATCACGGTCAGCGTCAGATTGTTTATCTAGCCAAAAGGTCTCCAGTTCTACCAACCCTTCGTCTTCTAATTGCTTCCATTCTTTATAAACGTTTTCGAATTCCCAGGAGGGATTAATAAACTTACCCTGATCATCAAACTTTTGAATGCCGTCTTGACCAAAATCGCTTTGAAGACATGCCAGTAGAACTTTATATTTCTTCATTCCATACCTTTATCATCACCTCGCCATGACAAGCATCAGGTTTACAAAAACACCCCAACACATCATCTTCATTTAGACTATAGAATCTCTCTTTAAAAGCCGTACTTGTTGCTAGTTTTTGCCGTAGATATTTTTCATAACAGGGTAGCGTATCACCTCTAGTCTCATGAGTTTCAGAACACAAAATGCATCTAGAGTTAAGTTTAATAGGATTGCCCCAGTAGCCGCATTTCCCGTGTCCACCGCGACCAATATAAACCGTGTATGATTCCTTACGAAGGTTGACTACTTTCATTATCCCTCTCCCACTCATCCGCCGTAATTGACATCATGATGCTATCAATGAAAAGGTTTTGATCTTGACGATATACAGCTTGGCGCCTTATCCCTTCCTGGCGAAAGCCTATCTTTTTATAAAGTGTTAGCGCTGCTTTATTAGTTGATAGCACCTCTAGCTGCACTCTATTGCACTTAGAGTCTATAAAAAAATAATTCAACAACCACTTATATGCCTCACAAGCATACCTTTTGCGTCGATGATCCTTATGAATATCCACGCCAATTGTTGCTATCCTGTTGTCAAAATCTTGTCGTGCACGAGCATAGCCAACCATTACCGATTCATCATCTTTAATTTTATTTATGCTATAATACCGTGGGCTGCCACTAGAGATGAAGTCATCACCCCAGTGCTTCTTCCACCACATTAATGCTTGCGACAATTGAAAACGGCTATTATCATGAAGTTGATCTGCGCATTCATTCCTAATTTCTAGGAATATAGGAAGATCATCTATATTGAGTGCATCTAGTTCAATCATATTTTTTATCCAAATAAGCAATTTCGTCCATTTTTACTTTATCCAAATCTAAAGTTGAGCTTAAGCCTTGAGATCTCATACGAATAGTGATTAGCTCTTCGTGCAGTAATGCAGGAGAGCCATATATTTTTCCCATCCGATAATAAAATTCACAATCATTTAAATAACAAAGATTAGAATCCATTCTCAAATCACAGTTTTGAAACATTACAACGCTAGGAGATCCTATTAAATTCTCTCCATACGCAAGGCTAAGGTCACCAACCCAACAAGGCAGATGGGAATGATTCATATCATCATCATTATCATCAATATGATCACATCCAGCGCCCAACCAGCGGCGACCAGTTTCTCTTAAGCAAGTCACCATCGTGCTAATTGCTTTTTTTGTTTTCAGTATATCATCCTGAAACAACATCTTAATCAATGACCCTTTTGAAGCTTGATCAATAGCATTATTAAGATTAGCCACTGCGTTACCGTAGTTTTCATAATAGCGCGTATAACGTAATTTAAAAGGACGTTTACCCTCCTCGTCTAGCCAGTTATCCACAAGGTGCCATGAAACATCATCGTCTTTTGAATGATCAGAAATAATCACTGTAATATTTGGATAGTCTTGATCTTCAATTGAGGACAAACAGCATTCTAAGTACTCCAGGCTTCGCTCGCCTAAATTAGCGGTCGGAATACAGATATTTACTTCGGGTAAACTGTTCATCAGATCTCCTTCGTGGCATAAACGCATGGATGCGGATACCCAACTGGACCCATTACTGTCTGTTCGATCGTGTAACCATACTTATTTAGTAACCTTACGTGATTAGATAGGCAAGACAGCGCGCCCAACTCACCACCATGACCATTATTAGCTTGTAGGATAATCTCTGGGATATGCTCACTTGCATCTCTAATGATTTCTTCCATACGTTCAGCACCTAGATGATAAAGAACACAAGGCGCAACCAAGACATTGCACTGCGCCGTCTTTAGGTCTAGCGTCATAAGGTCTTGCTCGTGGAACGTGACATTCTTCCACTTCCTGCCGTGATACGCTTCGTAGATATTGCGCACCATATAGGCTTGTTGTACAACGCTTTGAGCGCCTAGGTCATGATTGTTAGGCTGTACGATGCCAAAACCACGGTCAAAACCATGCACATGTAGCGCACCGAGGTTTGCCATTTCTAATGAGAAGATACCAATATTACAACCAAGATCAAAGACGATTTTATCCTTAAGATCTGGCATCACTCTTCGCAATGTCAGATGCCATTTACGTATACCAGACGTGTCATCCTCTAGCGACTCTGGCCGATTATTAAAATGTGGATATGTTCTTGCTTGAATAGTGTGCTCTCCAATTTGAAGAGGCATATACCACTCGGGGAAGTTATCTTTATGAGTCTCGATGTATAGAGCGATAGCCGCATCGCGTTCTTTTAAACTCCCTTTGATAGACAGCCCAAAGTTTTTATGATCATACGTCATGTAATCTTCCTGAGTACCGGGGCATATATTACCCCTAGTTGATACAACCGCGTGGCTCTATGCACTCCGTCTATAATCACCAAGTCATCATCATGTAAGATAAAATCCTGATCATATGGTTTGCCTAGATACCGAGAGTCGTCATTCATTAAATGCTTAAAGCTAGCTAGTGAAGAATCGTAAAGATGATTGTTGGCAACTAGCCAATCTTTATAAGGCTTGGTCTTACCTAGGGTGTACTGATAATGAGGAGTGGCGTCAATAGCAACTATGCCCTCTCCTGGCATGCGTACTTTTAAATCAGCAATCTTAATCAAATGGATTTCTTCTACTCCCTTATAGCGCCTTATGTCACCTAACATATTGAGGACATACTTAAAGTAACCCTTCATGGTTGTCTTAGTCCTAATTTTTGCGCCCTAGCATAGAGGATTGGAAACTCGTCTAGAGTTCTTCCAGACTCATCCATCTTAGCTATAATGTAATTGTACTCCTCCCCTTTGCCGTCATCAGTAACTTCCGAATCGCTAATGCTATCATGTCGCATACGGATTACATAAAGATGATAAGGTAGACAGATTGGAGGGCCAATCTCTAAGCCTAGTCTATAGTAAAGCTCACAGTCCATATAGTAGAGTAGATTTTCATCAAAGTAAAGGTTGTTCACATTCTTAGGATAAAGCACAACGCTTGGACTGCCAATCCTGTTATACCCTAGCGCTAATGATCTATCCGTGATCCACGATGGCGAATGCGGGTTAAGCAAATCATCAACATCATCCTCCTCACAATGCCAACATCCACCAGCAGACCAGTCAGTATCAGTTTTTAACACGCCGACTAATTTATCAAGACCCTCAGACGTAAAGAAAAAGTCGTCTTGCAAAAGAGGCTTGATTAACTTACCAGCAGACTCCTCAATGGCATTATTTAAATTAGCCTCGCAACTACCCCTTCCCCTCTCGTTGCGAACATAAACAATAGGTATCCTAAATCGCCAGTCTCGACACAACTTGAAGATATCGTCATTAAGAGAATGATCTGATACCACAACCTCGTAATCTTTATAGGTTTGTATCTCCACACTCTCAAATAATTTCGTCAGCATAGAGACACCACGACCTCCCATCTCAAATGTGGGAGTACATATGCTTACTGTTGGTCGCTGCATGATCTTGTCGCTATAGAGATAGATGGGAATCGTTCATCTAGAATCTGAAGCTTAAGCTTCTTCCGCAGGGGGTTGATGGGACGTTTGTTAAACTTTTTCATCCAATCGACCTGATCTCGTTCAGCCGAACCTCCTTCAAATAACACAATAGCACCGTCATCTATTTGGGGTGCTAACTTTGTAAGAGTCTTCTCAATGATATCACCATCATTAGAAATATCCACATGCAACATATCAAACCTACAGGGATTTTCTAACCACTGATAGTAATTAGCTTCCCAAAGAGTAACATAGTCGGTCAATTCAGCATCATCAATATTCTTCTGAGCTATATCCATTGTAGTATGATTATAATCATATTTATCCCAAAGATCACAAGCTATAATGTGACCACGACCTCTATCGCGCAAACCTTTAGCCATGTGTATCGTTGAATACCCCTCGAACACACCGAACTCCACTATTTTTTGAGGCTCCCACCATACGACTAATTTATATAATACGTCACCTAAATTATTCTTTTCATATGATGACTTCATCACCAACCACCCTTGATGCAATTAACAATATATTGCCTGTGTTTTGGCGTCACCCACCAACCCACGGGGATACAAATCATATCCTGACATACGGCATCTAGATTCGGGAGCAGAGTGCGATATTGGTCCACACAAGAGTGTTTGTCATTACGGTCGTGGACTCTACTGACCTCTACTTCCTTTTTCTTCATCATCTTCATAAACCCTGCGCGATCCTCGACACGAATAGTATAAAGCCAATAAGCCGAATCAAACCCTTCTTTGTACTTAAGCAATGTCACACCGGGGATGTCGAGTAGCTCATTATTATAAAACCAAGCATTGCTCCTATGTGTTCTTAAAGTATCATCTAGAAGAGGAAGATTAGCAAGACCGATCGTAGCCGCGATGTCGTTCATGTTGAACTTATACCCCCATTTAGGAATATCGTTCTCACACCTAAAATCTGTGCGCGGACCGTCACGGTTAATGCCATACCAGCGCAGCAGCTTGGCTTCTCTATTCCATGCCGTGTAGGACGAAACTAAAGCTCCTCCATCCCCACATGTCAGATGTTTAATGGCTTGGAAGCTATAGGTAGAGAAGTCACCCCATCTGCATAAAGGCTCTTTGTGGAACGTACTACCTAATGCATGCGCGCAGTCCTGGATCAATGCAGGAAACACGCCTATCTTTTCTTGTGCTAGTTGCCTAATATCATCGATGCGATTCAAATCTAATGGATAGCCACCCCAATGAACAATAGAGATTGCTTTAGTTCTAGGAGTGATCTTACGCGCGAGATCATCTAGATCCATATTCATAGTAGTTGGATCAATATCTACCCATTTGATATGCAAGCCATTTGCCAAGATGGGAAAGTTAGTAGCTATACAGGTCAATGGTGTCGCTAGCACTTCATCGCCTGCAGAAATATCCTTACTGTCTTTTAATAATCTATAAGCTAAATGCTCTGCTGATGTCGCACTATTAGTTACGACTACAGGACGGCTGAACAGTTTGTTCTTTGGCGCAAGAAGCTTCTCTAGTTGCGCCTCAAACTCTTTAACCTTAGGACCTTCACCTATATAACCACTACGTAATACCTTAGCAACATCACTAGGGGCACGATCAGACATACGGACTTTAAAAAGAGGAATCATCGCCCCTCCATTATTGCCAAGCCTTCTTCCCAATCCTGCAAAGACTCTCTTTCCCAATAGCACATCACTGCACCATCGCAAGGCTCCCAACTATCAAACAAACGAAAGACATTAAGGAAGTCTCGACGATCATGCATCACTATCTTGCGAACCTCCCCCAAATCATCTAGAAATAGAATACCATAAAGCGGATCGATAGGAGGGTCGTCCTCTTCCATTTCTTGTAGTGCTTGTTCGTATTTGTCTATCATGTCGTTATTCCCTGTTCTTTAGTCCACTGAATAATACTCTCTGCCCTATGTTTATAAGTATGATTTGCGTGCACGTAATGCATTAGTCGCTTGCCAGCAGCTAACAACTCCTCTTCTTTATTATTCCAAGTAGCAAAAAGGCTTAGCCATTTACGAATGTCATAGTCATCCTTATACATAAAAATACTATCATGAAGCTCGATTGGTAAAAATTCAACAAAGTCCATATAGCTGGTATAATCCATAAGTAGGGTAGTGCCGCACCCTGTTGTTTCCCAAGGACGCCCAGGCACTAAACCCTTACAAGCGTCTTGATTATTATGAAACATAACGTGGTATTGATTAGTTTGACGAATCAAGTCATCACCAAATACGCCGTCGGCACTATGAATAAAGCCTGGCCTTGCCGCAACAGACTTTGCTAATGTAATGAGTCGCTTGCGCTCCTCGGTCATCGATCCAATAAATCCAAGATAGTACGCCTTCTTCTCGCCTTCTAGCTGCCTGTGAATCTGCGGAGAACATGCATAAGGTAAATGTAAAACCGGCTTACCAAATCGTCCGAACCCATCAGGTCCACAGAAATATCTATTACCTACTAGATAAGCATCAGCATTGTAAGACTTGGCGCGACCATAAGAAAGATCAGGATGATAGCTAACATCAAAATCCCAGAATAGCCGAGGCGTTCCTTTTAGATTCAATGAGTTTAATTCATACTGAGGGTATCCATCGTTCATCTCAGTAATAACAATTAGATCAAATTGACTAGTAGTTGCTTCTTCCGCGCCTAACCAACGATAAGGCTCGCTATAAAAATTTCCGTAAAAAGTACAGTCATGACCAGCCTGACGAAATCCTTCACAAAGTTGCTGTCCAGTACAACGATCAGGTTGTGTAAGAATAGCGCGACCAGTCACTAAAACTTTCATTATGACTCAAACCCCTCGCGTTCTGGCGCTCCGTGTTGTTCCATACATGCCACGTCTAAAGCAATCACCTTGCGGGGTGTGCTCAATGCCGCTTGAGACGCCTCGGGGTCAGCAGCACGAGACAATTGGTGTCGAGCTTCATGTAGATAATCCTCCATAAAAAGAATAAACGCACCTACCTCATGCAACCCCTTAGAGTCACTAGTTTCCCACTTACACTGGTATTCACGCTCACCATCAATCGCCGCATATACTTCTTCTCTGGTTGTCATACCTCTATTTCTCCTGCTATCCTTTGTATAATACTATTGAAATTCTTTTTAGTTTCATGGTCGCCAACATTTACAATCGGAATATTATGATCCATGGCAATCTTTATAGCTAGTCCTGTACCACCCTCAATCTTACCTTCTTCTGTCCAGCATACAACTACATCTGAGGGGCTTTTTAAATCTGCACCTAGAACCTGATAGACATTGCGCGACTTAATAAATTTGATAGAATCTTTAAGATTTTTGGCATATGGTTCATATTTATAAACCACCTCTAACACTTCATCTCTGAGTGGATGTGCTATAGCGTTGCCAAGCATTGATTTTTCTTTGTTGAAACCACTCCATGGAAGATAAACAATACAACGATGTCCAGCGCCAATTTCAAAGGCATAATCAGCCCCTGAAGCATGTCCCGATCTTAGCCACCACTTACGCTCTCTCGCTTCTTTTCCTAATTCTGTAAATAGCTCACAGAACTCTTGGGGGCATTGTCTAGATCCTATTCCGGTAATAATCATAATGTGATTGGACTATTTCGTCTGGCTGACACGACGTTAAACTTATCTCTGATTGCTTTTCCTAAATCAACACCAAGCTTATTTGCAATTAGATCAGCATAGGTCACAATATCTGCCAATTCATTGGCCATATCCTGTCTTAAGTCATCTAACGAAGGATCGCCTGGAAGATTACGCCTAGACTTTTTGATGAAGTTACATAGCTCACCAGTTTCACCAGCTAGAGCATTACCCCAGTCAGCCAAAGTCCAATCACTTTCACCACCAGCATTCTCGTTATTACGAGCTTCACTGGCTGCCCTTAACTCACTAAAACTCAGACAGTCCATATCAGATTCCTCAACATATTCAAATAGTTTTTGCTTAATTCGACCAAGGGGTTGGATATCCTCACACGGCACTGTAGATCCAAAGTGCTTATCCTTACCAAGGACGCCATAAGTAACCGCGCCCACTTTAGTGATTTCTACTACTTCACCAGTACGTGTATAAATTGCTTTATCTCCAACTTTTATCATATCACTCATAAGTATGTCTCTCCAGTTAATGTTTCATATTGTTCGACAGCCTGGGCGTGATCACCTAGCTCCCAGAATAAACCAGCCAGCTTGCTACGGAGGTAAAGCGCCGCGCACTCCTCATCATAATTCATCCCAATCTGGTTGGCGAGCACGTGTGGTCGCCTCATATATTGGTTCTTCTCGCCACATCCCTTAGCAATCGCCTCTTGATGTTTCCAAAATAACATTGCCATTTTGGCACTTAGGGCATAAGTTTTATAACCGAACTCTTGTTCCTCTGGACTCTTACAGTACCAATCAACTATCACGCCATCTTTAGGTTTATGAATCAAAGTTGGTTCGATATTCTCTTTAGTCAATATGTCTAGAACATCATATAGAATGTCCTCGCCCGATGGGTCATTATCACGAAGAACCCACGTAAATTCTACATAGGGCTCAAAGAAATGCCAACAATCTGGGATTGCCCAATGATTCATACGATCATACAACTTCTCTAGAACTGGAAAATACCGTCGGCAATCTTTGAAATTACTTTGATAATCAATATCTTCGCCGCCGAAATTTACTCTATAATTTTGTATCATAATCTAAAGCCTGTAAGGATGATAAGGGTGTGATTCCCTCAAAGTATTACCAGTAACAACTACGAACTCAGCTTTTCCACGCAATTCCACAATAGTGCGACAACCAGAATAAGAAAGGCCGCTCCTAATGCCAGCCTCAAGATTAGCAAGAGTGTCACTGACAGGACCACGGTAAGGGACTTTTGCAGATACTCCTTCGACGCGTGGCGTTTTGCCGCCTCTTTGTTTTTGCGCTTCCCGTGACGCCATCCCCCGGAAGGTTTTATAGGCTTGCCCATGTTCAACAATTCTCTCCCCTGCTGCTTCATCAGTTCCAGCTAGAAGAGAGCCCAGCATTACTGCATCTGCTCCAGCCGCCAGGGCTTTAACAATATCACCTGGATAACGAATACCGCCGTCGGCAATAATAGACCACGGCGCGGGTCCTAACGCTTTTCTGATCTCAATGATGGCGCTAAGTTGTGGAAATCCATGTCCGCTTACAACTCTAGTTGAACAAACAGAACCTGGACCAATTCCAACTTTAATAATATTTGCACCAGCTTCCACTAAGCGCCTCGCGCCTTGACCCGTAGCTACGTTACCAGCAATAATATCCATATCGGGATAATCTTCACGAAGCCCTGTGATAAGATTCATGACTCGTAGATGATCACCGTGCGCCACGTCTACACAAATCATATCAGGCGCGATCTCTTTTATAAAGCTGTGATGCTCGCCAGTAATACCTACTGATATAATGATTGGGACGCTATGCATAGTGTGACTACAATCATTAGCCCACTGCATTTGGTCTTCTAGATCAGCAAATCTATGCAACACCCCAGCACCACCAGCCAGCGCCATAGCAATGGCCATTTTTCCTTCAGTAACGGTGTCCATATTTGAGGAAAGCAACGGTAATTTCAACTCCAACTTACCAAGCTTAGTGCTGATATCTACATCACTTCTAGATGTAATTTGTGAATACTGAGGCACGAGAAGGACATCATCAAAACTATAAGCTGGTTTGTCTCTAAACCTCGCCATCATTAACCTCCCAAGGAAACACTAACCATCGGTCATCTACAATCGTGTGACAATGAAAATCGGTTTGAAACCCCGCGCCTTCGCGGCGGAAGAGAACTGCTGTTTTCGCCATGGGAAATAATTGCTTGACTATTTTAAAGGTTTCTCCCGAATCACATATGTCATCAATAACAACTAGACGATGCATGTCTTTTGGAGTTAGATGATCTAATGATGGTATAAATCTTACATTAAATTTATACTTTGTTTCTAATATGTGGGAAACCAGAATGGCTGGAATCATCCCACCACGAGGAATGCCATAAATTTTAACATCCAAATTACGTAGCGGACAATCCTTATCGTCAGCATCACCAAATGTTCTTTCAATCCATCTAGCAATCTTTAGAGAATAAACTTCAATATCAGACCAGGGTACTGGAATTATCTGTTGATTAATTTTGATTGTATTATTTGGCATTAATTTTCCACAATTCTTTGAAACGCAATATGATGTTCTGGATGCAGCCTCTCTTCGTTTGGACCAATAATCGCACCTACAAAATCGTCATTGATACGTGGTGTAGGAAATGGTTTGCAATTAGGATGAATGTCACTACAGGCTAATACTTTATGATTCACTAAAGGCCAGATATTATCTTTAAGAAAGTCTTGATCACACTGCCAGGCATCTGGATATTGATTTACAAACTGATCAATTAAAGTTTTCATCTCAGGACAAGCATGTTTTTTCATACCAAACATGCCTCCCATTAGAGCTTGAGAAGGATTAAAATGATATGGGTGATCACCCATTGAGTGGACCAAAGAAGGTCCATCTAGCCACTCTTTGACAGCGGCAGCCTCTCTTTCACTTAGGCGTGAGTCGCAGTCGCGAATAATCGTACATTGATTTTTTTCATTATTAATTTGTAAAAATCTCGCGAACATGCCCTTCCAGCCATTCATTTCTTTAGGCATCGTTAATATCTCAGTATTAGTTTTAGCATTAAGAAATTGAAGCTCAATAGTTGGTACAGTGTTATAATCTATATAAAATACACAAATCCATCCTGGATAAATTTGTTTAGCTAATTCAGCATTACGAATTGCACCTATGACATACTTGGGATTATCTCCCCAAAGAGAAAAAGAAATTACACGTCTTTCCATGTCTTGCCCCTTTTAATACCGCTAATAGTACTTGGAGAAACATCATAACGTTTGGCAATCTCAACATTTGAAAACCCTAATGCAATTTGATCTTTAATATCCCAAACTATATGTCGCGTCAATTTACTCCTACCATTTAGTTCTCCGCTTTTACGAGCGTTCAATTTATTTCTATTTAAAGATCTCATGATTTTTAGTTTCCCTTGATCTTTACCGTCTAATTTAATATGAGGCCAGGTCCTACCATTAATAATGTTATTTACAGACTTAATAGTTCTACCAAATTTTTGAGCAATCTCACTATCAGAACATCCATTGATAGCCATAAGCAACATTTGCTTAACATCTTGAGTAGATGACTTGGCTCCTGGTGATAATTCCCCCAATCGCTTGCCTTGTTGTGCTTCGGACATTCGTTGTCGAGTGATGTGTGATGGTTTTGCTTTTAACTTAGCCGCCCGTGACATCTTCATCCTAGTTTTATTTGTTACTGTTTTTTGACTAGCATCTCTAGAATTGTTATATCCCAAACGATAAAATCTGTTATCATTACAACTAGCAAATAGCATAGTGTCCAAATAATACTGTTCACGTTGTTCTAATTCATTTAAATTACATTCTTCTAAAATTTCAAAAACAAACACATTAGCTCCATCTTTATACCATGCATATTGCAATCTACTAGAATGATGCCTATGATATTTTATATCACCTTTATGTCCTCGCCACCTGGCAACAATGTCTATAGAGCTACCTATATAAATCTTGCCATTTTGAGTATTCCGTATTTGATAAACACCATGCTTCATGCTATTTTTACCCATGAGTCCTGCGCAAAATAAGCTTTAAAATATGTCTCTCCATTACGCCGCGCCCAAAATACAAACGGTTCATCAATAGTGAGAACAACAGGTTTGAAAAAGGGGGTGGCGCATCCACTAGCAAGTATGGCTACAGCAGCGGCTGACTCTATCTTCACACCTTTATGATTCATGCTGAATTTATCTTGTTGCACAGCCTCAAGAACTCTCACCATATCATGAGGTGAATTCATATCAACCATCCACGAAACATCTATAACTTTATCATACTCAATGGACGGAAACTCTACACGATCGAATACATCACAAACATGTAATGGGAGATCATCTAGCTCAGAGAGTAGTGAGGGCTCGGCCTTGGTTATATAGATGTCATCTCCTCCAGACTTAATCTGCACGATAGGCTGATCATGTTTTGAGGAAACGAAAAAGCTAAGGTTTTTTGATAGATAGGTTCCTTGGTATTTGTCTTTAATGGTGATTTCTATGCCGTCCCATTCAAAGACAAGCTTTAGAATAGATGCTATGTATATCACTATCGAACCAGGGGGCTCATTCGCAAGAACGTGTGAATGATCCTGAAGGACGATATCAAAACCATGCTCGGCAAGGAAAGCATTAACTTCGGCTGCTGAGTACGCAGTGAGTCCGAATAGTTCTTCATCAGAAAAGTCAGATAGCAGATGGCGCTTCCTAGCATACTCTAGTAGAAACTCTTTCTGCTTATCATTTACCCATTCCCATTTTTGAAAACCGTCGATACATTTCATTAAAGGAATGTTGCTGACGACAATCGTTTTGTCTTTAGTTGTTATATCATTCATGAGATCTAAAATACCTTTGAATTGCCAAGGCTATTAAAATAACCCCCGCAGGTAATAGGACTACGTGCTCCTTAAAAGCTTCCAATTGCTCAGGTGTCCGTGGTCCGTTGCTTGGATGTGGTAATAACGTAAACGGATAGCAAAGCGCGACAACACCTAGTGCTAAGAGCAAAACCTCAAATAGGACTATGCAGACACTGATAAGTCTCGTCATACCTCTATTATGCGTCGATTAAACGAATTCGGATAGAAAATCCTGATATTTTTTATAATACTCAGGAGACTCCACTTTGGTTTTAGTCTCAAAGTCACGCATTGAGAGGCCACTAGGATAGAAAGTAGAGATAGCGCGCAATGCTTCAAAGCTGCTTCTCTCCTTATCTGACTGTTCTAACGAGTCCTTTCTCTGGTTGTATATACTAAAACAGTTGGGGATAGAGACACCTATTGCACCTAGAGAAGTAAAGTATAGTACGAGCCAGTAATCAAAGGCCGATCTATACTCAGCGCCTGCGCGAAACACAGTTGGCCAATCCACAACATTGCGCAGCGCATTATCCCAATGTACATGCACGCCACAGCGAAAGAATTGCTGTAGGTCGTGCTCTGTATACGGCGGCGGATAACCCTTGGCTGTGGTTACGCCATCAACCCGTGTTTCATAACCACCGTAATAAAAACGCTTATTAGTATCTGATTGAATACTTGCATCTAGTGCAGCTTTAATAACTTGAGTGCCGCGCCAAGGATACGACCTATCGTCAGAGTTAGAGTTGCAAACAATTTTACCCTGAGCCTGCTGCCATCCTATCATCCACGAGGTGCCATAATTTGTGCGCGTGGGCTGTTCTATAAGCTTAATTCGCGGATCTAGTTGCTGCCAGCGTTTGATGATCTCAACACTACTATCAGTGGATGCACTATCTACAATGATATGCTCAAAGTCTTCATCACTCTGTTGTAGGAGATTACCAATTAATCCATCTAGAAACTGCTCACTATTAAAACAACTAGTGATATGAGAGATATTAACCATCAGTCTTGTAGATGAAACAAAAACACCACGCTATGAATATCATGTGGGAATTTCTCGACCCGCATCACACGTGGATCGCTACCAACCTTGGCAATAATCTCTAAGAAGCGACCGCGCCTCTTTTCGTTCTTGAGGTCGTCTGGAGATGGCCAGACTGATAAAGTAGGATCGCCCGCATTGATGGCTTCAGTCACCCAACGATGACGCCTTGGTTTCTCTGGAAGTTTAACAGTCATTATACATCCACGGTATTGAAAAAGTTAACATATCCCTGCTTGCCTTCTAGATCATAAATCCAACACACTGGGACGTTTTCTAAGTTGTAGGGCTCAGCGCTCTTATAATCCTCGAATGTTTTATCTTGTAAATGCGCATCTGACAACACCACGCCCTGCCCCTGCCAGGCTAAATGCTTTGCTATGATAGGTGGATGATCTCCACTAAAGAGAAGCACTGTATTTAGATCTTCTGTTTTATCAAGATACTCATCTGTTTGTCCACCACGCGCATAAGCCCCCACGTCTCCATGCTTATCCTGACCTAGCTCTTTGTCATAAAAGTCTTTCTTCGCTTGGATATCTGCTTCGTCATTTCGACAATACGAATAATGATACACCACAAAATCCTTCAAGACAAATCGACGATTCTTATACTCTTGACTAAAGTAAGTGCAAATTCCATCCTTGTCTCTGGCAACTGGGTGATTTTGGTAATGCATCCCCGGATGGAATTTGATAAATCTTTGATGTTGCTGACCCCAGTCGCCGCTTGGTTTGCGTATATGACTAGCGTCACGCCAGAAGTGATAAAAACCCGCAGGCACAAACTCGGTAGCCCAAGGCTCTACTGTAATAGCTTCGCGCAACTTATCAACTACTTCAGGCATAATGAATTCATCAGCATCAGTGATCAGCATCCAGTCACCATCTTGCATGTACTGAAAGAACGTATTCTTTAATTCTTCCAAGTCAGCCCAAGGACGATCGATTTGTACAAACGTGATCTTCTTGTCTGGATCTTTATCAGCCTTAATCCGCTTGATGATACTAACAGTATCATCTATAGAATGACCGTCAGCAGTAGCTTGCCCCGCGTCTACTTTGTTTTGAACGGCGCCTTCCACGATGACAATTCTATCGACCTTATCATAAAGCTGCATTACGCAGGGTTCAATCAAATGTTCCTCGTTCACACACTGGATCACCTGAGTGATCCTAGGTTTAGAATCAATAGCATCACAAATAGCGGAAATTTGGTTGGGTAAATTACGTGAAAAGGGATTATCTATCTTTTGTTCCATTTTTTTATTGGCTTTCTTATAGCGCGTTCAATTGACCATCCATGCCTATTAATTCTCGCATGAATTGTTTGATACGGTAAATGATTTTTATCACAATATTGTTTTAAAGTTGTAATACTGTCTACAAATATATTATCTCTTCTGTTATTATTTTGTTCTTTAAACGTCGCCCATCTACAATTACTGGGCTTATAATTACCATTATTATCAATGCGGTCAATCGAATGTTTATCAGATGGCGCCAGACCCATGTCTTTTAGAAAGTTTTCAAATGATTGTAACCATTGATCACAAACATTAATACCCCGACCACCATAATGAGAGTATGCGGGGTTATTTGCATTATAACATCTGGCTTTTATACCATGCCAAATATGATACTCTCTAGACTTTGTCATTCCATGAGTTCGTCTACCCCGTAAACGATTTTCCTGCTGTAGACAACCACAAGATTTGGTTTTACCAGATCTTAGCTTATCAGACACAACAACTGTAGTATTATCACAATCACACTGACATTGCCATCTCGTCCTACCGGTCTTAGTATTTGATGATCTAGTTAACACAACTAGTCTACCAAACCTCTGTCCAATAAGATTAATCGCTTTTGTCATTCAGATATCGGCATAGACTTATTTAATTTGCCATTATGATAAATAATATCCTTATCATAATTATCTTTCTTAATTTCATATGATAACGAATTATCATCATTAATAATACGCATAACGTTATCACACGTGCCGCCAAGTGCTACTAGCACGTCTTCAAATGCGGCACCATGAACGATTAAACGATCTGAGAAATATTCTATCTGTAATATTTTAGACATCAGTTGCCTCCAATATTTTAGCAGGTGCTATATTTTTAATTACATCCAGCATTCTTGGCCCAACTACCGAATGATCAAACTCCATTAAGTTTGGGGCGGGTTGAACTTCACGATTATTAACCACTAGTTTCATTTTATACATCATTGAGCTAATTGAAGGCTCGGCAATCAAGTCAAAGCTTGTGTAAAGATCAGGATCACCATGCGTCTGACCCACTAGTGGCTCTAGTGAATAGTCTACTGGATGAACATTGGCACGCACGCAGGCACCCCCACTACCAGCAGATTCTCTACGGCTGACTTCATCAACTAAAGAGAACTCTCCCATCCCGCCCCATAACGTGGTTATTAATTCGTTTCCATAAGCCAGTGCGTCAAATGCTGGAATGTTCCAGCCTTCTCCTCGACTGCTACATACATATGCATCACCCGTCGCATGGATCTTTTTCATTTGTTCATCAGTCAATGTATTAGTAATCAACATGACTTGTGGATAGCCCTCCGGGGGCAATCTCATTCCTGCTCTGACATTATCAATATATTGTAGTAGCTGCTGACGTTCTTTATCACGATCTCTCATATTGATGTATGTCTTTAGAATCAACATCACGTCGTCGCGACGACCATGAAAAGCTCCAAAGTATGATCGTAATAAAACATCAATACCCTTCTTGCTAGAGAATTGGCTAATGTTATAAAAGATAAAACGATCCTTAAGGATATTAGGGCTACTAGGAGCAGAAATAGGCTCCACGCCCTCCAAACTATAGCTAGGAATATCAAACGTGTGCGGCACTTTATAAATCGGCACCTTGACTCCGCAGTCATTAAAAGCATCGACACTTGCCTGACAGAAAGTAATAACAGAATCAAATTGATTGAGTTTATCTACCCAATACTGTGGGATTCTAGTTGTTTCCCATGCCACAATGGCGATATTAACCTTGCCCTCTATAGGGCGCATTTCATTTGGTGTTAAATGTTGAATCACAACATCTACATTATTGAGATCACGCTTGAGAAGTTCCCTTTCAAGATCAGTCACTTGGTAGCCAGTACCCGTATCTGCCTGGTCGTAGCGTACTGGTCGTACAACTAGATCAGCACCCGCCTCGTGCAAGGCTCGGATGTAACCCCTAGCGGCTACAGCGTAGCCACTAAAATCTCTTACGGGAGCGATATAAAGAATTTTCATATTATAATTGCCTCAAACGCGTCGTCAGATTTTGTAGTACTAGCCGGGATAGCCTTTTGGCCAGCCCGTAGTGTCTCAACCTGATTTTGTGCTTCTGCCTGTTGGCGGAAATATTCTGCGATTTCATTGCGGGTCTTCCCGGCTGGTACACCCCTCTGCAACTCGACTGCAAGTTTTTGCATCCAGTTACGATGCCCCTCTTCGTCGATATCATTCATGCTATAACCTAATAGTCTCGTATAACACCAAACAACAAAGTCAGAATCATTAAGATCTAGAGATGGCTGGGTGGTATCAATATCAATCAATGACAGCTCTTTATCCCATGTAGTATCACGATCTAAGGGAGTGATATGATCAAAAATAAACTCCCACTCCTTCCAATTCTTATCCCAATCATAATGTTCCTCGGCACATTTCCGAGCGTCTAAACTCATTTGTGCTAATTCCTCAGGAGAGCTAAGCATGCCAGCGATCTTATTCATACAGTCTTCCATAGAAGTTGCTGCGCGCCAAGTAGTGGTCTCTGGTTCATAATATAATTGCGAAACCTTCATAGCTTTACCACCTAGATGAACATTGTAGGTGTCTTTATTGATATGTTCATAATTAGGGATGCCGCCCTTTTCAGAAAGAGCGGCGTAATCTGTTACTAGTGCTGGCACGCCACACGCCTTGCCTTCCTGAACTGGCATTCCACAATTTTTAACACTAAATGTTCCAAGCGAGTAACTAGAAACCATGTCACTATCCTCACTTGATTTATCAATAGTAAGATTGTATGTAAAATCATCATAATCAGAATCTTTTATGTTTTTAATTTTGTAATAAATGTAACCATTTTTTATCTTAATTTTAAAAGACTCTCTTGTATGTTTGGTAGGTTTATACCCACTGTTTTGTGCTTTTGAAGACTCGATCAAAACATCAAACAAGTAAGCCTGATGACCATAAACCTTTACGACATATTCTAAATTATTTCGTTTAGTTTTATAAAGATATGTTACAATACCAAAACGAGCAAGTAAGTCTCGCCATTGATATGCCAATGTTTGAGTGTGGGTAGTAAGTGATCGATGACTCATTTTACCCGTTGAAACTAATGGCTTCTCTAGAGTTCCATCTCCATCAAACCAACCACCAATAAATTCTCGCTGAACATCCTTTGGAGCTTGCATAAACTCTAATGGAATCTTTTTATCTTTGGTATTGTAACCAAATAATGATCCTAATTTCGCACTAAAAGCGTGAGAGCTAAAAGTTAACTCTCTTCCATTATTCTCTTTAGGTCGATCATAAACTTTAACACCTAGATCAGCAGCGAGGTCATATACTGATTGCGCCATCTCTGGATTGTCATCTTTAGATAAGGCTATGCTAACGTAGTGATTAGTGATTGATCCTTCTGCGATATATACACCAAGAAAATATCCATGTTTTGCAAGATCAACAGAATTAATAGTTGTTTTTGTAGGATATCCATTAAAATAACGTTCTGATTTATGATGCATTTTACCATTAATCATAACATTATCCTCGTCCTCTAATTCAACGATCAATTCATCACGACGAAGTTCTGTCATATCAATTGGACGTATTACATAGTCATCTAATGTTAACTCATCAGCTCGTTTCTTTTCTGTAGGTGAAATATAAATCTTATGATTCTTTGTAACAATAACAGAATTAGGATCACCCGCAACGTTGATTTCTATACATCCAGGATTATCATTTTCCCAAACGTCATGCACTGGAGCCCAATCACCTTTATGATTCAAAATCGAATCGCCAATTTTCATCTCCTCAATTGGCTTTAATCCTTCGCTAGTTGTTATTAAAGTTCCTTTAGCAAAACATCCTTCTGCAATGCTCATCTGCACCATCATATCAGCCATGCCAAACACTTCTGATAGCTGTTCGCGAGTAATGCCAAAGCCCGTAGTGGGAGTGCGAGCGCTTTGTTGTCCGCAACTAGGACACATAATGACAGGGCCATTTATTAGCGTGATAGATGGCGCAATAAATACATCTCCACATGCTTGATTTTGACACATGAATGTCGAATGGATCTCCTGCATAATGCCTTTACGACTAACGGGAGCGCCATGATATCCTGTTTGAATACGCTTGATCTCTCTAGGAAAGTCAATCGACAAAGTATTATCTGGCCATGCAGAATGCATTAACAAGATAGACTTTTGTATCATGTCATTATCTGGATATTTATTCTTCATCATGGCAAAAGAAGAGATTACTTCCGCGATCCGCTTGCGCGCTTGATTCCTTTGCACTAAAACGATGATTGGAATATCAGGTTTAACACCCCATTTTTGCTTTAACTTCCCCTTCTCTTCGTTAGTCCGTGGATAAAACGTCTTAAGGTCTACGCCAGGACGCAGAGGCTTGGGGTGTAATTTACCATGCGGTCTATTAAGACCAACAAACCCAGGTTTCTCTGGGGGATCAAATTTAAACTCCAACCTAGGAGAAGACTTACGCAAGGAATCAATACCAAAATCGGAATATGCCATTACATAAGTAGCATCAATATACGTTCGAATCCATTCTTCTCTCTGAGGGATAGAATCCACTGTTGGCATAACCAACCAACCAAAGTATTTCCTAAATGGACTTCGCTCTTGGAACGCCACCATCCACCAGTCTCGAATATCAATAACGATGTCGGGACGAAAATCAGCTAGAACAGCATCAAACTTCCAACGTCCAAATTGATTAGTATTCTGCCCAGGTTGAGCGGGGTCTTCCTGATTGAATGCCGCCTGCTCCTCGGGTGTGAGAGGGTTATTACCGTAGAATTTCCACTGACCTTTAATGTGGCTTGCGATCCTTGGGTCATCATCACCAGCGTACGAACCAAGCTCGGCAAGCTCATACTTATTAGTTGCAGCTAGTCGAGGCAATAGCTGATCATAAATGTTAGAAAATCCTGTGTTGAGGAACGACGCCTCTCCAACAAATAAAATACGTTTCTTGTAACCTTCTTTACTCTCGATACCCATACGATTCCTCGCCGATCCTACTTAGTAATCCTGACCCCATGCCAAAATCTTGTCACGAATGGATGCTTTAATTGTATAAAGATGAGAACGGCTCATCTCCATTTCTTTTATAATTTCATCCATTGAATAATTATTGACGACTAAATTGATAAATTGCATTTCTGATTCAACTAGACCAATCTCTTCAAGTACCTTAAAGATACTCTTTTCTTCAACCGAAGCCTCAGCTTCTACATCGATTTGATTAATGTCTACAGTATGACTTTCAACTAGTCCCAATAGAGATAAAAATGTGGCCCGGGTTTTAATCCCGAGCCGAGTCATGATAACTTCGTCCTTCAACCCCTCGCCGCGCATTCTAATAATGGCATTAGCTTGACGACGCACCTTCTCATCCACAGTGAAAACACTAGAGAATGAATTAGCTTGCTCTAAAAGAGCGCGACGGACACACTGACGAATGTAAGATGGTAAAGAACCAACTGATGGATCATATGATTGGAGTGCAACTATCAATGCCAAAGCACCAGTTTGTTGTAAATCTTGAACGTCAACAACTGATGGATTATTCACCACAACAGAATTGATCAATGATCTAATCAATCCACGATGCTGTGCACAAACCTTATCAACAGATTCTTCCATCTTATACAATGTTATCACAACCAACCTTACTTAGTAAGGAATATCAGCAGTTTGTTCAGCCGAACCGCCTACGCGCACTTCACCACCACTCTCACTATTATTATCACCAGAGGCTTCGCTACGACGAAGATTTTGAGTAGCAGTAATAGTACTTACATTTAGCTGCCAACGGCTACGCTTGTCGCCATCCGCGTTAGTAAAGGTGTCCTGCTCAAGATCACCAGTTACAGAAATCCCAAACCCCTTACGAAAATCGCGCATAATATCTGCACGCTTACCCCAAGCAATACAGTCGAAAAAATTCGACTTCCGATTATCAGCACGCCCACGATTAAAGGCTACTGTGAAGAGAGCCCGTTGCTTCTCTGGGTTCTCCTCTCCTTTGATTACAGGGTCGCCCGTTAGACGACCCACAACTAGTCCGAAACCTTGATCCATTGTTAACTCCCTATTGACTTGGTTTTTTCACCGCTAAAAAGACTCCCGAAGCTCGTATTTGAATAAGGCTTAAGAAATCATCTAAAATACCTTCCTCCCTTGCTAGGTCTACGAGGTCTTCATTTAAGACGTTGATCTCTTCATACATAGCATAAAGTTTTAATAAGCTATCTTGTTGAGCTACTAGCGCCATAATGTCAGACTCGTTCCCTTGAAAGGTTGGAGGCAAAAATTGTACATCAGGGATCAACTCCCCGAAATGATTAATAATCTTTAAATCTTCTTTCGAAAGTTCAAAGGTTCGTATCAAACTATTAAGGATGATCCGCACAAATTGTTCTGCAGCAACCTCAGTAACTACGATAGGATGCTGGGCAAAAGATGTCATAAATCCTGTTGACCCATCTTCATCAAAAACACACCACTTAAATTCCATGGTTTGTTTTTCTTCGCCATCATAAATGGCAATTTTGATATCACCGTGGATACCATCAATAGTTGTGACAATTTCAGCCATATCCCTATTATGTGTCAAAAAAATAAAATCGTGCGCTATTTCTCGATTTCTTCTTTAATTACTTCACGCTCTACCACAATAAGCGGGAAGCGCAAGCTAACCCAAACAGGACGCCACCCGTCTTTGGAAAGCTCAGTCAGAAAATCATAATAGCCAGCCTCTTGCCAGAACAAGCTCGGATCCTGTCCTACCTCCATTGCCTTCTTTTCTAGATGCACTAAAACTTGATCTGGCGCCCTAACTTCTTTATATTCCATATACTTCATTACAATAACCTCATCTTATTAATGATTAATCCACCGCAATCAGAAACCTTTCCTCTCGCTAACACTACATCACCTGCGTCAATGCCAGCAGTTTTTATGTCATCATACAAATCAGGGAAAGCACAAGAGCCATCTAGACTATAAGTGGAGTCACTTAGCGTAATAAATGCCATCTGACGACCTTGCGTTTTACCGCGCTTGACCGTCACTTCCCTCATATCCTCTACAACAACACAAAGATCAACATATCCCCCAACGGGAATCTTACCAGCGCCCAGCTCTATACAAGTGTTACGCGCGCCGCTCATAGCTACATTGAGATCAGCCATACTGCCAGACAAAGTGGCTCCTAAGTAATGCTTTTCCCACATTAGAATCTGAGCGATGGTATCCCTACGTGGTTCTTTCTGGAAGTCTTTAATTAATTCTCTTAATTTAAGACGTCGATTTACATTAGGAACCTTGATTTTATTTGCCTTCCGCGACTCTATCGTGCTCTCGTCCACCAGGGCCTCCAATCGCTCCAGGAACGCCCCTGAGAGACCAGCCAGTTGCTCACGCTCTTTGTCTGTCGTGGCAGCCCAGAGGGTATACTGAGCCTTCATGCTCCTTCTAGAGACGCCAAAGCTATCCAATGCCCCGGCACAAATCAACGCCTCAATAACCTGCTTGTTCATCTTATTAGCCATGGCTAATCTTAAAAAATCAGCAAAGGATTGTGCTTTACGGCAGGCTTTTATAGACTTGAGCGCTGAGTTGCCAACATTCTTAATATGTGAGAAACCATAAGAAATCGTAGTATCATCTATAATAGTAAAATCTGTGTCGCTCTTCACTAAAGATGGCGGGGTAACATCAATATCTTTTAACTTACCGTCATTAATGAACAACGCTATAACATCTTGCGGAGTTCTCTGCTGGTTAGCCTTATTTTTGGCATGCCTAAGATTCGCGCATATGAATTCTAAGAAATAATTAGCTTTAACCCAAGCTGTCCAATAAGCCACAACAGCATATCCTACAGCATGCGATTTGTTAAATCCATACCCAGCCTGTTTCTCAATCCAACCCCAAATCTCATCAGCTACCTCAACTGGTACAGTCTTTTTAGCACCCTGTAAGAAGCGCGCCTTCTTCTCCTTCAGCTCTTCAGGCTTCTTTTTAGCCACAACCTTACGAACTATATCAGCTTCTTTAAGATCCATACCAGCAACAACCTGGCAAATAGCCATAACTTGTTCTTGATAAAGCAAGATACCTAGAGTAGGTTCCAAAATTGGCTTAAGGATAGGATGGATATAGCTTGGATTTTCCTCTCCCTTCTTAATTTTAGCATAAGTCTCCGCCATCCCCGTATCCAAACACGCAGGACGAATAATCGCTGTCAATTCTGCAATCTCTTCAATATTAGTTGGTTTACATTTCTTAGACCATGACTTACCTAAGTTCGATTCTAGTTGAAAAACCCCTTGAGTATGACCATGTAGTAGTACCTCAAAAACTTTCTTATCATCTAGCTTTAAATTATTCAAAAACTCTTGAGGTTTAGGCATATCCGCATGCTCTACGTGACGAGCCTTGATCATTGCAAGGGCAGACCTAAGAACATCTAGAGTAGCGAGCCCTAACATATCCACCTTCAACAACCCAAAAGTATCAATGGTATCCATGTCCCATCCACAGATCATTTTTGGCTTATTATCTTCACCCTTCGCTCTTACCAAAGGTATACCAGCATTATCAAAATCATCATCGGCAATAACAACTGCAGCGGCATGCACCCCAGAAGTCTTATAGCACCCCTCTAAACGTTGGGCGATGTCAAACAGCTCCCTCCAGGACGTTGTTCGAATAACCCTTCCATACCTTTTAATGTCAAACTTGTCATCATCCTCCGCATACTCTTTAAGCTTGGGAACTGCCTTAATGGCTTCTGCCAAGCTAATGGAAGTATGGTCATCATTCTTAGCTGGTATCAATCCAGCTATGATATTCTTGGTATTTTCATCAACACCCGCGACTTTAAAAACATCACGTACTACTTGTTTAGCACCTAGAGAAGAGAGGGTAACGATTTGCGCCACTCTCTTTTCTCCAAAGCGTTTGCGGATATATTCAATGACTTCGTCACGGCGGCTCTTCTCCACGTCAGTATCAATATCTGGCATCGAGCCAATACGCCCAGCGTTATAGAATCGCTCCCAAATCAAATCATACTGAATAGGGTCTAGCTGTGTGATCCCGAGGAGAAAACTGATAAGACTGCCCCCAGCACTGCCACGACTGGGGCTAAGCAGAATGTCATTATCACGACAATAGTCCGTAATATCAGAAACAATAAGAAAATAATCAGCCAGACCGGCTTGCTCAATATCAGCCAGCTCATGCTTAGCTCGTTTGGCATATACTTCATTCTTATCCTCAATTTTACGACGCGTCCAACCCTTGCGCGCCCTCTCTTTTAGTATTTCAATAGAAGGGCGTGGGTCTGTAGTGGGATATTTGGGTAGTCGCATCTGATGAAGTGGTAGTGTAACATTGCATCTAGAAGCAATCTCATGCGTCTTATCCACTTCTGCTTCGGTAAGATCCGAGCCCTCCAGCCATTCCTCTCTAGACTTAATGTAGAATTCTTCGGTCGAGAATCCACTCTCTCCTGCTGGAACTCCAGCCTTACCCCACGCTATTGCCTTTAAAAAACCGTGCGCCGCAGCATCTTCTTTATATACGTAATGGGAGTCTTGGGTTGCTACTACTGGTAGATTAAATTCTGCTGCCATTTTACGCAGTCGGTCATTAATAATAAGCTGCTCTGGAATACCTCCATCTTGCACTTCTAAGAAGAGGTTGTCTGAATCAATTATCTTTACTAGCTCTCTCAAGTATTCGTAGGCTTTTGGTATATTGGCTGCCTCTTTTAGTACAGACTCCTCACCTGGTTTTGCCCACGTCATCTTATCAAATAACCAATATGATACAGGGCCAGCCATACAAGCTGTGAGAACAATCAATCCTTCTTTATGTTCAGCTAGATCCTTAAAGTCAATTCGGGGCTTGTAATAAGTGTTTTCATTAGCTCTAGTTGTCAATCGTACAATATTATTCCAACCAATCTCATTCTCAGCTAGTAGAATAAGGTGATGAGCATGCCTAGTTTTATTCGCGTGATCATCAGTAAGATAGGCTTCCATACCCATGATGGGTTTGATGCCTACCTTTTTACACTCTTGATAAAACTCAACACAGCAAAATATATTACCATGGTTGGTAACCGCCAAAGACTCCATCCCTAATTCTTTTACTCTAGCAACCAATTTTTTTATAGAAGATTGACCATCTAAAAAAGAATGACGGGTATGACAATGTAAATGCGCCATTTTTTTGTCAGACATTAATAAACCTCTTAAATTTTTCACGTTTTCTTTTCATACATATTATATTATTATCATAATAAATGTTTTGTGCGAATCTTTTAGCTACCTGATTACCAGAAGCCCTCCAACGCCAAGTACCTTTCAAAGACATACGAGAACATGTGCCGAACTGCATAACGTTTAAAATATAATCAACTATTTTAAAATTACCAGCTATTTCAACACAGGTTTGATTGCGAGCTTGATGATAATAAACACATCCATCACCATCAAAAACGCCTCTTATAAAATCAAAATCATATCTTGAGGGAAATTTTGGTATCCTATTTAACTTAGACTTACGGGGTTCAAATCCTTTTTGAAAAAGAGAATCATAAAAATCTGCACCGTAAAATTCTACACGATCATATTTATTTTTCTGAGTACGAATTGGATGATTAGATTCGAGCGCATTTAAAAGCGTCTTAATAGACAATCTATCTTTTTTATGAAGTGAAAAAATAACATGTTTAGGATGAGTCTTGCTATTAAAAAGACATCCGTCAGCCCAAAGAAAGCCCAACCAATAAGCCTTTTCAGCCGAATCAATATTATCAAAGTAATGTTTATTATAATTATATACCATCACTTTGGTCGCTCAATTTTTCTTCCTTGCCTTCGCCATATTATTCACTTATTCTTATATTTATCAAACATATAATCGCTATGTTCTTGCACGAGTTGTGCGTCATCCATATGAATTCCGTCTACGTTTAATGGAGAGACCGTAGGCATAATACATTCAATGAATAATTCATTAGTATCATCACGCATGATAATCCATAATAGATTGTAGCGCAGATCACCAAGAATAGTCCAAAGCATATGAGGGTTGTGTGAGCCTATCGCGTGGTCAACGTAAGCGGCATATTCACACGACTGCAGTAGCTCATCAAGAGATTCTTGAGTCCTAATCATTAGAGTCTAACTTTTCTTCCTTGCCGCTACCATAATCCTTATGCCTATCCTCGCTCCGGTCGCCGCCTATCTGCTTGTTGATCTTATTAAGCACGCGCTTACGATGACGGTCTTCCATTTTGTTTTTAAGTTCTTCTTCGTGTTTTTTGGCGTGGTCTGGATTATTCTGTTGCCAGCGCTCCATACTCACGTAACCTTTATTTCCACCCAAGACGCTTGGTGCCTCTATTATGTGTCGATAAAACGAAATCGAGTTGCATTTCTCACATTTTTTACGCTTGAGCCTGTTATCCGCAGTTACCTTATTATCATATTCACTAGCGGCAAATATCACTTCTAGATCTGCTTGGCAAGTCCTACATTGAAAGTTATAAATCATTTTTTAATCTTCTACAAAAGCTCGATACAAACTACCGAAACAACGATGAAAGGGGTCGCCATGATCTTTACCATTACCTACTATATGCCAGGTGAGCGTATGCGCCCATTCATGCATGACTGTATCAAATTGTGAATTCCATGGATAATTTTTATTAATAAGGATTTTATAATACGAATTGGGTTTACCCTCGTTTACCATCCAAACTATACCATGAGGAGCGTCAGGACCCAAAAGGTCTTTTGTCACACGACGAACACGCACAGGGAAATCTGGTGGGAAGTATTTACGCAATAAACGTAACAACAACCTAAATTTTTGATCAACTGTCATATCTTTAGGCTGACCCCATAAATATTTACAGCGTGGATCTTCCATCATCTTTTGGGAGGGTTGGGATTAGAGCCGTCTAAGCCGTTTAATAATTCTTTCCATTTTTGATCACAGAATGGACGATTACATAGATGTTTACAATACCAGTCTTCTCCACGACGCTTGATTGAGCGCGCATCTTTAATTTTATGATAAAGCTCAACCACGTATTGCCGCGTCAGCTCATCATCTTCATCTGTAAATGCATGCTCTAAAGGTACTAGGCTTCTAAAGTAATCAAACTGCACCCAGTGATATTTATATTGAGGATACATGCGCTTTGCCGCATAGGAATACATTCTAGGCTGAAGGTCTTGAAGAAACTTCTCATACTCAGGAACAGAATATCCTGTTTTGTAATCAATAATTAATAGTGTTTCCTTATCATACTCAACAACTAGATCAATAAACCCATTCATATTGATGGGCTCATCATCCTTATCAACACCCCACGTGATATGTGGACCTTCTGGATCAGCCTCTTTTCTAGTAGGAGCCTCAATACCGATTACCTTACCGTTAGGATTATCCTTGCTTTTAACACCTGTGTCAAAATATTCACCATAACGAACGATGGCATCTTCAACCATGCCTAGCCCCTCGTTATATAGTTTCTTGGGACAGCCCTCAAACTCATCAACATTATATAGGGTGACGATGTCCTCAACAACAAAAGGCATTACGCCACAAGTCCCGTCTTCTACACCAAAAAATGGACAAAACTCACAATCTTTTTCAACAAAAAACGAACCACGGGCTTTCGACGGCGCGTTATTCATATCTTTCATAAAAGGCTTTAGGTCCATTACATGCTTATGATAGATAGCTTTGTAATCAGCCGTACCTTTAGACTCCGCATACTCCTCAAGCGTGTAATGGACTGCACTACCAAACTCGCTGCAGAACGTATAAGTAAATAGCTCATCGCTCCACCCCCATATATAATGAAGAAAGTATTTAAATTCACAAGCATCAGCAGTCTTTAAGCGTGAAGGTGAAACGTATGGTATTTTCATGTTAAGATATTCTGTTCTGACATCACATTATTTAAATGCATAACGAAATCATCCACAGAGCTATTATTATCCACACTATAATGATAATCAGCATAATCATTCAAGGCTGTTTCGGACCTATGTCCATCACTCGCCAAATTAGTTTCACGTTCAATATTGATCAACAACCCATGTTGAAGGGCGATATCTGCTTCATTGGGGAAGCGTGCATCTGCAATGATCACAACATCGTCTTCTTTCCATGGTTGACGAAATACTGACTCTACCCAGATATCTGGATCTAGTTGATTCCTCAGAAGATCAGTTCCTACAAATTGAAGAATCTCGCGAACGGTCATGTGGCTAGCGCCACCATTAATTTCACGATTATTCTTATGACAATAATCAATATACCGACTAGAGGGGACCCATGTCGGCTCCTGATCAATATCATATGATGCCATATTGCATGGCCATTTTACATGTGTTACCTTCTGTTTTCCCTCTTCAGTCTCCATGTCTTCTAATGGAATACCAAAAATGATATTGCATGCCTTTTTGAGAGCGTCTGCAAAATGCACAACGTGCACACGATTAATCCCCTCCACACCTAAAGGACCAATACCTACGGAGCTTTGTAGGCGCACTACGCCTTCATTATCTAAACAAAAACTAAAGCTCTCACTTACTAAGTACTGACGAATAATCTTTGCGGCGCTATCCTTGCCAGTCTGTTTTTTTCCACTTAATGTAATAAATTTAGCCATCAATATTTTCCTCTACTAATTTTTTCTTTCTATCCAGATAAATATTACAATCTCCGTAAAGCTTTCTAGCAATATTTTTAGCTTTTCTTCCAGAACATCTTACAGAATATCCATTCCATGGGGGTTTGCAAATTGAAACCTTATTAAAAGTAGAATCAATGTCATAACAAAAATTCCAAAAATCTATACATACATTTTCAGTACCGAGCAAGCCAAAACAAAATAATTTATCACGAGTATCAATAAATATAGTGCCATCTCCATCAATCATTCCACGCCAAAAATGGCGATTATTTTTTAATCTAGGGTCCACACAAGCAGTAAGTGACTTTCTAGGGGTGACGCCAAACTCACCTAGCATATTGCACAATCCTTGAGATCGTATCCTAAAATCATAAGCCTTGGTTTTTCTTATATAACGTATTGGATGATTAGATCTTAACCACTTGCGTAACTTTTCTAAATGATCTTTATCATCTTGCTTAAGGCCTATAATAAAACGATCAGAACCACTGTCAGTATCAGTAATACATCCATCAGCTAAGATAAACCCTAACCAGTAACAAAATGCTTCACTATCAAGATCCGGTATAGGGATGGTATGTTGATATTTGAATCTTTGTTTACTGACATCTATCATAAGTCAATTCTCGACCGCTTAGGGTAATGAACTGTGTCATTTGCTTGTTCTCCTCTTGCTACTTGCATTCTCTTTACTAAAGTCGTTGCCGCTTCTTCTAGATTGTCAAAGATGCGATTCGGACCTAAAATTCCCCATAACCAATGCGGCACTTTGTCAATCCCTTCTGGCATAACCATCACTACTGGAATATTATTTGCTAAAGCATAAATAATCTCATGGGTAGTGCCAAAAGTTCTTGCGTTACAGGGTAGGTATGCGATCATACCCTCACAACGATTCAACATTGCAAGATCGCTCTCCACAATATTTGCACAAAACGAATATACTCCTAACCAGTCTTCGTTAGCCTTCATCTCATCAATAAGATTAGCTTCATCACATAAGTCTGAACAAGGGTCGATAGTTTGAATACGCCAATCTAACTTCCTTATCATAAAGTTTTCTATTGTTGACTTCCACGACGTTTCAGCACGATCATGCTCATAGGGTGAGGAAAAATACACCCTCATCTTCTCATAAACGCTCATTATAAATATTCCCTCAAAACCATACGTAACTGCATCGGAAGAAGACTTCCAGGGTCTGTTCCTTCTCGTAAAGTTACGTTTTTAAATTCAAAATAATTATCACACATTTTTTTCACTACATTGCTAGCTTTTTGTCCAGCTAAGTCATTATCAAAAACGCAGACTACTTGCTGACAACCAATCTTATGTAAGAGTGTTCTATGATGTTTGGAAAACCCGGTGCCTAGAACAGCTACGGCATTCTTAATTCCAGCATCCCACATCTTCATAACGTCCCCGGGGCCTTCAGCTACAAAGATAGTTTTAGACGCCCCCATATGCTGAGAAGCACGATAAAGATTATAGAGCACAGACGAGGCATGAAATTTTTCTTCGTCAGCGCGATCTTGAGACCTCTTGCGTATCTCTGCGAAATTAAGAGTATGACACCATTTAGGTCGCCATTTATTAATCTTATTGTCGTCCAATATACGACATGTAAAAGCGACAAGATATCCATCAAGCGGATCATAAATTGGAACGACTACTCTATCTTCACCATAGGTTTGATATTTGTGCCATTCGCCTCCACATTTAAATTCCGCAATAACTTCTTTTGAAAATCCTCGATCAGCAAAATAAGCACTAGGCTGTAGATGAGTCATCAACGCCTCTTCCATACGCTTATGTTTAACAAGTTCTGATCGTTTACGAATGACCTGCTCTAATCGTTGAGACTCTTCATTATCAAGTTCTTTAATATCACCAATGTCTTTTTCTATAGCATCTAGAATCCACTGCAGGGCCTGAATGAACCCGCAGTCTTTCGCGCATTGAATAAGCGCAAAAATATCCGCCCCGTGAATCTGATGGCACTGATTGGTAAAGCACTGCCACATCTGTCGGTCAAAATCCCAACTAAATGCTTGGCGATTATCATTAGGCGTTTGACCATTATTGTGAGGAATAGGACAGCATCCTACAAGACGACTACCAAAATCATCCCCACTAAAGTTTAGCTTTTTCATAATCAGGCGCATATTTTTATGTGCCAATTTACGCACGCCCTCAATCTTTTCTTTAGTCAACCTATCTTTTGATGGCTCTCTTGTCATTGTCATGGTTTCGTTTTAGATTTACTAGTGGTCGGATTTTTTACCGCCCCTCCTACAGGAACAGCCGGGGTTACGGGTGTTGATTGTACAAGCGTAGCCACGCCCAGCTCTTGGAACTTCCCGATCCCTAGATCGGCCTCTACATTAATATGGGTGCTCACGCCCTTACCGTATCGAGATCCTAAGATGTGTATCTCGTGTGTTCCTTGTGGTGATGTGACTAAGTCATGAGCGTCTTTCTTATGAAACAAACTAATAGAATCTACTAGCTCCACAATCTTCTTCGCGCCGGCAATCATCGCAAAGTCTTTGTCAATAGCACGATTGGTTTGTCCAAACGCCAAGATGGGTAGATTAAACTCTTCAGCAAAATCATGTAAAGCCATACAGGTGTCGCCCAACACATCATGAGCACCTACCCCCATCGCTTTGACTTCATCAATTCGAGCCAACTTAATATAATCCCAAACAATTAGACAACGAGCTTGTCGTGTATCATTATCCAATCCAACATGCTGCATGACCCAACGACGTAAAAAGGGTAGTATCTCACGCGCGGTCATGCCAGTCATTTGCTTATAATACAATTTACGTGTAGCAAACTCTGCTCGAATGTCTACATCCTCGATCGTCTGACGATCGATACCACATTGTAAAGCAAAGGTTTTATTATAGCCATCGCGGATAATCTTATCATGATCCGCTTTCCAATAGCCAGTCTCTAAGACCTCATAATTCACTTCAGCATGCATACCAAACGCTCGCACACCCTGCGCGATCTCGTTCAATTCACTGTCACAATAAAGCACCGGCATATAGCGCGATAACTCAACTGCGGCACGAACCCCAATCTGGCTCTTACCAGATTTAGCGTTGGCAGCTAGAAAAGTAATAGTACCATTGCGCAATCCACCAGTGGCGCGTTGCCAAATCGGAAAGCCGATATCAACACCAAGCTCGCCCGGATGATCCGCTAGGTCGTCAATGATCTCAATAGCGCGTGAAGGCAAATGGATGATCTCGTCATCTACTACGCCTTGTAATTTATTAGATAGATCAATTAGCCCAGAGTCTACAGTGTCGATGATGCTGTTGGTATCATCAGTCGTATCCTCAATATATTTAAGCTTTTGTTTGAAATATGATTGATAGCCTCTTTTAACAGACTCGCGCTTAACGTGTAAGAAGGCGCGCCCTGTGATGGCTGGAGTTGATTGATGATCTAGGCATGCCTCGATCAATTCACCGTCTCTGCAAATCTTATAGAAATCCTTAAACCCTAAAGACGCCGCCTCTGCTAACAATCCAGGTTGGGTCACTACCAACTCACCCGTGGAGTTCATTAGTAACCGTTGTAAAACTATGAAGAATTTTTGATTGACCTTCTCCGTAAAGTCATCTGCAGAAAGGTGCTGTTGGACATTAAAAAATATCTCTGGGTTCCGGCACAAACCAGCCAGTAAGTTAAATTCGGCGGCAACATTTCTAGCCATTTTGCGCTTCCTCTATCTTATCTAACACCAAGCCTCTACTCATATTTTCACTATATGCCACACGCACTAGAGTAATCCCCTTTTGCTCGCACAACTCGTCCTTCTCTAAGTCTCGCTTTTTCATTGCTAAGAAACCAGCACGGTCAACATGATATAGAGGTGAAAAAATGGTATGCATCTCTCCGTCATATTCCATGGCAATATTTAAGCTTGGAATAAAAAAATCTAATGGTAAATATCCCCTATCTGCAACATTATATTCACAAACAACTTTTTGATGTGGGAAGATTTCTCTGATAATATCAGCAAGATGCTGAGCGCCTTTACTAATCCTGTTATAAACTGGCATTGAAATAGCACGTTCGACAGAATAGCCTCTCTGTATACGAGTCATCACGGTATGATAATTCAACTCATGTTCTTCGCAATATTCAGCAAGACTCTGTCCATTAAAAGTTACTGTATTGTGTCTATTCCGCGCTTGTTCTTTAGCAGTCGCCCATCGACAATTCTCAGGCTTATAATCATCGTCATTATCAATACGGTCTAATGAATAACTTGATGACGGCGCAAATCCTAGATCGTCAAAAAAATTCTCAAATGAACCCAACCAATGATCACATACTTTGATCCCACGCCCTCCATAGCGCGGATACTTCGTAGCATTGGGATTTGTACAACGTTGAATCATACCTCTCCATGCATTATATTCCTTAGAGGTACCATCCTTTCTTGTAGCATGTCCATGTCGGACATTCTTATGTTTTTTATCACTCACTAGAGAAGGTCTCCGGATATAACTCCTTTAAATCATCTAGAGTAGATTGATAAAACTCAGGGTCTGCCCTTAGCATATTGACAACCGTTGCTTTGGGGCGTTTTTTTATCTCGCCTTTGTCATTTGGGATTAAGTAATACTTTTTATCCATTTCAATAATGCCAAAATCCCCAGCCAGTGTAGCTAATTCTGTATAAATATCAATACCTTTAGAATAAATCAAAGGAAATTCACCACTCACAAATGGTGGCGCGACCTTATTCTTTAAAACTTTGAATTTTACAATATGCCCAATCTGCACACCATCATCATCCATGATCCGCCTTTTAGACGTGATGTTTAATAGCTCAATACGTTGACGTGCATAGAACGGCAGGGCCTTTCCGCCACTAGCTTTATTAGGATCGCCATAAGTTCCAATTGCTGTGCGCCACTGATTAATAAAAATGATAACACTGCCAGACTTACCAACAGCCTGAGAAAGCTTACGGCAACCTCTGCTCATCAACATGGGTAGCGAGCCTACATCGGTTTCACCCAACGCTTTCTGTTCAACCTGAGAAGGGATCAGGGCATCTACAGAATCTACCACAGTAATTGAGCCAGGATATTGTAACGCCCAAGCCTCTGCTATGCCTAAAGCCCCCTCACCCGTCTCAGAGCTAACAATCTCTAACACACCCGGCTCGCGCAACTCAGGAAATGAATCCACGAGAGTGCGTTGAAGGGCGCGCTCTTGATCAATGTATAGTAGTTGCTTACCACGCTTAGCGCCCTCTGCCATAATCGACAAAGCTAAGGTAGTCTTGCCGGCGCCTTCATTGCTAATGATCTCAACTATCGCACCGTCATAACAAGGGATATGAAGATTAATATCTAGAGTTAGCGAACCAGTAGAATTACTTTTGGGTAGCTTGAGTTCGTGAGCACCACAAACTTCCATGTCGGTATATTCTTTTTGTAAAGTTTTTATAAATATCTTATGCTCGCGCTTGGCATCCTTATCATTCTCTACCATTTTTAATTCCTCAATTATCTTCACTCTCTAACTCCCTCAATATATCACTAAGTGTTCTCTTTTTACTACTAGCTGCCTTGACCTTATATCCTGTTGTATCTTCAACATAACTACTCCTCTGACCAACTAGTGTCTTATGCAGAGAGATATAATACGCAACAAACTTATCAATATTACACCATTTAAAATAATGTTTGATCTTCCAACGTAGAAGTCCAAACTCTTTATAGTCTAAGTCTGTTATCTTGTAGAATTGCACGAACCACGCAAGTTGTTGTGTGCTAATGCCGAGTTTGCCGACACGCATCACCTTGGTCAGCAGCTGACCCCACTCCTTTGCGAACGGTCCGTTCTTCCTCCACCCTCCCTCAACAAGGGCGCCGTGTCTATTTATTAAAATAGCTTCAACGACGAAGTTATAAATGTTATGGGAAACTGTTGGTGTAGAAGGGCTAGCATACTTCTTGATCATGATTGTCATAGTTCCTCTAGACTATTATGTGTCAAGTAGACGTTTTCGTGCGTGCTTTTAAAAATTTATCCAAACTTGATAAAATTCTGTCTATTTGACATAAAGAATTTGCCTACCTCTTCCTCACCCGTCCCGGGACTACTTGAGTTTGTATTTAAAACTGCAGCACTCAAGAACACCCCTTTGTCACCTACGATCACAAACTCTGCATGTGGAATAGGAACAACGTTCGTTTCTAAACTTGCATTTTTATCTATATCGCCATTGTCTGTCAGCTTCCTCACTGACACAATAGCCCCCGAGGTTCCTACATCTGTGATCGACACAATCTCCACTGGTAGTGAAGAGTTACCACCTGGATTAAGAAATACACCCGGAACAGCCAATGCCGAACCTGGACGTTCTAAAACACGAGGAGTACCTTGAGATGCTTGAGCAGCTAAAGTTGAAAACTCTCCAACGCTCACTGCTCCATTTAAAAGAGGCACGTCAGCTAGACGGCGAAGAGGGCTCGTGCCTTGAATTGCCACATCAAACAAGGAAGACGTACTGCCAATGCCGCTGACAAAAACCACAGTACCATTCGAGAATGGACGACCGCCAGCCCAGTAACGTTGGATAACCCTAAGTTGCCCTGGGAGTTTAGATTCATTTACGTGGTAAAGTGCTTCATCACCAATATTCAAAAATCCATCTATACAAAATGCGCCGCCCTTTCCAACCGTATCATCAAAATCTGGATCAGTGCTACCAGCAATTTTAGCAGGTACTGTGTATTCTTGTTTAGTCACGCCACGATAGCGTTCTTGCGTACCAGCATCAGGGGTGTTGTTGAATGTCAAGGCGAAATTCACCTCATCAATAGTAGCACGACGAATTGTCTCGCCCCGCCCTGGGATGTTGCTAATCACTGTCGGACCATTGGGTCGACGGGGACGAGTCCTTTCTGTTGGCGTAAGTGGACTGGCTAAATCAACATCTATGGGATTAATAATACCATTTAGAATTGCACGTTGACGTTCACCGAGAGGTGCTTCTTTTCCAAACTCTGCAAAGAAACTTCCAATGCGATAATTTGTGAGGATGCCACCAACGCCAAGACTAAAGTTAACATCAGTGATACCATGATTCCTAATGCCTATAAATCCACTAGCGTTGGGTGCTGCATTAGAGAATGAGTCAAAAGAGATTGTTGGCAATCCAACGAGTTCAATCTGAGCAAATTGAGAATTGGCTGCGGGCGCGATCAAGCCTTGCAAGCGACGGAAAGCACGATCCTCCATTAATTGGAGAGAGGTCGTTCGTCCCTGTGGTGGAAAGTTCCATGGAGCAAATGTATCATCTACAACTACCATTTCACTATCACAATCTGTACTTAAAGTTCCACTCGTCCATTCTTGTGGAAATGACATACCATAACGTTCAGTGAATGTAACCGGAAGAGCTACTCCTACTAACGTTTGATATGGCTCTACCAACAAACCTGGATCAGGTAAATCAAATATGCCAGACCCAGCAGAGTCTAGCGCGTCTTCCGTTAAAGTAACAAGATTACGAAAAGTAAAGTTTTCAGATAAACCTGTGCCTGCGATAATTGGAAGCTCGCATAATACAGTCCCCTCTGGATACGCTTCAAATGCAGCTAAAGGATCACGAGGATCGATGACTAAATCGCCCACCTCTAGAAGAGTAACAGGAATGTAATGCTCTCCAGTACGTGCACGGCGACCTGAAGTTGCTGGGACGTTACCTATGTTATAGTCTTCCGTCCACTGACCGAAGGCTGCGGGTGGCTCTTCGCCCTCAGTGCCATAAACCGTACCAGACGGCAAAACAGCATATGAAGCAATCTTGTCGTCTGTCCCTTTGAAAGGCGCGAGAGGACCAAGATCACGATTTATCTCATAGTTATTGACAAAGAGGCCACTAGAGCCCGTAGCACTAATGCTCTGCCCCTCTACCTGGTTCTCAACATTCCCCCAGGCTGCAGTCGCAAGCTTGAAGGCACCAGAAGCTTCATTAGCCAAAATGCCAGACGCTAGATAGGCGCGACCAAAGAATCTCGTAGCATGATCACGAACACGATTATAAAAATTGAGCACCCAGTTCTGATTAGCGTCACGACGATTATTAATCAAACGAAGTTGTCCTGACTCATTACCACCTAGAGTAGCAATAGGCTGGGCTGGATCAGCGCGACTCGCAAAATCTGGATGTTGTGCAGCAATACTACCCGCATCAATAGGCAAGCCAAATCCAGGAGACGTCAAGCCCAGGTTAGGTGCCGTAGTCTGATACTTCTTAAAATAAGTCCAATGCTCAATGCTTTTAAGAGCAGCACGAAGTTCTGTATCACCAGGTATATAATCACGCAAGATGCCTACTGCATCTGTGAATTGAACGGAAAAGTTAGGCCATGCTGGAGTAAAAACTATACCGGATGCTGGCGCGTCAACACCATCAATATCAGCTAGGAGCGCAGAGTTCAACCAGCCCTCTTGGTGCGCGCCAAGTAGGCGAACACGACGTGGTTGGGTCACTAAGTCATCACCGAACTGTAAGCTTGTTGTTTGCTCAAGTCCACTAGCTGCACCTAGAGATGCGACGATATTAAGCAGCTCATCTTCGCGTAGCTCAAAAGCTATCTTCCGATTGATAAGGCGTATCTTTTGTTCGGACATACTCCAATACCAATCATACGCTGTGGCTTCTAAAATACGAGTGATGGCTTCTGAGAGGGGCTCTCCTGTAAAGTTAAATCGAATCGCAGCCGCATCACCACCCAGATTTGCTTCAAGATCTTCTCTAGATGGAATCTTGCTGATATCAAATTGAATTTCACCTGTATCAATAGCAAGCTGAATAGCATCTAGAATCTGAGGATATGTGCAGCCTTGCTCTAAAACCTTGCGGTACTCCCGAAAGAGTGCCTCGGAAATATTCCCTTCAATATCTGTAAAACCTTTGGTGATACGAACACCGCGCGCGACAGAAATCACGCCAGACCCAGGATTATCCTTAAGGTCTTCTGTCATCAACTTAATGGCATCTAGACAGCGACGAGTATCACGAAGATTAATCTGTAGGATAGTGCCACCTGAATTCACTCGGTATTCTGAGTGAACAATCTCACCACTGACTAAAAATTGACCAACAGTAAAGCCGATGATTTCCCCGGGAAGAGGCGCCTGTCCACTAGCGCCATGAAATCCCTGCGGGTCATCGCGGGTAGGCACCCATGATGTGTTGAAATTATGAGGGGTGGTATTAAAACCAAAACTAGCATTGATTTGCAGCAATGCCGCTTCTAAGTCATGGCCTGGTTGACTAAGGGGAACTTGCCCAGACGGGAAGGTAATAATTGGGCTGCAGTCACCAAGCCCCAAGCCCTCAACGCTAATGCTTTCTCCCGCTAGACTATAAGTCATCCTATTTTCTTATAAGTGATACCAAGTTGGATTTTGGATTATCTTTGATATTCCGTTCTTCCATTTCAATCCTACCATCATCAAGCTCCCAGATAATTTTTAGCGTATCCTTATATAGCTGTCCGACACCCTGGGCGTGGTCTTCACGACCCGAAAAATTAGGATTAGCCGCTATTAACTTACGTATCCGCTTGGTGTAGAAATAACCCTCCGCAAGAGGATCTAGATTAATCTGCGTATGTGGATTTAAGTCTGCGCTTGCAACCGCCATACTCGCAGGCTTCACATTGTTGTCTTGACAAAATTGTTTAAGGCGCATCCACGAATTTGGTTCTTTTAACTTAGGATCATCACAAGATTGATAAACCTCTAAACCATTTTCTAACAACACTACCCAAAATCTGTGGAAAGGAGTTTGATTGATACTAGTCGCCAAATGATATGGCGCACTTTCTGCTATCGTTTTTAAATTCATCGTTTAACCTCTCCATTTTAAAACTATCACATGTTTCCAATATTAGTAATAGTGTAGACACCTATCTTGATGTCTTTTGACATCTTAAAGGAACTCAACTATGAATAGGAAACCAAAATCATTACGTTCACCAACTGCCTCTGGTGAAGCTGAAAGTGATACGAAGAAATCATGCACTAGATCTGTAGCATTGTGATCAACTAGGAAGACGCGATTATCTAGAGCGCCAATGCCAGCCGTTTGAGTCCAAGAACTATCAGCACCAGGCTCAAAGCCTTGGATTTTTAAACCTACAGGTACGCCAGCCACATCGTCTACACCGCTAGATGCATTAAGAACTACAGTACGACATAGGACATTTTGCGTCCTCACCGGAGTAACTCCTGATGGTACAAAGCGCACGAGCACGGTCCCAGAAAGTTGGGGGATGTCAGCTAATGTTACCCCAGCGACACCAGCAACGTTAGCCAAGGTTGTATCTTCAAATTTGGTATTAAGAAGTTCTCCACTAGCCTTCACTCCAAATGGAGCAACGCCCATATTATAACCGCTTACGCCTGTAATATAGGTGGAATCCTGGTACTTATTAACGATAATTGCAAATGGCACCCCTTGAGGACCGCCTGCTCCAAAAAATCCTACGCTATTAGCACCTGAGGTGTTACCGGGCGGATCTAAAGCTTCAATCACAGTCCCTGACGCAGGAGCCCCCGATGGAGCAAAAAAAGTTAGCGAGTTCATTTGATGTCACCCCATGTTTGTCCTAATTTAATCTTAGAAATAGCCTTTTTCGACATATTGAAAACTTCCGCAATCTTTTGTTGAGCACACCCTAATGCTAACATATGTCTAATTTGACGCACTTGTTCTATTGTTAGCTTGGCATTTGCTAAACATAACTTATTTCTCGTTTCTAAAGACACTATCTTTCCTTTATGCAATTGTGAGATTCGTCGCCTCTCCTCTTCAGAACGCACAACGCCTTGAGAGTTCTTATTACCTTGTAATGCTTTACTAATCTTCATTCTGCGCTCTTGTGTAAGATTTTTACCAAACATAGGATGGTTCTTGCCACTAGCTGATTGGCTCATCTTAATCTTTGTTTCATCAGAATGTCTATACCCTAACGAACTACTAGCCACCCTCAGAATATTATATCCTAATTGTTTAAATCTCTGATCATTACAGCTAGCAAAAAGTAAAGAATCCATATAGTGCTGCTCTCGCTCAATACATTGCTCGGAAAGACACATCTCTAGAATCTCAAAAATAAAAGCTTCAGCACCATACTTATCCCAAGCTCTTTGTAAGTAAGAATTGTCGTGTCGACCAAGATTCAAATCACTCAAATGATTACCCCAGCGGTGCTCAAAACCGCGTTGACCGGCGGCGCTGCCAATATAGAGCTTGTCATTTTTAAGATTTCTAATCTGATACACACCTGTTTGCATTCCTATCCTCCTTTTAATTATACACTAAATAGAATAAATCTTAAATTGACAATAGGACTGGCCTACCAAATAAGACGCCCTCAGACACTTGGTTAATTCGAAAAATGACAAAATCTGTATTCATATGAGCAAAAAAGATCCTGGTCGAACCACCATCGCTCCATCGAAAATAAAGATAATTTACCCCATTGTCTGGATCCCAAACTGGAGCGCTATATTCTGTGACAAAAGTATCATCAAATCCAATATCCGGATCAAATGAAATAGTGGATGAATTAGCTGGCGACAACTCAATGTTCCTTGGAACTGAAACTTGGTTATTAACAGTAATATAACGACGTCGCGCCCATGATGGGAAAAATCCAATAGTGACGATCACATCAGATCGACTCTCCGGTGGCGTTAATATAAATGACCTATCACCGATAGGAGCAAATAGATTATTGCGCAAAGTGGCATCACCAGCCGCAAATGAGAGAAGGGTCCACTGCACATAAATATCTCCATTGACATGCACAAATCCATTACCGGGCCTTTGATCAAAAAAGAATGAAAAGATATTGTTAACACCAAATGTATTCTCGTAAAATATAATGTCGGATGTCGTAGTCACCGGAGAATCATCTAACTCAATCCAAGCAAATTCCCCAATAGAATTCTTACCTTCTTTATAACTACTAGTTGTTGTAGTGATAGTACTCGTCTTACGTTGTCCACCCTGCGCGCGATCTAAATCAGGAAAGACGATAGTATCAATAAATCCCCATTGTGCATATTGTTTAAGCGATATAACTCCACGATCAGACCCCGCCTGTATGTCTGCTGTCTGAAAATTAACACTCGCATGACCAAAGAAGACAATGGGTTGTAACGCCTCTGTTTTAAGCTCTGCCCAAGACACTGGCGAAAATGTATTATTAGTACTAGCCCAGTTAATAACCGAACCAGTGCTTCCATCAAACGCGGTAACGATTTGACCCTTTCCAAATAGGTTATCACCATTTTGATATTTTGCTGCTGCAGACGACCACGGACGACCTTTCGAACTGGTAGAAGACGAATCGAGATAATGAGCAAATACTTTCTGACCATTAACAGGACTAAAACCAACTGCCGGGTTACTACCTACATCATAGATCAACTTATTACAAACATGAACACCGTTATGTGCATGTCCATTGGCATCAATACCACTTGTGGCATGGTAATTTGCAGGATAATTAGCAACTACTTGTCCACTAGTACCCGCCTCGGATACATTTAGAAGCAATACTGTATTGTTTGTTAAAGACACGCCGGGAACATCGAAGAGCGCCTGCCGCCCCGATGCGTTGATTGTGTTAATCGCAACTTCTGGCGTGTAGTAAGAACAAAGTTCCCTTTGCGCAGGATATAAAGCCCATGGAATTTCTTCTCTAAATGCTCCTTCTGCTACTCCGGTTTGACCAGACCCAGTCAAAAACTTAACGGAAGGTGATGTAAGATCAGGAGCCTGCGCTCCATTGATTAATACATCTCCAGTCACTAACAACCCACCGCCAGAGGCATGAACCCCTAAAGCAAGCTGATTATAATTATTTTCATCAAAAGAATTTAATATTGGCGCTGCACCTGCTGTAGTAATCACGGCAGGAAATATTGGCTCAGTAGGAATAGAAGCAGTATCAATCGATGTTGAACTTTGATTTTTAGGACGGATGATTGGAAGATACATAATCTCATCCATATCAATATCCATCATTTGTTGTGCGCCTAATTCAAATCCATCACCAGGAGGCTGGATAGAACCTGAAGATCCAGGAGGAGTTGCTCCAGAAGGGACCGTGCTAGTTGGTTCGGGATGTACAAATTGACCATCCCCCACGTCTGTAGCATAGGTTGCACGAGCGTTACTTAAATGAGCTTCTAGAAAATGAGATGCAAGCCAATCAGAATCTGCTGCTTGTAAGTTAACTACCTCACTAAGGAGCGAACGCATGTCTGTTATATAATCCACATAGTGTGGCGTCCCGTCTAGATACTCAACGCCGCTTAGAGTGGGCTCAATATTAGGAGCGATCCCCGCATCTTTATTGATGTAAAGCTTAACGTCACCACTGGCGATAGGATGAGAAGCCGATTCTGTAAATAGGCGTTTGGCAGCTAATAGACTATATGCCGGTAATGAAAAGAATCTTGATTCAAACGTCACCAACTCACCTGACGTCAACTGAAACGGTAGTCTAGGATAAGTAATAGGACGAGTTATAAATTCAAATACTCCTGATGGATCGTCTGAACATGTCATCTAGCCCACTTTCTTCCCAGACGAGGCACATCAATTTCTCGCAATTTGGACATGATATACTCTGCCCTTTTACCACAAACGCCATATTCATATATGCCCTTATGTTTACGTACAGTGGGCAGATTTTTATAAACATGTTGTGGAAACTCTTCATCAAATATTACTTTAATCCAGCTAAGCATATCGTAAGTGCCTAAAAACACCATTCTACGACCTGTACTTTTGTATACTCCAGTAGAGCCATCACCATCAAAATATCCAATAATAAATGCCAACGATAATCTTCTAGATAGATGTTGGGGTGATTGTAAGGTCAAAGACTTATTGGCTATGATGTTGAAATTCAATTCTAGATCGTGGATGATATTAGATGCGCCACAAATACTCAAACGGGCACCCGGATAAGATTTATTATTTAGTTTAGTAATAGTGTCTTTAACAGATCCAGTATACTGAATATCTTTTGCTAATTTTTCCAAATGACATTTGTCTTTTGCTGCAAGCACAACGCATACAGTATTTTTAGAAGGCTGGATATTTCCATCAGCCGCTATGAAACCCGCCCAATAACAATTAAGTTCATTAGGTGTTTGAAAAAAATCTAAATCCTTTTGATGAAGTGTTTTTCTCATTTAAACAATGTAGTCAATTCCATTCGCAACGGTATCCGACACAATGCCGAACTCGCCCGAGACAACAAAGATAGGGCAGTAAAAACCTGGCATGGTGTAGTCATGCCTCCTAACAAAGTCAACAAACTGAGTGCCCACTGGCATCTCTAAGCTGTCAACTAAACTCTCTTGTTGATCACTGTAATCCGTGTACGATAACAACCCGCTGGTTGTATCTAAACCCGATAATGAGTGCGTAAAGGATACCGTATTAATGGCACTACCAGTATTTGTTGAACTTTCAATTGAAACTCCTGGTAGGCTATTGATGAATGCGCCTGATGTAGAGCCGGATGGCACGAGTAAAAATGGACGACAGCAACTAGCACGATAACCAAAGCTGTCGATAACTTCGATTTTCAGCGTGAACCAACCTGCCGTATCAAACTCGCGCTGTGCTTGATATAACCCACTATTAGCAACACCACCAACTAACGTACCCTTTTCAGCGTCTTTAAAATCAGCAAATGTAAAACGAGTTCCAATGATATCTTTATTATCTTGCGCAATACCACTACCACTAACGGTTAGTACAAATGGTGTGCCCGATCCAAGCTCTCCAGTTAGAGGCGCTTCAAACGTGCAGCTTGGTGGTTGTGTAATTCGAATAACACCTAGCTTAGCATCAAAGTCAATAAATTGTGTCTTCTCAACACCTAGCCGCGCATCAAAACTTTTATTGGTAATAACAGAAAAATTAAGGATCACATCAAACTCGCCATTAGACTCACATGCACCGAACGCATAATGACCAATGAATCCACTAACGCTATCAATACCATGAATGAAGTGCCCAAAGACTCCACTGGCTTCTTTAGATCCATGTAGGAATGCGCCTATATGCCCACTGGTGAATGCTTTACCATGTATAAAACCACCATATGGAATACACAATCCCTCGACACCACTGACATAACCACCAATCAATTCAACGTCTTGAGCCGAACCATGTAAGAACGAACCAATTAAGCCTGAGATAATAAATTGTGGAAGACCACTTATATAACCACCAACTGGGCCTCCTGTAAATTCAGTATACCCATCATTATAGCTATAACTATTAGCTGCTAACCCTGAGACTTCCGGTAGGGTAAGAGCCCTGGAGAATAACATTGGGTCATCTAGATAACCAGAAAACGCACTACCTCCAGGCAAAGCCACAAGTTGTTGATCTCCACGACCACCGAATGCCATGCCAGAATTATTTACAGGCACTTCTACTAAAGTGTCAAAGGTAGTACCGGCATAACGACCATTGACAATCGTTGTGAATTCGTTATTGTTACGATCAAATACTACGGCTAGATGATTCCATTGTCCTGGAGCTAAGCTTCCATTTTCACTAGCTGATATTATGCCCGAGGCATTCGTAGTTGGGTTCAAACTATCAGGCGGTGTGTAAACCTGAATACCAGACATACCATCACTCTTGGCCATGATGTAATGGCGATCAGAATTTGAAATAGTAGGCGGGAATACCCAACTTAAGAATGTCCACGACTGGTTGCCCGATCCTAAATCTAGGCGACGTGATTGAGGATTATTAGCTAAAGTATCATAATATTCTGGTCGTCTAATGACAACGCCACTACTATGGATAGCGCCTATGACACCAATTTTATTGCCATCTTGATTGATGGGGAATAAAAAGTTTTGCTCCTTACCAAAGTCAACAAAACGCGAAGCTTGATCATCAAATTTCCAATGACTAATGTTTTCAGGATCCGTAACAGAAACAGCCCCTGAACCTAAAGTTACCTCATTAATTCCAGCCTGTTTAATACCAATCCAATCCGATACAATAGGGGCGCCAGCATAAACAAATGGATTATTCATCCTAGTTCCTGATGGAAAACCAAATTGTAAATTAGGAGCATTTAGAATACTAAAACCACTGGCGCCAACACTCTGTAAGACGTCGGTTGAATTACCAAATGTTGAATCATGAATAGCTAAAAACTCATCATCTGCAAATTCTTCAGCATAAAACATACGACCATTCAACACACTACCTGATGGTTGCACGTCCATGCCCACGAAAAACTTATCATTAAAACGAGGCGTGAGATTGGTGCTAAAATTACGCACGGTTCCGTCATCTAAAACAACACGACCACGTATCTTATTATCAACCATGCCCAAAAACCAGGATCGACTATCAACCTCTTGGTCCCAACAACCCATAAACATATGGTCGCCAAATAATCCACTAGAGCCATTACCTTGGGTTTCTAAATCTCCGGATGGTAAGTGCATCCAACAACCCATCGAGAACCCGCTGGATCCTACAACGCGTGTATTTGACATATCTAAGTTGCTTCCAGTGAAAATTCTTTCTAAGGAAACCATAGCTCCACTAGTATCAACCTGCAAGGCATTATTAGCAATACGCGAATTAAGCGGATCGGCATCAAAGCTAAATTGCCCACTAACATTTGTCAAATGATGACGATACCAACTCTCATCATTCAGACGCACCCCAGACACAATTGTTGGATGATATACTGTAAATTCGTCTAGTGGCCAATAACCTAAGGTTTGTTTAAAATTCGTACCAATAGGTGATACGAACGGAACCGTACTCACACCGCTTAAAGCCCAGCCAGACATTTCAGCCACACTTAGAATACGATTATATACTGCAACAGGACCCCATTGTGAAGTCGTCACACTACCTGGCGTAGCATTCCGAATACGAAAAACGCTGGCGTCCGGATCTTCAACATGTCCTTCTTTAGAAAAGCCAGATGAAGGATGGGCGCGTTGACTAGCAAACTCTAATGAATTACCATCCCAATAACTATACACCATCGTGGCATCTGTTTGCCACACGATAGCTCTAAGGTGCCATTCATCTGTAGCTACTTTTCGTAAATTACGATTATTAGTAGTGGCTGCTGGGGTATACATAATGCCTTCTTTGATAATACCACTACCTCTAAAGTTTACATTGTATGATCCTGGATTCTCAAAGTTAGAGGCATCTCCATAGTTTTCAACAAACTTAGTATTATTTTGTGTTAATGTCTTATGCTGCCATCCTATCTCCACTGCATTTTGAGCCCAATAAATCCACGTCCATCCCTCTTTGCCTGGATTAGTGGATGGAAAAAGATGATTAATCCCACTACCGGCAGGAATTAATACTCCAATCCCTGTATCATTAACATTGCTAATTTGCCCACCAACCGTCGTAGTCTCGTTTGGAATCATAGACTTATTAGTAAATGGTACAACCGGATCAGCCGTATTATCAGCAGTGGAAAAAGTTGCACCAAAAGACGCACCACCGGGGGCGATAAAATCAATCGGTAAAATGCCTGATGTTGTGGGGGCTTTATTTAATAGTACAAAACTATCTTCACCCTGTGAAGTAAACTCATCAATCCAATCCCAATATCCCACTAGATCCTCTGTACCAGGTAATACTGGTACAAAACTAGAATGCTCTACATCTGAAGTTGCCGGAACATGATTCCAACCATTCAAACGTAAGACTTCCAAGCCAGAAGTGCTGGGCGCGTCGTTTATCACCGCAATAGAGTCAATAACGCTATTTGGAGACAAATGCTCACTACTAGAAATCCCGTTTACTCCATTACCAGTTCCTCCATAAGAGATATAATCTGCACGAAGTGGTCCCCATCCACAAACATTAGAGTGAGCAAATGATCCTCGTGTAGTATGAATTAAACCACTTTGAGGAGTCCCAATCCAAATAGACATTACTCCACTAGCATTACAACTAGTATATCCTGTACCCTGTTCATTTTCTCTATCACGACTAATTTGACACGCAAAGAAAAACGGTTCATCAGGCACAGGGTTATTGGCATTTCCAATCGTGGTAACGGCTCGTAACCGTGTGCCTCCAGCAATTACAAATTCCCAACGTAACGACATATCATTAGGACGTATAGACACACTCCAACCACCGTTGGTTGATCCTTCAATACTACGAACCCCAACAATACGACGATAAGTAGAAGTGTTTGTTGAAGTTTTTGCAAAATTACACCAGCCACATATCGTCAAGCCACTTGGGTTAGAAAAACTCCAGGTGCCCATACCACCATTACTGGTAGCGTTTTCACGCTCCATTAAGTAATCACCAAAATTAACGCCAAACCCCTCAGCATGTGCTCCAGCAACCCAACTAGAGCCATTGAATATTAAACCGCTATCACTCGTAGTTGGATGTCCTGTTCCATCACCAAAGTTTTGTGAAGGTGCAAGTCCAGTAGTGGCTACTCCAATATTAGTTTCAAAACTAGCCGCGTCAGGATTTGTCCCATCAGTAACATGAAGCTTCATTGGACCGCTATCTTTACGAAATGTGGACCATGGGCCTAAGGACGCTGCTGTTGGTGGAGGGGGTTCGTCATCACCCATAAGATGGAGTAATACCAAACATGGATTGTCACTCCTCCAATAATTTACTGAACCAGGATTAGGATTCCAAGCCCGAGCCATAATGTATCTCTCCTGAATATGGGTCTACGTTTATTCTACCAATACCTGATCCGCCCGCGCCCTGTAAATCCACAATCATAGATAATATACCTGGTCGTGTTAACATTTTCTTAGTTGCATTCCAAACCGGACTACCAAAACGTCCTGATCTATGACTAATATGTGCATATACAAGCACCGTATCATCTATTTCAAATCTTTCATCTGGTCGTGTATGACAAATAAATTCTCTACTATTAGCATATACAATTATTCTTCTTTGATTCCTTTGATTAACTACCAAGCCTATATATTGCTCTAATGATCCACCAATTGCCGTACCGCCTACTTGAATAGCGTTAAACCCACTACTCATAATGTCGGGATTCAAATACATTGAGATTTCATGTAACTCATTATATAAATTAACAAATCGAGAATATACTGTAATACCAACTTCAATATCTGGAGCTGTCGGAATTGACGCTATGCCTGAATAAACGATTTCAAAATCAAAAAGCGCCATATCTTACCCTATCCTATCCCCATTCTAATAAAGCGGCTACCATATCTCAGGTAGCCGCTCATATCAAACCAGTCAGCTCGCCCAATTAGGCGATGGTGAACGGGTTAGTCAGTGTGACCTCAGTCACAGACAAACGGCTCACAAACTGAGCAACACCGACAAACGCATCCGTGGTTGGGTTACGATCGCTATAGAGTAATAGCCGACGCGACTTACTCATGCGCATACGATTGACATTGTTGGTACTGGAAGCTCCATTGATAGTTGCCATGATGACCTCCTAAACGTTAAAAGAACTAGTTCTAGGGGATATTCCCCTATGATTCTAATACACTAAAAGTACTTGAATATCAATAAAAATCAAATGTGAGCCTTGGTCTTAAGCTACCACTGCCACATACTCCAAAAGTTCCTAAAGGGAATCGTTCGTCTAGAAACATTTTAATATATATCCATTCTGACACTTCAACATCTGTATAACTAGTCAATTCAGCCCTGCCGTCTATTTGGCGAACATTAAATTGAGTAGGTAAAGTTCGTAAAAAGGGCTGCCCATGGCCACTAGGAAAGTCAACATTAGGTGACCAAACACCGCTTGTGAAAAACTCTAAGTGGGCTCCTGGGGTGTCTATGATAGAGCCGGAGCCTGCCGGAATCCATAATCTAAAGTTAGAAACCGCCGTCAATCCAGAGGCTTGCAGCTCGCCCATATTGGGCACGCTGAAGTTAATAACCGCCACGTTCGACCCTACGAAAGGCTGATTTTCCCCAGCATTAAGTTGAAGGTTATTAAACGCCATGGCAAAATCGCAGCCTATCCCCACTAACTTATCATAGGCAAAAGCACCAGATACTAAGTGGCGCGTTCCTACAGGGTCTGCAAATTCAGAATTATCCCATGAGGAAAACTGTAAAACTGGAAATGGAACACCTGAACTCATGAGAAGTCATACACCATTTTATATCTAAAGCTTCCAGCTCCACAACCTCCGTAACTTCCGAATGGGACGTCAGTATCAGTAAAAACAGCTAGATAAATATACTGTGAGACATGCCCGTCAAAGGTCCCACTCAAAGTAGGCTGACCGCTTGTACTTAAGACATTCTGTGTCGTTGGCTGAACAACTGGAATATCTAAGTCACCTAGACCAAGAGTGAAACCCGCACCTTGATAGTGAGTTGCAACTTTATACAAGAAGCGATAATTGCCAACACTAAATGCTGAGGCATTCTCTAAGTAAAATCGTAAATTATAGACACCAGAAGCATCACCTAGATCAGACACACGAAAAACAAACATCGTAGTATCACTAATCGCACCAGAGGTAGAAGTATTAGTATTACCAAGATCCAAACATCCAGTAATGGTCGTATCTAATACCTTAACTGCACTCGCTTCTAAGTCACGAACACCACTAGGGTCTGTGTCAACATCAAATTGTAAGAATGAAACGGTTGGGAATGTAGCCATTAGCTTATCCTCCCTAATGTGATTGGACCTGTGTCTGAGGGGACGGTGGCGATATCTTGACTGAACGTCCAAGTCCAAGTCGTACTTATGCTTCTATTAATTCTATCCACATTTTGAGGGCGACCAGTCAACTTAAGCTTAATGAAATTTGCGGGATTAGGCTGTAATTTAATGATTTCTTGTTCCGCAACTTCAATCGCTCTATTTGTATCTATCACTTCTTGACCAGTATTGGTTGCAATTACATTACAAGTGACCTCATAGGTGCCCGCTGAGGTCGAGCATAGTCTCTGAAATACAGGACCCAGGGCGCTAAATGGAACAGGAATAATTGCATTAGAAACAACAGGATCATTGCGCTGAACCGAACAGGCTCTTTCTTGAATACCACTAGGTAGGTTTTCCGTTGGATTGTCTGTATAGGTGACGCTATAGCCAATCGTGCCATTACAAGGATTCTGCGAGATCGAAGTTGATTGAGGCCTACCAATAACTAATGCGCCAGACCCACCATATCGATCATAAACATTCAATGCATCGCTAGTCCACTCTGGACGTACTAAGTTCTCAAAACCACTTAGAGCATTGACGAATCCAGTTCCTCCACTAGAGCGACTAGATCCAGCAGGAGCCCCATCATTAGTGCGCCCCATGCCACGAACGGTGCCTTGAAGCGTAATGGTCGTGATACTAGCATCGTCTAGTTGAAATTGAGCAGTCCTTTCATCATTAAAAGGCAATAGTCCCGAGACCAACTTGAAGTTTTCTGAAACAGCATAAGACCCATCTTCAGCGCTGACGGTTTCTTCACGAGATGTAGTTATTTCATAGAACCTTACATTACTGCCACTACCCGGCTCTACATGAGAAGGGAACCCTTGAGGCGCTGACGCGAGACCAAGTAGCTGATTGACCCTAGCCTGCGCATTGCTTAAGGCATTAGATGGCAATCCAGAGATTGCAGTATTTACACCTTGAGCACTAATATTGTGAGTGATATCAACTAGACATTCTGTGTCATTCTCCGTGTAAGACCAAGTGTCTGCTAGGTTGGTGACTAAGCCAGAGATCCCGCTCGGAGCGGTTGCGTCCTCCAAGACAATACTGTACGATAAACGATTAAATTGTTGGTCTTCTCGAATATCAATAGACTGCACGAGAGGATAAACACCAGACTCAATTGGCGTGCCAGCGACCAAACATGGATGGCCCGCTGTAGCAAGAATCTTAAACTCAAGATTATCTATCGAAAATGCGTCTTCTAATTCACGCTGTTTCTGCCTAACAAAATGGTAGCTGATCCCCGAAGTAAGGATCGTGCCCGTTAACGTCCTAGTCGTACGGATAACTTCTCGATTGTCAGCATCATCACGCTCGATTTGCACAGAGTGCGCAATCAATGGTGACGGGCGTAATATACTACCTCCATAACTTACCTGTATAAAAGACGCGCTTAAACCGGGAATAGTCGATTGAGGATCAGCCACTTATATGCCCCCATCTTTTACCAGTATTAATTCTACTAATAGTTGATTGTCGCACATTGAATAATTGAGCGATAATATATTGGGATATGCCTTCAGTCAATAATTTTTTAATATCTTTTATATTATTTATAGTAAGTCTTGCCTGCGCGTTCAACTCTCCACGAGAACGAATCGAGCCATACATAGGATTGTCTGATCCTACTTGCTTACCCTTACGTGATTCGCTCATCTTCCTACGAGATTCTATCGAATGCTCTCTTCCTGTGGCTTTCATCGCTATCTTCTTTTTAGTAGAAGCTGAATGATTTCTACCATGCATAGGATTATTCTCACCGCTATGAGCTTTACTCATCGCTGCTTTAGTTTTTTCAGACATTTTACAACCCAATGTATTACCAGCCCTACGACAAATATTATACCCTAATTTATGAAATCTTTGATCTTTACAACTAGCAAATAAAATTGTATCTAGATAATATTGCTCCCTCTGAAGAACCAAGGTTTTCCATTCTTTATCAGTCATCTCATCTAATCTAATGACATACTCAATAACTTCAAATATAAAGACTTCTTCCCCATGCTTGTTCCAAGCAAACTGCAAGTGTCTATTGGAGTGCTTATTTCGTTTCAAAGCAGTTGAGTGAGAACGCCAACGACGATTAAATCCATAGACAGTAGTGCTTCCAAGATAAAGCTTGCTATTCACAAGATTTTGTATTTGATAAATTCCATGCATCATAATGTTGTTGGAGTAATAATATTACGACGTAATAATTCTTTTCTTATGTTATCCAAAACTTCGTTAGCAATTCGCCTTGCCTCTTCCTCGGTAGCAAAGCCACCAAATGTCTCAGCAAGAGCTGCGCCTATACGGGTAACCGCTGCTTCAAATCCAGTCACTGTCACGGTCGAAGTCCCCTCAACATTAATAGTGATCTCTGGCTGTCCGGTACCACCTACTGTGGCAGCAGCTGTGCCAATTTGATTACCATTGGTATCACGGATTTCTTGAGTGGCTACTAGATTGGCATCACTATTAGTTTTAATGCTCTTTAATTCATCTAGAATAGACGATAAGTTACGATTTGTCTGCTCAGAGCCTGGATCATTAGGATTGTTCGAGCCTCTCCCAGTAGGAGCCCCCTGAGCGGCGCTAGCAGGGACCACGGTGCCGTTCGCGCCTTGCGATGCCACCCGCGCCTGTTCAGCCAGATTAGCCCCCTGAGCACGCCTAGCGTCCACCTGCTCCCTTCCACGTCCCTTGGGGGTACTTTGACTTAACTTATTCCCACTAAATTCACGCACAGTAGGGATGGACTGCCCGCCTGCCTGAAGGACTTCCCGGAAAGCTTCAGCCACTTTAACACTAAAAGCGTCAGGCAATTTTGTTACAACATCATTTGCCGCTCTTGCCACGGCGCTAGTCACAGCACTAAATCCCAATTTCGCTGTTTGATCTTGCTGTAATAGGATAGTATTTAAACTACCCTGGAGATCATTAAGTTTACCACGAAGCTTCTCGCCCTCCTCTTTAATACGATCAAGCTGAATCTCCGCGAGATCCTTCGCCGCCTCAGCAATCTCTAGTTGTGTTTTAGCTGTCTGCACTCCTTCATTAGCTGTGATAAGCTCTTCTGTCGCCAAACGAGCCTGTTCTTCAGTAAGCTGAGCAATACGATTTTGCACCTCGAAGAGAGGATCTACTTGTAATCCTTCTCCACTAACACCTAGAGATGCTGTTTCAATAGCTGTAAGTAATTCATCAGCAGTAAAACCACCAACTGAGCCACCGACTCCAGATAACGTCTCTAGAGAGGAAACGACCCGTTGTCGTGCTTCTTGGGGTAAGGCTAGAAGCCGAGCACCTAGATCATTAATAGCACCCTCGCCCTTCTTCTTAAAGGCTTCAAAGCTTCCACCAAGTACGTCTGCGACCCCCTGGGCTTCTTGAAGGCCTTGAAAGAGATCTGCTTGATCTTGCGCGGAGCTAGTGAAGAAACTACGAGCTAGTTGTGACTGCTGTTGCAACAAGTTATTGAATAGAGTTAACTGTTGATTGATAGACTCTCGTCTAATATCTACTAGAGTTGATTCACTGGCTCCTAGATCACGCGCTAATTGTTCAGCATCACGGAAGGCGTCTTGCACTGCGCCTAGCTCATCACGTATACCAGTAAACCCGCCGGTAACTTTTTCAGCCGCAATTGAAGCTATTTCTAGTCCTAAGTTGTAACGAGTGGTCGCCATGATAGCGCCATCTACAGCCTGTAGGTAATTTTCAAAAGCATCGGACACGCCTTTAGTGGCGTCAATAATAGCTTTCTGCGCAGTCACTTGTTCCTGCTGATTACTTAGTAGCTGCTGTGACACCTGCTTAATCGCCTCACGACGCTTAGCAATAATGTCCGCTTCGGCTTTGGCTTGCGCGAGGGCGATTGCTGCGCCGCGCTTCTTTATATCACCTAGTTGCTTTTCCTTTTCAGCTTGATCGGTGATAGTGGCATTGACGACAGCTGCTTCCGCTGCTAGTTGCGCCTGTGAATTCTTAAACTGAGCACCTAGAGTAGCTAATTCTGCATTGAACTTTGTTAACTGAGATTGATCTACAGATAGTATGGTGCTAATATCAGCCAACGCGCCGATACGACTACGCTCTTCACTAACGACTTTCTTAGATGCAGCCGTAGCTAATTTAGCAACTTGCAAGACATTACGCATATCACTCACGCGTTTCTTACCCACTAGACTAGATAGCTTAACTTCCTCATTCGCCCGAGTCTCTTCAATGACTTTAAGTCGAGTAAGGATACTAGCACGATTTGATTCTGTCTCTTTAATAGCCCTGATCTTCGCTTCTTCTTGACTAAGAGAAGTTAATCTGGTTTGTGACGCTGCAATATTTGCATTGATGAGTTGTGTTTCGATCTCTCGTTCAGCAACTAGACGACGAATACCAGTGAGTTCCTCCACCGCAGCGCGAGCATTCAAAGCGGTAGCCTCGCGACGACGCTTATCCAATGACAATAGACGCGCCTCCTCACTGATGCGCTTTTTAAGTGCGGTGACTAATAAGGCATTTGTTTTGATGATAGCCCTAAAGCCTTCTTCATCTAATTTAAGTAGCGCTTTGCTAAATTTTGCTGCGTTCTCGGCAACAGCATCAAATCGTTTACTACCAAGCGCATCAACATCACTCGACGCGTCGGACAGCGCTGATGCTGTGATTTGACGCTGCTGATTGGGATCGACAATACCTTTTGCTGCAATTTGCTTTTGAGCACCAACTAGAGCCTCAAACACAGCCTTCGCCGCATCACCCGTAGTGCGCGAAAATCTTTCCTTAATCTCTTTCGCCGTAGCCTCATCTGTACTGAATAGATCAGCAATATCTAAATTGCCAGCCGTATTCATAAATTCCGCAAGTGTCTTTTGTTGTTCTCTTAGCTTAGTTACTGCATTATTATCCAGCTCTTTTCCTTCAGCTGCGAACGATCCAATAAGTTGAGGTAGAGTTTCAAAAAGTTTATTCTTCGCGTTAGGAGCTTTAGAGAACGCCTCCCTTGCACGCGTGGAAGCATCTGTTTTTTCTAAAGCAATGCGCTCTTGAATAAATTTAAGATTTGATTGAGCATTTTCCGCCATTGCATCAGCTAGTTGTTTTTGTGGGGTGCTTGCCTTCAGCTGTGCTTCATTTAATTTTAGCACCTCTCGTCCCAAATCAGCAATAAAAGTACGCAATGCAACTTCTAATCTATTTACTGGAACATCAAGAAATTTTTCAATATTGCCTAAGGGAGCTTGACCACCAATCGATCCAATAGCCGAAGCAGTCTCTTCACGTTTACCAACAACCCTTCGGACCCTAACGTCTGTAATCTGACGCGCCGCTGCTTTCGCAATAGCCGCCTTTGCTTCCTTTAAGATAGGCGGAATCGCCGCGCCGGTATTTCTTTTTGCTAATGGACTTTGAACAGTAACAGCAGCTATTTTTTTAAGATTTTCGGCAACAATTGATTTTATGACTGCGGGATCAAGTTCAAATTCTAGCGCTGCAGAAACTAATGCCTTTTCAATTTCTCTAATTGTTTTCTCACTAGCTTTTTTAAGAGTAGGAGAATCCGCTTTATTAAAGCCAGGCCCTCCAATATCTAAGCCTGTAGCGCCTTGAGCTGCTAATAATTTATTAATGGTGGTATTGAGTTGATCACCAAATTCTGAACCAACGGCAGAAACATCAAATGAGCCACGAGCGCCTTTGAATGCGCTGCTTCTTTGTCGATCACGCTCAGGATCAGATAAATCAATTTTATCAAAATCCCTACCTTCGAGACCCTTAACGGCTTTTAGATTACGTAATGCCTTATCTAGTTGATCAGAAACTTCAGCAGTAATTTCCCCATTCTCAGATTGTACTATGCCCAATTTAAGATATTGTCGACGTAAATCCTCAACAGTTTCACCCGCAAGCCCTAGAGCCCGTTTTAATGGTTCAAATACACCAATAAGACTACCAATGACTCCACCTAATACGGCACCTACAGGACCACCGATAAGAGAACCTGCAAAAACTCCCTGCCCAGCTCCTTTTAAAAGACCTCCACCAACATCTGCTGCAGTAGCTGACGCAGAGTCGCCGGCTTTTCGGAACTGTTCAGCAAGACCTTGAACGGCAGCGCCTGCGCCACTAGCAACTAAGCCAAGGGTTATAAAACTAGTCGACACAGTCTTAAACATACTGCCAATTTTTCCCAAGCCTTTAGAAAGTCTAGAGGTTTGTTTTTCTACACCCCCAAGGACCGTGCCGAATTGTGGACCTTGTCGAGACTTGCCACCAACCATGACGGCGCCTGGACTGCCGATCCCGCCACCCGACGCGGCTGCAAGGCGTTGAGCGTTAACAGCTGCCTGAGCAGTGCTAGCTGAAAACTGTGCCATTTGACTATTAGCATTGGCCGTCGCCGCTGCTGTCTGCATGATAGCGGGGTTTACCTTGTTTTGTACAGTGCTAGCTACTATCCCAGTATGTCGTCCAAGACCACCTACGGCTGCAATAGCCTTGCTAATGCCGGCAACTAATGGCGCGATTACTTTGATACCTAAGCCAAGACCTAATAAACCAGTAAGCGTAGAGAGAACGCCACCGAACTTTCTATCTAGATTAGCTACACTAGTAGCAGCCTTTTCAGCAAGAGTAATTACACCAACGAATATTTCGCCGATGATACCCTCAGAGGCGGTCCTTACTAATTTTTGAAAAGCATTCTTAATCTTTTCTATAACAACTGCTAGCTTGGTTTGTTCAGCAGCTGCCTTACGAGCAGCATCACCATTAGCGGCTATGAGTTGATTGTTTACATCCTGTACTCGATTAAAGTTTTGTACGGCAGCACGGAAGACCTCCACTTGGCGAATACCAGCTGCTTTAACGGCTACGTCTGCCTGCTCAGATTCTGTTAAGCCATTGAAAGCAACAGCGGTATCTTCTAGAACCTCAAACAAGTTGCGCAAATTGCCTTCTTGGTCGATAGTAGCTACACCAATTGAATTAAGAGCCTTAGTAGCGTCTGAAGTAGAGCTAGAGATACGAGAGGCTAAGGTCTTAAGTGCAGTACCGATAACATCACCACCACGCTGAGTTCTCTCTTGGAGAACAGAGATTAGGGTAGTAGCTTGTTCAATAGAAACACCAGTTGCAAAGAGTGAAGCTGCGGAACGTTTGAATGCAGCCTGTACGTCTGTTGCTTTAGATGCAGTAATGTCCTCTGCCTTACCTAAAACATCGAATAGTTTAGCTGAGGTAATAAGCTCTTTATTTAGACCACGAACACCACCCTCGACCTGCTGAATAATCTGAATGAATAACTGGGTAACCTGCGAGGCTTCTAGTGTTGTGCCTTGCAAGCCAACAAGGGCGCGATCCGTCAATTCAACGATAGAACCATATCCACGTCCTGACAAGCCAGCACGAGCAAACGATTCTGAAATTGCAATAGTTTGATCAACTGCGACACCAGTCTTAGCAGATAACTCAAACAGATCATTACCTAATACTTGTAGTGATCTATCAGTTAGTTGAAGAATCTTATTAACTTCGATCAATGAGTCATTGAATTCGATAATGAATTTTGCTGCTGCCTGTGACGCGGTCACAACAGCGTTGATAGCGATAGCAACACCACGGAATGCAGCGGCTTTCCTACCTACCTGTTCTGACAAGTCTACTAATTCTTGGAATCCTGTTTTTGCCTCATTGGTTGATGCTGTAACGGTATTTAACCCAGCTGCTAGCTGTCTAACCCCACCACCGCCGTTTCCACCTCCAGCAAATCCACCACCAGCGCCGCCTCTGCCGCCTCCACCGCCACCGCCTCCGCTACCACCTAGTGCGCCTACGCTAATAGTACGAGCACCAGCGGGGAACGGAAGACTTCCTTTACCTGCCGCCGCCGCCGGACCAGGTCGCGCAGAATTCATAGTGCGAATCAGTGATCTTAAACCTTGATTAACCTGTTTGGTTAATTGATGTAGGGTCATTAACGACTGAGATGACTTGACTGCTGCCTGTCGCTGTGCTTTGAATGGGTCGGTTTTAGTTCCACCAGCTACTGAAGTTTGAAGGCTAACCTTAGTTTTTGCAACAGCACTCTGAACCGCTTTTCGAATTTGCGCCTCGATCGACTTCAGGCTACTCTTATTAACCTCAAGCTTGAGCTTTTTAAGCTTGATATTATCAAACTTGGCTTTGACTTTTTTCGCAGCGGCAGCTGCATCTACCACTAATTTCTTTAGCGCAGACGTATCGATCTTAAATTTTAGCGTACCTGCATTTAAATCTCCCTTGACATCTACTCCAGAAATAAGCAGCTTCGCCTCAATTGAAAATTTATCAGCCATCCGTCTTCCTTAAGTAAAGATTAATTAATTGACTTACGTCTAGTTGTTTTCTTCTTAGCTTTCTTCTTACCCTTTTTACGAGTAGCTTTCTTTTTCGTTGCCGTAGCAGCCTCAGCCTCTACTCGATCGGCGTCATCCTTGATTTGTGTTTCTACAGAGCGCACATAATCTACTTCGGGCAAGCCCATCAAAGATGCTTGAAATGTTTCCGCAGCAATAGACAGTAGCTGTTCTTGGGCGGCGTATACCACCGGCTCATTAGCGCGTAATAGGAAGTCGTGATAATCACGAAAAACCTTCTTTCCGGTGTCCATATATACCGTAGCATAAGCGATATAAGCATCGCGGCGAATACCATCAGCCAAAGACTCACATGAATTAGACAAAACTGCCGCCTTGGCCTCAACTAGCTTAAGACAATCAGCTCGCAAGATACCCATGTCTTTTGCGATAGCTAATCCTTCCTCATGAGTTGTAGCCGCTTCTAGTTTAATTTGAAGATCAACTAACTGACGTTGGATCTCGGCAAGCTGCTCCTCGTCACTATCCCTCCAAATATCATGCTCTTTCATGTCTCGCTCTAATGTCGCCTTTGGCAAAATACCCTTTTGCATAAGCTGGGTATACGCCAGGTGATACTCATGGTCACACTTCCGCTCGATGTCCAGATTCTCGACTATAAGCCTTAGCTTAACTTCCTTTCCTTCCACTACTGAATCAAATTCCACTCCGTCACTCATCTCCTAATTCCTCCAGATATAGCTCACATACAGCATCTCGCCAACCACAATACTCACCGTCAGCAATCTTGATACCAGCAATCTGTGCTGAATCCAAAAACGGTATAAGAGAATCCACGATATCGTCAATTCCCACACACGTATATGTTTTATTATACACTACACCGACACCCACTTCCTTGCGAATTTTATACAGTAAATTAAAATCACCGAAGACTTTAAATAGTGGTATATCAGATGTTTCTAAAATATCGACCTCAGCCTTATTAAGTGCCGCAATGGTATTCCTGCTAAATGATATCTGACCAGGCTTAGACACGCTTACTAAGGGCGCTAGAGACCTAGTTGTGTCCCCAGCAGCATTGAGGATCTCATTACGGATAATATTAAGATCACCACCCGTCAATGTGAACTCATCACTATTACGTATTTGATTAAGCTTGACGCCTACAGTATGCTCAATATTGGCTAAGAGACGAGCCGTCATACCATTTAATCTCTTTTTTATCACTAATTCAAACTCCATTATCTACTCCTAACTGGGGCGTACTCTGCCCTGTTTACCTCTACCTGCCTCTCCACTACCATGATATTGCGTCCCCATACCTAGCGCAGAACGAGTCCTATCTCCTCTGAGATGCTCTTCTTTTATACCCTCGACACCAGCAACCTCAAGACGCTTTTGTTCATTGCCAAGTATTTTACGTACCACTAGTGGATTAATAGACTGAATCTCTTCTACCTTAGATTGCCTTTTATCATTGTTATAATAAATATAAACTCCATAAGAGCAACTAGGATCGTGAACATGCCCACGTTTATCATAACCGCGAGCTGCTGCCGTGTCTTTAATGCCGCACGTACAGTCTTCACAGAATTCGCCCTGTGCGTCAAAACCGACCTCTTGTCCATCAGCGCCCCTAGTCAGGTGGTTAGTCTTCTTATTGAAGGCAGACGCTTTATTCTTTTGTTTACGCTTTTGATTCTGGTCATCAAGCCAGCGATCGAATAGCTTATCATCATCAACAACCTCGTCAGATGGCGGCTCCATAGCTTCATATGCCGAGTCGTAAATCTGTGACCAATATACTAGTTGGAATTGATCCATAGTCAGATCGTACATTTCTCTATCAAAGAGTGTTTTTACACCACGATTCTTTTTTGACCCCATCCACTTACAGCGCCAAAATCCTGAACGGGCTATCCTACGAATTTCAGCCTCACTCGCTATTGATTCAGCGTAGTAGGCGCGCATCAACTCTAATACTAGGACGGTGTCAGTAGAATCTTTTAGATCCTGCAGAGAAGGCCAAATTGGATTCATGCTAGGGAAAGACAGCGTTGCGCAATGTAGGAAATAAGTACCCCTTGAACACTCTGCTTGATGCTCCGCGCTCGGTAATTCGATATATGAAGCGTAGGCTTCTTCGAGCTTACGGATGGTCTCTGTGAGTTTATCAATCCGTCCTTTAAGCTTTATATATTTTGAGGTGGGAGTTTTACGCTTTGGCTTACCCTGACTATCAAGCATTTTATCAGCCTCTTCTTCTTCAAGCACTTTTGTCTGAACTACTACCTCTGCACGTAATTTTTCTAAATCATCGCTATAGTCAGCTTTCCATAATCCATGCTGAATCGACTGCTTGATGAGCTGTTCGCGCGTTAAGGTGCCATCTGCCGCCATTTTTTTCATGGATTGTTTGTAGATGTAATTCCCCATATTGCGCTCTTCCAATGTGAGCGGACGTAATACAAATGTGGTATCGTCGCTGACTTCAATGATGCGACGTCCCCAGATTACTGCATCTAATAATTCAGTAACATCAACCTCGTCTCCCATACCTATCCTTCCCATACCCAAAGAAAGACTCGCCCCCACTAGGAGGGCGAGCCTTTATCAATCCCTAACTATTGCTATTACGCACCATCATCAAATAAATTGGGGAATGGCGCAGCACCAACATTGAACTTACCACCACGCTCGAACACCAACACACGGTGATTCGGATGGAATCTATCATGACTCACGGTAAGACTGTTGAATGAACTGTAGTTGTAAGTGATGGTCATATTATCACCACCAGCTTCACCACCTCCCATGTCAATATTCGTTAGAACGTTAACATCGCCAGCATCAACTTGGAGACCATCACAAGTACGAATGATGATAGTATTATCTGTGGTTTGAGAAGATGTTTCACAATCAACCCCCGCCTCAGCATCTACTAGATCACCTTGTGAAGTCACTACTTCAATTGCAGTTGTTACTTCCACAGGGAAGGTCACATACTTGGAGAATGGACGTTTCGAACCGAGTTCGAAGACGTCATCCCTACCAATATCTGCATTGACAGTAATTGACTGGATATGGTCAACGACACCACTTGCGTTGGCAGAAGCTACTAGTTGAGTGCGTGCATTTCCGGCAGAGTCAACGGCGCCAGAACAACCCACAGCCATATAACCCTTCTGTTCTAATTGCACAGTGCTCACGCCAGAACCGAGAGCGACGAGGACACCTGGGATATCGGACGGTAATATCGAACGACGGATGTCGACTTCCTCACGACGCTGCACACCAGAACCTACAACTAGAATACCAAAGCCACCATCGCCACCAGCTAGCTCTTGCTTGCCAGCATCCCCTTCATGACCAAACACGCCAGATGGTACGCCAACTGGAGTTTCACTATCGGTCGGGGTGAGTGCGGGTGGGTAGGTAGAAACAGTTTCAGTGGGAAGCGTAGCGTCAAAGCTAGCCCACTTCTTGTCGTTTCCAACTAGAGTTGCTGATTCAGTTACAGCACCATCAATCGGGAAGGTATATGTCACTGAGGACAAATACATACCTGAAGCTAATACTGTTGATAATGGGGTTGCGGTATTGGCTCGGAATTGAGTATCCGAGTAGATATTCATAACAATATCGCTACGATAGAACGCAGTTTTTCCAACTAGATCCGTAAATGACGGATCGGTTAGCATGAACCACAACGGCTTGGTACCATCGATAATTTTTTCAAGGGTAACTTCGATATCGGGCTGGCGCTCGCTATATTCGTAGAGTTCAACCTGACCGAGTTGGAAGACAGTTTCGCGATTGAAATTAGTCGACATTGACATCGACTGCAAACCACGAGGGACCTCCCATAGGCCGGCTACCTCATCTATAGCATCACAAGCAAAAAGACCCGAAGCGTATTCACGCGCGTGAAGTGGTGCCACACTATTAGTTGGAGCAACAGCATTGTCTTTGATAGCCACCTGCTCGATGGCATAAAAAGTTCTCCTGTTTGACATTTTAACCTCCTAAGTTGCGTAGTCTATTCAGATGCATCTGATAAGCATAATGCTCATTTCATTATACACTAAAGATCGTTATTTATCCTTAGTTATTCAGCCCTCCAGACCTCCGTCACCCTCTAAATTGGTATCGAAGCCAAATGGGGTCGTAGGCATAATGGGATAAGTCTCAACCACCAGACGTACCACAGCGCTCTCAAAGACGTCCTGTTGAGTATGAGATTCACCGAAATTGGTGTCTAAATCTACCAGCTCAGTTTCCTTAATAAACCCTCTATATGCTATAGGATTCAATCCTGAGAAAGCCGGTCCTGGCAGAGGCTCATTTAATGCTAAACTAATATATGGTACATATGCTGGACTTAACTCATTTTTAAGTCCTGACAAAGGAAATGGGGCAATATTATAATTAATAATCGGGACATTTTTTGCCTCCTGAAAGGACACAAGATCAATAAGATTATCTCGAACACTTTCATCTAATGCCCAAATCTCACAAGTTAACTCATCACGCGCGATAAGAGACCTATCGCCTAATTGGTATCCTCCGTCAAAAGTACGCCCCACATCTTCGACAAATATAATGGGGAGTGGTACGATTTTATTGCTACCTGATGGGTAAACTAATTGCCCTCCTGTAAATGGGTTAGTTTTATATTGCTGTTCTAATATACCATTCCTCAACTGATTATTAAATTCACGTAAATTTAAAACCTTGACTGTCTTATAAGTAAAGTCTGCATGAATCAATTTATCAAAATCTGTAATAGGACTATCAAAAATGATACGTCCATTAAGGTGATCCACGCTATGAGGATAGACAGCGTCATTTTCTAAACGAAATGCACCATCAATATAAACACCACTTGCCCGAAAAGCAGTAGGCCAATGATTCAGAATGACTGACGGATTAAGAGCTGGCGGATTTTGATAGCACCAATTAATAAAAAGTGATTGCCAAACTTGACCAGCGGCATAGCCACCCTCAGCCAACACTTCAGCATCAGTATCTGGTACTAATTTACTAAGATCAACACCATCATAAAACTGTTGCCCTGATGTTATAGTGTCATAATTTCCGTCTCTTAAAAGTTCGGCGTCAATAAACTCCCTATAGCTGTGCTTTAACAAAAATCTCAACTTATGGAACACCTAAACACCTCCCGTAACATGTTTCCATGCCAGCCCTAATTTGATTCTAGAAATAGTATTAACAGAAACATTGAATTGATTAGCAATGTCTTTTTGCTTAACGCCATTATTCAACATTTGTAAAATGCTTCTAACTTTGTTTTCATCCAACTTCGCTGATGGTGTTTGTGAACCTACACGCTTACTCATAGCAAGAGATATTTTTATACGTGTTTCTTGACTTACCACCTTTCCTTTATGAGCAGCGCCAATTTTAATTTTAGACTGTGCGCTATGTTTAGTTCCCACACGATTTGGATTACCAATCATTGCTTGAGATAGTTTAGCTCTATGTTCATCACTTTTTGATTTACCTTTTTGAGCTTGACTAATCGCCTCTCGATGTTGAGCAGACCGCTTTGCCCCACAGGCTAATGTTCTAAGACGCTGAGCTTCTTCAATAGATACCTTTTTACCCATATGAGCTTTACTTATTTTAGCCTTTGACTCATCACTAAGTTTTGCACCAAGACGACTACTTACCGTAGGGTTGATATTATACTCTGGTTGTTGAGCATCTAGATAGTGTTGTTCACGCATCAAGCATTGATCAGACACACATTCTTCTATAATCTCAAAAACAAAAGCATCCTCTCCATGTTTATTCCATGCATTTTGTAAATAACTATTAGCGTGCGTGGAATGTCTTAAATAATGTAAATGAATACCCCACCTACCGTCGAACCCATTCTTCCCCGCAGCACTTCCTATATAACATTTCTCATTCACAATATTCCGTATTTGATATACTCCAGTCGCCATCCTTATCCTATCCTTTTAGCAATTGTTTAGTTGTTGCTAATACTATCCTCTTACCCCAAATGCTCAATTCAGCTTTTACCTTTAACCAGTATGTATCCCAAAAGCCCTCAAAGCGGCTACTAGGACGATAATCTTCAATCTGTCCACCGAATGCCTCTGCGGGTGAACGACCACCACCTTTGGCGCGATTACGCATCATGATGCCAGCAAAATTCCCAGCATTACCTCGTGTGCGAGAAAGACTTATGAGGTTCTCTGCAATGTTGATACGACGAATACTAGCTCTAGAACTTCTACCCCCTCTAGTGCTACTAGATGTGCGTAGAGAAGCCTTGATATCACTAGCCCTTACGAGCGAATAGCCACTAATGCCACTCCTTAAAAAGTCAGGCCCCGTAACCAAACTTAGCCATGAGAAGAAGTTGGCTCTTGTCCCTCCCTCGAACTGGTCTGGATGTGGCGTAAGTTTCAATAGCCTACGTTGATCAAAGACAAATTTAATTTGAGGTCCGTTCTTACGTACAACAACATCTACAGTAATAGATTGTAGGAGGGCAGCCTTTAAATTACGAATCGACTCATTAGGATCTGGCAAGCCAATTTCACCAGCGCCCGCCTTACTCTTGATAAACTTCGCAAAAGCCTCTTGCTCTAATGCGCGCTTTGGTTTTGCTACACCTAAGGATCGATTGAATACTTTGACGTTTGCATTACCTGCGCCTACCAGCCCTGCAATTGCAGCTTGTAGCGCGGTCTTCATCACACGTTCAATTTCAGGAGCGCGATCTGAAAAAACTTTACCTAAAATTTCACGACGAGCGCGACTTTCTAAACTTTGTTTTTCGTTAGCACTACGAATTTTAAAAGTTAGCTGGGCAGATTTGCGCTTGCCCTTAATTGAAGGAGCTACGCCGGGAGCGCCCGCAAATGCTGCAGCAGTCACCTTACGAAGAGATTCGCCCAAACTCTCCATTTCTGCCTGAAGCGATAGATCAATCTTGCGCGTCATGCTTAGTTTTCACTCTCGTTAATGCGCTTCCATTTTACCAAAATATATCTATTTGTCTGGAAACCAAAGGGATGTACGTATTCAGCACTGCTATAGCGCCTACCATCTATAGTTGCTGATATCGCCACGTTTACATGGGGCTGTGCAGCTATTACTAGAGTAGTCATTACTTCATCATCTAGAAGCTCAAGACCACCCTTGTCGTCTGCCTTCTTAGGACCATGCTTAATCTTCGCTATGTAAGTCACGTCACGATGTATTAATTGTACGGCTGGAGTGCGCGTAGTCGAAATAGTGCTAGGAACTTGTCGTCCACCTCTACGCATAAAAGGATTGTAATGCACGGCGGGAGTGCTAGCCTGCACGCCAGACGTATCAATAATCTTCTGTGGTTGTAGATGTAAGATAATATTACGCCCAAGCGCAGCAAACGAACTATCCATCAAGCTAGCATAGCACTCGCCAAATCCTGATTGAATATCAGAAAATGAACCATCATCATCGGGCGTGCCTAGTGGTGTAATATTATTTTTAGTAACCATTATGATAGTTTGATAAAATAGTGTTCAATGAAGGAATCGGGTGTTTTAAATTCCTGATAATTAGTATCTAAATGATCTACAGCAGCCCTACGAATCGCTTTAGAAAACCCATATGGCCCATGCCAATCATCAATACAAATAATGCCGTGTAATTCCAATAAGCCTTTATACTTCTCTAAATCATTCTTAACAGCCTCATAGGAGTGCATGCCGTCAATCAAAATAAAAGCAAATTTGACATCATCTTTCTGAAAGTTTTCTAACACTATGGGATCTTCAGAACCTTTGCGTTGCACCATAAGATTCTTGCATGCAGTTGTGGCGACGTTGAATGTGTCAAAAGCGGCTTGACTACCTTGTTGTCTTCCATCCCAAGGGTCTACTACAAATACATGGCGATTATATTTCAGGCCCACCTCACAGAATATCTTGGTGGTCCTACCCTGGTGCGCACCAATCTCCAACACGTCACCTTCAATATATTCCAGCACTATAGATAGAATAGATCTAGTACGCTCAGTTCTATAAGGATCCCATCCAGAGACTGCCTTATATGCATCTAGAAATTCTTGAATCATTTTAGCAGATTTCGGTAGCATAAGATTAGATATGGATACGGATACGTGCCCAACCTGCAGTGGGAACTATCACCGGTTGAGGATCTGCAATAGATTGTCTGCCTCCCACGCGTAGAGCAGACCCATTGCTAGTATCAGCAGAAATTCTCAGAGTGGGATCGTTTAGTAAGCTATCAAAAGTCCCAACCCTTCGATTGCTAAAGGTGGTCACAGTCGTAATTAGACCAGATGATGCCAGATAAGCGGGTGCTCCTGGCATAATAGTTGAACCATCAATATCTGGATGAATAGCGTTAGTTATAACAGTGCCCGCAATAATATAAGGATATGGTGTGTATTCAGAATAACGCCTAGCATAAATCCATGGCGCCAATGCCCTGTAAAGATCTACCTCTTCTTGATCATGTTGAGCTAGACCTAAAGGAACTGTGTTGTTATCCGGAGCACCTACATAAGTAGCATACTGGACGCCACTCAATGCCGTTAGCGAAAGAATACCTCCACGCTCGACATGAAACGGATTGACGTAATCAGCTCGTGTGTCTAAAATTTGCTGATCGAACAATAAAGCCATATGTATACCTCAGCAATGAAATTTAAAAAACTTTCTCAACTTATTTCGACGAGAAGTATTAGATCGATTGGTCGTGAAACCAAGCGCGCTACAGAGCGCGCACATCTGCTCCCAATTCAAAAAACGAATCTCATGATATGTAAAAGAAAGATTGGGAAATTCACTACCTGGAAATAATTCTTCCAGAATATGCTTGTTGTAAGATGCCTGAATCAAATTGCCCCGATACATCTTGTAAACCTCCCAAGGAATTATCACGGGAGCATGGCGCTCTAAATAACCATAGATGCGCTTGCCATTAATAATAGTTGATCCTTTAGGATATCTGAAGAATACTAGCATTTAATAACCCCCGTAATGACCTCCATAGCCGCCATGGAGAAATCTTGGAATTGTGACATCTATGCCCGCGCCACCAGCTAGCCTCCAGCGAAGATCTGCAATAGCCTTCTCTAGCTCTTCGCGAATATTCTTAAGTGTAAATTTGGCTAGATCTGCTCTATGAGACAAGCGCCCCACTGCTTTGGAGATTGTTGTGCCATCCACATCAGTCACTGACACACCATCACCTCCGATGCCGACTATGCCACTACCAAATGTGCCTGCGGTGTGTTGATTAAGACGCCCAAGAGCGACAGTTTCTCCCGTTAATAGAATTTCCTCCATTTGTAGGACGAGAATGTCGGCATAAGGATCCGTATCAGGATCAATTATGCCATTTAGAAGATCCAAAGTAAGGGTTGGCGTATTGCTTCTAGATGTGAATGCAATAAGCCAAACATAATGACTATTCTGTGATACTTGCACTAACCCCAAACGACGATTTAAACGACTGACTGCTTTTCTAATTGTACGTCTTAAAAATCCATCATTAAAGATTGACCCATTAGGATCACCAACATTAATACGCACCCTGTCAAAAAGACTTTCTATGCTGTTATCCGCCGGGTTAGCAAATGATGTCGCGAGGGTTGCATTGGCTACACAGAATAATTCTGTAGATGAACCGCTTGTGCTAGATGTTACAATATCCCACTGGATACTCCAATCTTCACCTAGAGGAAAGCCAGTAGGGATAAGAGCACCAGACGCAGTATATACCCCAACGTCTCGTTTAGTGCCAACTGTTTCTGTTACAGCTTCAGTGCCTGTAGGATCAAAAATCCTAAAGCGAATACTTGTAGGGTCTAAGGGCACTCCATTCTGACCGGCTGTAATAAAGATATCCAGTTCGGTCGCTGCAGTGCCCACTGTTAAAATCTTACCGTTAGTTGCCATAATGGACCTCCTATATATCTAATACACTAACGGAGCTATGCATAGACTGGTGGACTTTTTCCGTCACAACCATCACATTATCCTTATCCCAAAAAGGATCAAAGCTCTCTATAGCCGCCAAGCGCTCTTCCTGAGATGTAAATCCATTAGGATTGGCTTGCATGAAGTCATCTAGTAGCTCAGCTAATGTCTTCTTATGGTGAACATTGAGCCTGTCCCCACGCTGACCCGTTACCTCGCAGGTATAGTCAGATGCACGAAAAATCTCATCTCGCCAATTGACATATTTTGCACAATTCCTCACCATCTTATTTAACTCTAATTTGCCACCCTTCCAATGGGGGCTGCGCTCACCGTGAATTTCAATCTTGATGTTGTGTTTATGAAGCACCTCACATATAGTATCCTGATATTTCAATCCATAATGCTTTGCTATTTGCATTGCGTTCATGCCATCTTGATACATTTTAATAATTTCTTCATCAGCACCACGCTTTTTATAACCAACAGCAACCAAGCCTTCAACACGACTTCGTAGCTCTATCCCAGCATGCGTAAGACGCTCCCAAACCGAACTAGGTGCCATTTTAAACTGTTCAGCAATCTGTGTAATAGACTGCCCCTGTTGATATAGGTCAACCATCGCCTGAGCGTCAGCTTTTTGTTGCCAGCTACCATTCTTCTTGGGTTCTATCCCATTCATTCGTAGATGCTTATACACCATATAAAGAGTGACGTCCAACTCTTTCGCCACTCTCTCTCCGGTGCCGTACTTCTTATATAACTCAACTACCCTAGTTGCCTTCTCCTCCGTCATCTTACCCATTATCCTATCCTCGTATAAAAGAAAAAAGAGCAGCAACCTTTCGGCTGCTACTCTTCTTATACACTAGATCGCCGAGTGTTATTCGGAGTTTTTTAGAATGATCCTAAAAGGCTCCAATTAAAACGCGCCTATTGTCAAGACATGCAAATCCATGCCGCATCCAACCAAATATGCCCATGCGTTGGAAGCGAACTAGCGCTTCGTCATCATAGACCTCCAACTCTTCCTTGATTGGCATCACGAAAGAATCTTCCGTACTTAGGTCGAGCCCCATTACGAACTGCTCGGTCCCCGTCGGCTTGGAAAGACTTAGGACGGTCTCAAGGAATGCATCGTATTCCTGATCCTGACCATACTCAGTCATCGCGTGTAGGATAACACCATAAATCTGAGCTAAGCCCTTTTCAGCGCTCATAAAGATTTGACGGCGGGTAAAATCGTCTACCCGACTGGCATCCCATGCACGGACACATTCCATTGCTTCTAGAGATAGGTAAAGATCAGTCAAACGACCGGCGTTACCATTACCACCTGCACCGCGCGTCATTGCGGTATGCATTCGACTTACTAGCTCTTTTGTGAACTCACCAGGATTCGGAGCAGTCGTGAGACAACTAGACGAACCAGTGAGGACAGCAGTGCCTGAAGCCTCCACGACCAGACCACGATCTGCCCCAGCGGCGAGAACACAGCGCCAGCCATCAGAGTTAATCTTACGAACAAAGCCAGCCTCGAAGACTTGCAATGCGCGCTTGACTACATCCCAACGTGCTTCCTTCATGAACTTAATGTCCCAGTCGATTGAGTTACCAATCTTGAAGGTCGGAACGTTGATTTCCGATGCCTCAACTCTTCGTTCGGGCAGACGACCCTGCTCGGGAAGAGTATAAGCGGTGTAAGTGTCCTCATCACCAGGACGGACAAAATCTAGCGGGTAGCTAGCTGTCGATCCATAAGGGATGACCTGTGGGCTATAAATATCACCTAGGTTGTCAGCATCAAAGATGCCTCGACGTAGGGGAGATATAAGCTCCTGTGCGAAAGCCTTTCTTGCGGCTTCTGCCTTTCGCTGATCGCGGGAGGCCATGGCACGTAGGAGCGTAAGAGTTTCCTCATTTTGCTTCTCATACATTATTATTTCCTCCTTTGATTATTGAAGTTCTATGCGAACTTTTGCATAAGTGCTGACAACAGCAGACATAAATTGACCAACTCTCTGACCGTCACTAAGGGCTCCGGAAGGAGCGAGGTTAGCATTACCAATCTTGCCATCTTGGGCGAGATAAGCGGGCTGACCTGCGGCAATAGCAACGCCGCCATTGGCAATCACGAGGTTGGTTTCAACCTCACCACGACGTAGCAGCGTTACAGGTGTACCGATATCATCGGTATCATACTGCGAGCGCTCTGTTTCTTTAGCATAGTCAAACGATTCACGGGTGTTCAGAAGCAGACCGATGGGATAAATACCAGACCCCTCGTTCAATACAATCTGATCAGCAGCGACAACATCTACTAAGCCAGCAGTGCCCGAAGCTACACAGACGGTCCCTGGTTCCGCAGCGCGGTTCAGAGAATAATCTATTGTAGTCTCGTGAATGTGACTTAGGCCTCCACTTTTAAGTGCCATGATTAGACCTCCTTGTCCTTATTGGTACTCGGTAGAAGACTAGCCACTAGATGCCCCATTGGGGAATTACTATCACCTTCACCAGCGCCAGCGCCAGCTAGGTTAGGCTCGTCAACCTCCTCAAACATGGTGTCAAGATCCGCCGTCAACTTAGAACGGGGGGTGCGTGACATGTCAGCAGGAGCGCTACCGTTACGAGTGTTCAAAGTTGCACCCTCGTCATCAATAGGAGTCTCACGCTGTGATGGAGAAAGAAGTCCCGCTTCCGTGTCTTCTTTCTTGTCCTTGCCGTCCTTCTTGTCTTTCTTCTTAAAGTCAATGAATTTCTTAGCAAAGATTTGCTTATCTTCAAACCACTCGTTATAGTCTTCGTCAGAAGCCTTCGCGAGACCGTCTTTTAGATATTTTGCGACCTCTTCCTTAGTGAACTCAAGTACCTCAGCGAAGAGATAATTAATTTCATTAGTTCGTAGATCAGCTTTTATAGAATCAAGTTCTGCTTTTAGCAGCTTATTCTCTTCGATCAGCTCAGTGTCAGACGCCGTGGTCTTGCTTTCAACAAGAGCCTCAGCAACTGCCTTACGACTATCTGCAATCCAAGCAACCTTAGCAGCAAATACTGCGTCACCTGCGCCATCTCCTGTGACCTCTAGAGCACGATCGATCTTGGCGATCTCCTCAGGTGTGTCAGAAGTTGCACCGGCATATGCCTGTTCGATAGCCGTCTGAAGCCTTTCTAGAGTACTCTCAGCCCCTTTAAGGCTGTCTTCTAGAGCTGTTACGCGGGAAACGGCGACATCTAGATCAGCCTTCGTGCGCTTGCTAGCTTCGGCGCGCTCGCGCGCATCGAGAAGCTTCTCAACACTCTGGGTGATCTCGTCAGCGTTACCTGCGGCAGCGCGGTTCAGATCGTTCATGTTAACCTCCATTGGTTCATTACTAAACAACGTTGTTTTTGTAATGACTTGATCCTGAGCCAAGTCATCACTGCCTGCACCGATTTCTTCCAATACTTTAATTGGATCGAATGCAAAGTGATTGAGAATAAATGAGCGTTGATTAGCTGGGCGATCTACAAAGGCGATACCACCAAAGGAGACACCAACTAGTGCTCTACCGATACGCATATTATTAAATATACCAGTTCCACCGTTCGCACGAAGATGTGCGTCCAGGAATGCGGTTTCTGGTTTACGAGCGATGTGATCAAACAATTCACCAGACTGGTTATAAAGCCCATATCCGTAATTGTCAAACCAACATTCCATAGATACGAAAAGACTGCCCTGCTCAATACGCTGGACAATCTCATCCGCAGTTATTTTAATGTGAGGAAGCTGGTGCCAAACAACACCCTGGATAACTAACTCAATCGGCTGATTATCAATTTCCTCTACAGTAAGGGGATTCCCCTTAAGATCACGAGCCTCGACGGCATACATAGCACCTAGGATACGTTTATCGTCGTGCTGCCAATTCATAGGCTTTAAAAGCGGACTTGAGATGGCGCGCTTTAATTCTTCACGGGTAAAAGCATCATCATTATCATTAATGCCTTCGCTGACTAATACCGCCTCTACGTGCAACAAATCAGCCTGCTTCTGTAGCTCATCAACATTATCCAATGTTCGCGAGAGCGTAGATAAAGCTGCAGTTATCTTCTCGCTATTGAGCTTAGAAGGTCGTGCGAACTTAACCTCTCGAACGGCTATTGCTCGTATTTTAGAATAGTCTTTATTACCCATAACAGTCTAATACACTAAAACTTTATATCTAGTTGGCGGATTTAGTTCTTATCCACCCTCTCATTACGCTTCTTAATCATCTCAGCGCGTGGACCGCTAGCGGGGCCAAAGTTCTCTTCCTGGTGGATATGCTTGCCGTCAGGGGCATTATGCTGATGCGTGTGAGGACCATCTATCTCAATCATAGTGCCAGGACTAGCAAATTTAAATTGTAGCAATTCTTCCCGACTATATCGGTGAGTGTGATGACCTAGCTGATCTTGAGGACCATGTTTGTGCCCACCGCCTAATGGACCACTAGGATAATGAGCGTGCAAACCATATGCATTATCTTTACCATGAATATGGAATCCATAATAAAGAGCCTCGTCAGCTTCAGACTCGATGGGACGATCCCAATAATGCTCTAATTCTCTAGCTGTTTTATTTCTGACATCCTCATCAGTCTCAAAAACATCAGACCCTGTCGCATCTGTCTTTTTATCTTTCTTCTTCTTATCCTTCGGCTTGGCATCATCGTCGCTATATTGCTTAGCGTCTTTCGGTCTCATAGTCCCACCCTTAGTAAACTCAGTATAGGTGTCTAAAGGATCGTGGCCTACTAGAGACTGAAACTCTTCAAGGGTAAGACCTAACAAACGCGCCCTTACTAAATCATTCATTATTCTTCCTCGGTGATATAACGATCGCGAGGAGTCACGTGAATATTTGCAGGATCGCTAGAATCACTACGAGTCTTCCCGTAGGCTCCTACACTCCCGGAGGAACGATTATCTAAATGAGAAACGGTTTTGATCGGAGACACCATAAAGGTAATACGACGAATACGATTACGATTGCCACCGACTTCTCCATCAAATGGTCCTGGGGTACTTGCGATTGCCATGATTAAGCTCCTTAGATAATGGTATTTGTAAATTAGCAACTAGAAGAGAATTCTAGGGACGACCGCCTACTCTTCGGACTTTAGCTCTTTTTCAGCCTCTGCCAATATTTCATCAGTCTTCTTACCCCATACGAATAGCTTCTTTAAATACCCAAGCGCTACGCCTAAGTATTTTCTAGCTTTCTTCAGGAGTTCCAACAGCTTCTTCATTTGAGTCCTCTAGTAGATCTGCATTGATCGCGGCGAATATATTACACATCAAATCAAACCGCTCTTCCTTATTACCAGCATCAGCGGCTTCACTTTGATAAAGAGCTAGGATTCTTTCGCATCTCTCATTTAAAGAAATAGAGTCATCACCCTTTAATATATCATACACTAAACTCTCAGTAAATGGTGTCTCAGGATTAAGCCCTGCCAAAACACCAACTATGATACCCTCTAGGTCTGTCTTTTGAGCTTTAGTTAGAGAACGGGAATCGCGCACCTCTTGATTTTTTACAGCTAGCTGTGTAGAAATATCACTGATGGCTTTAAGTGCCGACGTGGCAAATTGATGATACTGCTGAAACTTATGCACGTTCCCCATCCCCTGTGGTTTAGTCTCACGCTTCTTCTTCTGAGGGGTGCCGGTTTTAACTGGGCGACCACCTTTACCTCCAGCTGCGGGGGGCGGCTTATTAATTAGGTCACGATTAAATGGGCCGCGAGACACCATAACTGGTGAACGGAACTGATCGTCTGGCTTTTTAACACCCTTATTATTGTCTTCCTTGACCTTCTTCTCAAACTTCTGACGTTCGGTCTCAACATTAAAATCGGTGCCAAATCTTTCTAGCATGGATTCATCAGAAACTATGCCTCGATCATACAAGTCAATCCACAGCTTGCGCTCAGTATTTTCATCACGTAAATTCATTAAGCCCCACTTGATGATCGGGAGCCGTCTAAACTTCATAGCATCAGAAATCTTCTTGACTTCTACTTGCAACCAATCTTCTAGTTTGCAACGAATAGTCTCTAGTTTCTCTAGTAGCAATTTGATAGACATAAAAGAGTTGGCAAAACTACCATTACCAGTCATGACAGATTCAGATACGCCAAGAGCAGCGTAGATATCTTTATCAACTTGAGTATATTTCTTAGGATCCATTATCTTGCCAATATCAGGCTGCAAGACTTGGCCTTCGATAAGATCATCCCATACTAAGTGATGAGTTTGCGAGCCACCGGCGATGGCGGCTGCAACTCGTTCTATTTGCTCTGGATCAGGAACGAACCCTTCCTTTACATCGCCCAATTTGATTAGGGTGATGGCATGCTTCATAGATTCTACTGCGGAGATCTCAGATTGACGCATCAAACGTTTGAATGCAACCTCTTTATGTGCAGGATAGATCTGTGGGGTAGCCCAGTCTTCATAATCGGCTTTTGTAACGTCTTGGATAACAGATAGTCGACCTTCGTCCAATCTTAGCTCTGCAGCGTATGGAGACCCTGCCTTTACAGGTTGTAGCTTGCCTTGGAAAATCTCTGGAAGATTTACTTTTGTTGTGCCGATATCCGCATAATAACGATATGACATGAATTTAGATAAGGGCTTCATATCACGAGCATTTAATAGCATAACCCAATAATGCTCATTAGCAAAGCGCGAACCGCGAGGCTCCATCTGTAGCGGGTTGAGAGAGACATAATCCCATGGAATCAAACCTTTTTTCTTATCCTTCTTATCAGCAGCTCGTGGATCTGTTGGGTCATTGCGAGTGCCAGCCTCAACCTTTTCCAACATGACTTCGTTCACCTTGCCTGCCGTGGCATGTTCGCGACATGCCTCACCTAATTTTTGCAAGCGACTAAAATCATCATTCGCCAACTCAACAGATATAGTCTTATCTTTGAGGCGCTTCCCATCAGCGTCTTGTAATTCAACAACAAGTTCATCACCAATAAGTTTAGCAGCTAGCCCACGCTTCATGTGATTTTTCTCAGCAGGCTTTAACTTTGCTTCTTGTGTCCAGATAAACACATTACCCGTACGCAGTAAATCGACCACAAACCGATGCAAGCGTTCTTTGAGTTTTACTTTAGTTTTCCATGCTTGGAAAAACCTATGTACTGTTACGTCTTCATGAATTAGATCTATACTCTCAACAGCGAAATCAGCTAGTAGATGCACAATAGTCTGAACTACTCCTTCGGTCTTATAAAGGAGGATACATTGTGCTATGCGTTGATGATCAATGTTAGAGTTGCCACCCCGATTATAAACCCAACCTTCTCTACCAGCATACCCACCATACCCACCACCATAGCGAGCTGGATTGCTAAAAGCATCAAAAGGACTAAAGTGAGCTTGGTGAAAACCACCACCACCGCCAAATTCTACTGGAGGAGAAAATAGGCCATTACCAGCATGCTCGCCATAAAATCCAACACCGGCACTAGCTTTTGGTTGACTCCGTGCATAAACACTACCATAGTCTGCCTTGGCATAAGCCGAGCGGAAAGCATCTAGGTCTCCAGGCGCGGTGGGACTATCTACAATAGGAGCAGCATTTAAGATGTCCATTGCATCGGGCTCTGTAAGATCCCCACGAGTTTTATTACCGGGTTCATGCTCTGCCATATTGCCATCTCCTTTTTAGGAATCATGATCGCTCAAAACAAGGATCACTATCCTCTTATACACTAACTAGCGCACATCGAGAGGGCGTTCTACCAACCATCCTCCAGGATGTTCATCTAAAAGTTGTTTTTTAACAGAGTCGACCTCTTCCTCGGAATAGACAATAGCCGTCGCCGTGGGGTCATCCTCAGGATATGGCGGCCATCCATTTCGGGACACTAATAAATAACAGTCAATAGCGTGTGGAAATTTTGATTTATCCATTAGTAGGCCACCCCACCATGTTTACGTATGGGGTAATGTCCATGACCACGACGCGGCGAATTCCTTAAGATATCCTGTGGAGTCCCACCATAGGCAGAGCCCCAGCCTTTCTCATGACCATGTCCTTTTACTACTCTAGCTGCATGACTAGCAAGTAAGAGCGCACTATACCGATCTCGACGCCTGACATCTAGCCCGTCAGGTTGATCTGCCAACTTCTGTAGACCAAACGTCTCGCTGCCCTTTTCGGTTACTGTTTGAATAATAGTGCATAGCTCATTAGTTAATTCCATCATTTCACGATAATTACCTAACGTAACCGGGTCTCCATCACTATTATCCACCCCATAAAGTAAGTCATTGATATGTTCAGCAGCTACGACATGTTCTGGATTTGTTAGATCAAATTCTACCTCGTTGATCATTCTCTTGGCATGTTGATTTAATACAATATTATCATCTAGACGCCCCGGGAATAGAATATGCCCTGTGGTGATATCTCGTTTTAAAGCATGGTTCGCAGGCGCGGACCAAGTGTGGAAATTAATCATCTCGAGCATTCTTTGGGCATTAGGGATAGCTTTATGCTCCGTCTCAGGATCAATCGAGATAATTGGCACTTCACCTTTACTCGTGTCAATATGCTTTGAGTCAGCAAACATTTCCTGAATAGTAACACCGCCACCGCCAGTATCACAAGCAATACGCATGACGCCAGGGAATCTCCGTAGAGTCTCTCTAATCCTAACGATACTCTTGCCATACTCGGTCTTATTCCAAGCATCGACATAGACTACCTGTGCCGTAGTGCCCACTAACTTCAGGACTACTAGACCAAAGTTGTCATTGTGTCGAGCAGGGTCAAGACCCATCACATATTGGAATCCGGGCTCGCCATACAATTCATAATGAAATTCACGACTTACTTCGCCTAGACCCGGCATTCCGGGGGATGCTGCATCAATAATAGATCGCGGAAAGAAGCCATGAGTATCTTTACTAAATCTACATTCATATTCGTGTCCGAAAATGACTTCATCCATGATTGCTTTATGATTAGCAACGATATCCTCATCTAGGAAGTCTGGTGGCATGGCATAGTATGGAAGCTGGAAGATAGCGTACTCTGAATACATTTTCTGCCATCTTGCCAACATGTCATCACTGACGTTGATAGTCCCATCTCTACTCTGACGACGCAACCCTTCTTTGATTTTCTTAGCATCGCCACCAGATGAAGCAAAGATCTTATAGGCTTCGTATCGACGGAAGAAGTGCGAGAACTGATAAGTAGCCGTGCCAGACAAGACTAGCTGGTTGCCAGTCATTCGGCGCGCCTCTTCAATCATATTTATAATACCTGCATTCACACCCATGCCTCGCAATTTCTCTGTGAACTCGCGCAACATCACTGCCTCTGCAGGGTCTGCCTTCACTGACAGGAACGGACCAATCGCAGTATCGAACACATGATCGTCAATTGACGCAACCTCATCACAGACCAACGTCGTGGCTCGCATACCTCTCACTTTGGTTCCGTCACCCACTGGAATGCCAGTAATCTGCGTATTGACGCCTACCTTAAGATAAACTCGATCCGTGGCAAACTTAACACCGAAGTCATTACCAGGATGGTACTTCCGAATGGTTTCCTGGATGATGGGAGATTGCTTCACTAAGTCATCAATATATTGGAACGTAAACTTTGCCTGACGGAAGCCACCGGAAACCACCACGACCTTCGTACCAGGCACTAGCAAGCACTTTAATAAACAATAAATTGCTAACATAAATGTTTTACCTGCTCCACGACAGGCTAACACCATGGGGAATTTTTTATGCCACATCATATGCAGCATAACACTTTGGAAGGGAAGTAATTGAAGTGGATTGCCGAACTGGTTCTTAAATATTAACTCTACTAACTTTGTTAGACAAACATTCGCTATTCTATTTACGATATAAGGATATTGCTTTTTATCGTGAACATACAGTGAGTCCTCAATGACTTTCGAATCAGTTATAATTTTGGCAGCAACGGTCATAGTATACAGTCATCATCCCTTTCATCTTCGTCGTCCTCATCAAATTGATGGAAGTAATTAGAACTCATGGGGTTGATGCTAAAGAAGGGGTGGAATTCCATTAGGTCTGCTAACTGTTCATGCATTCTGTACTTCTGGATCTCAAAATATGCTTGTCGCACGTGTCGCAGAGCCATTTCAGAATCAAAGGCATCTAGAGCAAATTCATCATACAGGTGACGCATTTGGGCACGCAGTTCTGATTCTTGGTCGCTGAGATCTTTAATCCTCGCGCGAAAGTTCTTCAGGCGCGACTTACTAATCGGTGGTTGGTTATTCATTTAATTCATCCAATGTCTTTTGTGCCAAAGCTATACAGGTAGTGAGCGCCAATCTAGTATCTGCGTTAGTAGCATACTTCTCTGCGAACTCCTCATGACTACAGTCGCCCTCATAACCCATCGTAGGTGCGCGTAGATACTCTAGGGCGCCACGGGCTCTCCCTAACTTGTCTTCAAGCTCAGTCATACCTTTATGCATTTCTCGTCCAATATCTTGGTAATTATCGAACATTTCCTGAAACTCGGCGTCTTTCTCATCCATCATCTCTTTTAACCAAGGATAGCTACTATAGAGCATATCTAAAGTGGTGGCTCCTTCTCCAATACGTTGATTCATTTCTTATCTCTCCATTCAATTATATAACCGGCGCGATCCTCATACCAAGATTTAGGCGGGATCTCTTTGGTTGTCCTTGTCAGATCCGCTACTAGAACTGTATGATCAGAACCATCTAGCATATACCACATGCTATACCCCATCAGCTCTTGTCGGGGGATCAGGCCATGCTCGTCCTGAATCTGACACTGGGTCAATCTCTCCAGCTACTTGAGCTTTTAATCTTGCTCCTAAGACAACTAAAAGATCTCTTGCTAATTCGGGAGAGCCTTGGGTGCGCATGCTCTCCGCAAGGATGATAGGTAGTAATTGTTCATCTGTTAAGCAGTGAAACCATTTTATCATATGTTCAGCCATTCTCCTTCTCCTCTCTATCTCTAATTTCCTGTTGGAGCTTCCTGACCTCGTCAAGCGTTTCATCCATCTCTCTCATTATAGACGATGCTCGTGCCTGATCTGCCACCATTTTACTATTCAATCTTTCTCCTAGAGCAGCTAGAAGATGTCTTATTTGTGTGGGGCTAGATATGGTTTCGCGCATTGCCTCCATAAAAGCAACATCCATCAACTCTTTATCACCTAGACTGTTAAACCATTCATAATCAAATTGCTTTATCATCCTTATCCTCTCTCATTAAACGTTTCCTTTCATACTCATAAGATTTGCAGAGAATCTTTTTAGCGATTCGCGGCGCATACTTCTGCCCCGCCCAAATAAAATGAATACCCTCACTTTGCGACAACGAAATCAGCCAGCTCTCTATAGCCGCAATCGCTTGATATCTTCGTGGATAGCTTTTACTTACATGAGCCCAGTTTTTAACATCTAGAAACTCAGCATAGGTTTGTTGTATAATAATATACTTATATTTAAATGCGCGCATTTTCTCAACGCTGCGCAAGAACCTGTCTTTTTTTAAGATCAGATTAGTGAACAATTCCTTTCCATCTCTTTTTTTTTTCTACCACTACAAGATTTGGTATCTCTTGTATAGTATAATCCCCAGCATCAACTTTTTCTCTTATATATGCCTTTACATCTTTATCTCCCTCTTCCGATTCTTGAAATAAAGCATGAGCTGTTTTTTCTCTCGTGTCCACAATTATCGTCGGTTTGACGGGGTATGGCGATTTTGCTCTCGTCATTAATATGCCTCCAGGTTTTTCCAGTACGAATTTTACTAATATTACTATGATCAACATTAAATCTTGCAGCAATTTTATGATTATCTAGACCTTGTTGAATCATTGCTTTAATTTCTATCACTTTTGATTCTGTCAATTTTGAAAGATGCGTCCCTTCACCACGTTTGGCAAATGACATCCGTTGTTTTGTTAATGCACTCAATTTTTGTCTTGGCGGATTAGGCAATGTTTGATATATAGATCGATCAATGTCTTGCCAGGTACGATTATGTTTAATATCCATGATTGAAGATTGACTAATTTGGTATTTAATAATCAAATCACTAACTGAAATTTGATGAATAAACAAGTCATTTAGTATGGCTAGGACATCAAGTCGTGCTAATTTAGTATTCAACTTACCTAATGCCGAACCCTGAGCACGACGTAAGTTAAGGTTGTCTTCTGATAGTTCTAATTTTAAACCAAGCGTACTTCCAGCCACCCGACAAATATTATACCCTAACTTATGAAATCTATTATCATTATCACTAGCAAATAAAAATACATCTAGATAATATTGTTCTCTCTGAAAAATCAAGGTCTTCCATTCCTTATCAGTCATCTCATCCAATCTAACAATGTATTCAATCACCTCAAAAACAAAAGCATCAACTTCATATTTATCCCAAGCTCGTTGTAAATGAACCGAATGGTGACAATTTTTCTTTAACAATAATCGATGATCATTCCAACGTTTAATAAATCCCGCTTTAGAGCCAGTGCTCCCTATGTAAAACTTATTATTCTTCAGGTTTAGAATCTGATAAACTCCTGTTTTCATCATCCCCCTCCTTCGGTGGCTCGTCAGATATATATTCTGAAAATGCTCCCAATAACCAATTATATACTCTGCCATCTGGGCCTTTGTCGCCACGCGCCATTCGACGAAACTCATCTTCAGTCAAACGATTGATCCGTTTGATATCCTCTACGATAGAATCGCGCTTTAGTTGGTCTGTTAATTCTTGTTGAAGGTCAAGGAACGTGTTGCGCGTATCCTTGATCTTATCTAATCTTTGCTTACGAGTCAGCTTAAGGTCGTTTACTAACTCCATATATTCTTTGTGCCATTGCTCAACTTCTTTCTTATACATTTCACGATTACCCGCGAATCGGCGCTTTGCCTTATCCGCGTCCGAGTCAGAAAGACCACCCTCCATATCTGCCATCAGGTAAGACTCAGAAGTGTTCAGAAGTGATTGCGCGCGCAAATATTTTACATTAGAATAAGATGCACGAATCAGCATCTCATTTTCGGCGCGTGTCAATGCTTCCTCATCAGCATCACCCCTTAAGTCTTCGTAATGAGCGACAAAAAGGGCGCGCTGATCATCATTCATCATAGTCATAAATTCTTTTGCTGTCAGAGAATCCGCCATGATGCTAGGAAGTGTAATCTTGGTAGAAGGTTGAGATGGTGGGACAATGCTGTATGCCGCAGGCTGGGTAGCGGATTCTCCTAGCACTTTAGCCTTGCGCTCCTTCCGGATCATCTCACCTATAGATCGCCAAGCGGTCTTTACACCTGGGCGCACCTTATCGGCGATCTGCTGGTGAGTGTAACCTTCTTTGTGCAGCTGACGAATGGTCCGTATTTCGTCAGGTGAATATCGTTTTCTAGAGAGTCCCATCTATATCTACTCTTTGTATGGATCCATCATTAAATTTAATCATACAATACATAGGTGAATCAATAGAGATCGGGCGCAATCTTAAATTGGTTTGGATGGGCGGGCAATCTACATTAATATCAATACTTACAATATCTGGAAACTTATCATACGTATCATATCTATCTGAATATAGCACAGAATCGTGACCCTCTAGAACCGTTTTGAAATTAGCTTTAAAGTACGCATCAATCTCTAAAGGATTAGAAGTGCGCGCAGGCATATTGCCAACTTGAATACTAATCGGCTTCTTGCTTCCTAATGGATACATCTCTTCATAAGTCGGTTTTGTTTCAAAAGTGTTGCGAATAAATTCCGATGCTTGATGAGGCGTAATCGCAAGTTTGTCGGCAAGTTGATAAAGGTTGATGTCCCCATCATTAAAACTCGTACTCCCCCTCATGGCTTCTCCAACATCGAGCATGGGCGACTTTTCTTTTTCCATTACTTCAGGATGTCGAGGCCACCGCTCGTCGCACTCTCGGCAGAGAAAGTTGTTGTCCCCTTCGACATCCCTGACTATGAAGCGATGCGCGCATTGTTGTTTTGCTCTCTCGCGCCCCGTAACCATCTTAGCTAGTTCTGAATCTAATTCATAATCCTTATTAGCCACCATTATTAATCTCCAAATCCTGTTCTTTCATAGGGATGATAATCATCATCGTCTGGTAGAGAGAAGACGTCAATAGTGAATGGTTCGCTTATAATTTCAGGTAGGAAATCACTTATGTCCCATTCATACTTCCCGATCAATTCATCAAGAGGGGCAGTCGATATTCCTTCTTGGGCTGTCTTCAAACAATCCCTTAATGCCTTGGCGAGTTCTAAAATAGATGGACTGGCAGCATTAACAGGGGGAGCATAAACTAAACCAAAAGGATTCTCGGGATCATAAGGTTTGTAGGGATTATTGCTATTAAACCAATCTTCCGGTTGCGGCAGTGCGTTATCAAGAGTCATCGACATCCCTCCCGTTCTCTTTCAAAAATTTCTTTGCTTCATCATACCAGGCGAAGCCGACGACCTCATCGGACATTACGCCTTCAATTAAATTTAGCGCCTCTTCAAATTCTTCCCCTAAACCATACCTTTTGTCTTTATCTGGTTCATCCTCTACAAATTGAGGGCAATACTCATCAATATCATCTAGAAGGTGATTAATGCTCTCTGGTGTGCAGTCATCCTTCATGAAGAAAATCTTACGAGCGCGGCGCAAAAGTTCTAAAGTCAAGAGATGGACCTCGTCCTTAACATAATGTGCGTGGCCAGGCTGGGCATCCCATAATGCGTCGGGAACTAACTCATCCGCTCTCCATATCACATTTTTGTGCCCTACATTTTGACATCCCTCTAATTTGGGCAAGTAAGCCGCGCCTTTACAATCTGGACACTTAGTCACGCCGTCAGTTACTTCAGTATAGCTATGACTATCTACATGAGACCAAATCTCAGACAATGACTCAAATGCCTTCCCACATGAGCACTTATACTCATCAGAAGGCGTGACATGATAATGCTTCATTTTCCCTGCTCCTCTATAATCGCCCTAACCTGTCGTTGCACCAGCCGCCTGTAATGGGCGGGCACTGACTGCATCTCTCCATTAATCATATTATCGTAGTAAGGCACTAAGGCGTCGTCTAGCTTAGTCCTTAAAGCGTCATCTAGATCCACAACACCAGTAGTCGACCCCACGCTCATCGACTCGTGTTGGGTAAAGTCCACGCTATCATCAGTATCTAGTTGCGCGTTGTACGAAAGTGGCGCGGCAATAGCGCGTTTGCGCGCCATCCTATCTCTGTAAGCCACGATACGATCGCAACCTACCTCTTCGATCCGGCACGTTTTCGTTTCTTTAATATAATCTGGGCAACGTAAACAAGGTGGGTTATTGTCTAAATAAATTCCGCGAAACTTATTGTAAAGAAAATTATCAACACACCTTGCGACAAAATGGAATAACGACTTTCCTTCCTTGTCGGGATCGTGTAACCTGAGGACTCTCCAGCACTCTAAGCGGATGTCCTGCGCCAAATCTTCAGCGTCAACCCCTGGAAAGGAGTATTTCGCTTTCTTCATCGATACGATAGTTTCGACCAGGTCTTCTACATCGGCATACTTAATGCCACTTCCGGCGATCATTCAGGGGACTTAGTGGAACCCAAGTCCCTGGAGTCTTGAGGAGTGTACTTTCGTTTCTTTTTAGAGTTCTTCTCCAGAGCTTCGGCAGCATCCTGTTTATTAGCATGTACCTTCGGGACAACTACCGGCTGTTCCACAGTCGGTGAGGGTTGTGCGAAACTTCTGTCGGTCTGTTTAGTGGTGGTGTTCAGCTTGCGAGCTGGTACGTCACCACTTTTAGAAATAGTAATTTTGTTTTCAGGCTTCATGCCTTCACCAAATGTAGTACCCATTATGTTCACTCCTCAAATCCATTAGGGCCAAATATATCATTATGTTTAGCTAATTTTATTCGTGTGTTAGATTGGTCAAGTGGATATTGATATCCACTACGCGACTCTTTTAAAATCTCATCAGCTTCTGCTGCGGTCAATAGGTGTTGAGTTTTAACAGTAAGCTCAATAGGGAGTTCCTGTTGAATATTTGGCAACAGACCACACACCATTTTAGACATCGCACTGCGAAGCTTAATTTGATATTGTTCAAAATCTGTATCACTTCTCTGCAACTCTTCAAAATGCTCAATAACATCTAGAATAGAAGGACAGCAAAAAGCGCGCCACGCAACCTTAAGTCGGCGACAAAAGTTAGTGATCACCCTCATGATGGGTAATCCTCAGCGGTTTCATCAAACCAAGTGTTTAGCTGGGCCTTAACCTCACTGAGTTGTCCACAGAGGACAACCCCAGCAGCATTATCCACTACTTCAGTAGGATCACCCTCTTTCATAGTAACAGGCTTGATCATCACTAATTTGATATAAACGATGCCTTCACCTGGTTGGGGCGTGAAAGCCTGCCCTTTCATCTGCTCAAGTGTCTCACTCGGTAATATGTTAATACTCATTCCTGTCCTCTCTACACTAAAAAGAAATCCATACACCTATATAGTAGGGAGAAAGCGGGGAAAAGTATTGGATTATTTGGTATAATCCACATTTTATTACTGTCTCCTGAGGGGTTTAGCTGTTTCATCTTATAGGTAAGGCGCGTGAAATGCTGTAGCATGCCACCCCGCGTCTCAGAACGAGACCACCCCCCGCCGAGCTGAAAAACCCCCCCCTTTAGTTCTTTTTTCTTTTTTCTCACATCGAGAATGGCACACTATGTGTCACTGAAGATTTATGAATAGTGCACTAAAGATCGAGCAAGATCGACCCGATAAGTAATTGTCAACCGAAACTCCAAACCAAACAATACAATGTTCCACTACGCCAAAGACATGACCATCGAGTACGTTCGCCACTCCTTCGCGTTCCGCCTCTTCGCGCTAGTCGCCGCGGTGAGCACGGTCCCGGCATACTTTCTCATGTCATCCCTGAATTTCGCTCTGTAGTAGGGTAGACTTCAGCAACTAGAGACAGAGAGACAGAGACATGACCGACCCGACATACGACCTAACGGAACTCTGGCAAGCGAAGCGCGACCGCTACGCTACCCGGCAGGGTTCATTCATGCTCAAAGGGGAGGTCACGGTGTTTGCTCCTCGGTTCGATGCGTTCGGTCGGGATGTCCGATCCGAAGCGGTCGAGGTCTGGGAATTCATGCGAGCATGTCGGGGGAAGATCATGCGAGTCATCTACGTCTGCCTTGACGGAACGGTTCGGGACATGATCGGTCGACAGGGTGTCCACGATTCAGATCAAGACGGGGCGGTCCAGGGGATCGGGCATTCGATGGCAGATGCAACTAGACTCAACCTGTCATTCTGGACGTTCGCCCACGGAAAGAAGGTCAATACGGGCAGCGGACAGGGATACCGCACATTGCGCGCAGAAGGGATCCTAGCGATACGGTGTGAGGGAAACGATATCCTCACAGCATACGGTCAAGGCGCGCTAGAGCAAGCTGCGCGAACGGTCGTGCCGAGAGAGATAGCAACCGATACCGTTCCGATAGTCGAAGGGGAATTCGAAGGACTAGAGATCTAGGCTCAAGTTCAACTAGAGACGAGACGACAAGAGTAGCGATGAAAGTTCCACAATACGCTAGCTGTATCAATCTAGAGAGATTCAATCTGTTCGTTCGGATGATCGAGAGAGATGCACGAACTACTAGTAATCAGAAGCTAGTGCTCAAGTTCAGAGCATGGAGCTATTACGTAAGCGTCAAGAGTCAATTTCACATCATGATAGAACTACCAACGGTCTACCGATGATACACTAGGGCTAGTCCGCTATCCCGCACTACAGCACGAGGAACACGATGCAAATTTCAGAAAACGGAACTATGAGCACGACAATCGACGGGGCGGATTTCCGCATCAAATGGACAACGGACGGGAAATGGTTCGTCTCGCGTCTCGGGATGGCCATAGGATACTGCGATACTCTGGCAGAAGTCCCGGGAATGATCCGGCAAAGGAAAGACGAAGCGCGGGAGAGAGTCACTAGGCTCGAATCTGAAGCGAAAGAGAGAGCGGAGGAAATTCTAGATCGGTTCTAAAGATCCCTCTTCGGAAAGACGACTAAGGTATTGGCAACCGGAACTCAACTAGGAAAGAACAATGGAATTCACAGTCGAAACACGCGCGGGAAAGTCCTTCACAGTCGATAGCCTCTTGACGGATCGCGAGGCGAAAGCCGTTCTGATGGCAAAGACGAATCCCTCCGATTTCGAATGCACGCTCGCGCATAAACCGAGCTTGAGCCCAAAGATGCGCTCTTGGCTACACGTTCTGGCATCATGGGCACAAAACCCGAAGCGCGAAACCTCAAGCGCGAGCTTTCCCCAAATTCTCGCGATGTTGACCGGTGCGCGAAACGCAGGGAAGAAATTCCCGAAAATCAAGCTCCAAACAAGCGGCGCATCGTGGACAAAGGTCGTTCTGTCGTTGTCCAAGGCGGGAAAAGTCAACATTACGGACGGTCGCCCCTTTGGCTCCAATCTCTACTTCGGAGCGATTCAGACAGACGGTAGTTTCCGCTCTGCTACCGAATCGGAATCGGTTCTCGAATTGCTCAATACCTTGGAATTGAATCCGGCAACGGTCGCGACTCAGCATGGTGTCGCAACGGGTAATTGCTGTTTCTGCGCGCGCGATCTCTCGACAAAGGAAAGCCGTTCGGTCGGATACGGTCCGATCTGCGCTAGCAAGTTCGGTCTCCCGTGGGGGACGATCGATCCGGATTTGGACACAAAGGGGAAATCGTTCGTCCCCAAATGGGGGAATAACGAGGATGCGGGGGATCTATCCGCTATGAACGCCGCTGATGCTAGCGAATTCTTCTAAGCTAGCGACATGTCCCCCGGGCGGCATCTGCCCGGTCATTACCCTTACAGAGAGCATCATGATTCAACTAGAAAGAGCTGAGAAGCGATTCGGCGCGTTCACGGTCCCGTTCATCGTCCACTATCAGACGAGCAAGAGAGAGGGTTTCCGGCGGTTTGAGAACCGCGATAGCGCGATGAAATTCGCCACGGAAATCCTCCATGAACTTTTGTTCTATGGGCTCAAGATCGGCTAACGGAATGCCGACTAGGATGGTAGCAACCGGAATTCAACTAGGAAAGAGAACATGACTCAATGGGAAATTTTCGATCCCCGTAACGGGGAAGTCGTCTACGTCACCGATGACGAATCGATAGCGAACGCGATTTGCGATGCGGCAAACGTCGACAATTACAACCTAGACTTTGGCGACATCGACAATCCACAATGGGTCCATCCCGAAT